GCGAAAAATAAGTCTCTACCCTACTCTATTATGATTGTGAGGTGAATATTTTGGATTTCAATTCAATTAGTGAGTTAGAGAAGTACTTGCTTGCACAAATCAAGAGTGCAATGGACAAAGAAGTTGCTGCGACAGTAAAGAAAGAACAAAGCAAACAAGTTAAACGGTATTATGACGAATTCGAACCTGATGCATATGAACGTAGAGGTGACAATAAGGGTTTGTCTGACGTTAGAAATATGAAGCATACTAAACCTAAAATTAATGGTACGCAAATAACCATGACAATAACAAATGATACAAGGGGTTATTCAAAATTTCATCCTTTTGGTGAGTCTGTAGAGAACCTTGCAGGAATTGTAGAAGAAGGTGGAAGCGCAAATTACAATTATCCATGGGGCAGAAATGCAAAATACTTTTTAAAGCCTAGACCGTTTACAAGCAATACAGTTTATAAATTGATAGAGAATAATGAAATAATTAAAACATTAAAGTCAGCACTAGCAACACGAGGATTAATCGTTGAATAAGAAAGTTGGTGAAATAATGAGCGAGATGAACGAGATTAACAAAAACATATTAAGAAAACCTGCTAAAAAAGTAGATCCAATATCTAACGCTATGTGGAAACAAATCAATCCAGAAAACAGAGAGTTGGTTGAAGAATTTTTAAAAGTGAATAAACAATTAAGTTCTCAATCCGTAAAGCAATATATAACTTGTTTGCGTCAATTTTTCTACTATGTATATGAGAACTTAAAAGATAAAGTTTTCTATAAAATTACAAAACGTGACTTTATGAAGTATATGAGTTATTTGCAAGAAAGAGAGTTATCATCTAGTGCAATTGGAATTAAGAAGTCGGCGGTATCTAGTTTTTGTAACTATATCGAAAATGTTGTTATGGATGATGTTGAAGAATATAAAGGATTTAGAAATTTCACTAGAGGTATGCCAGCAATAGCAAAGAACCAAACATATGAAAAAATAGCAATCAGTAAAGATGAATATGACATATTAATCGCAGAATTAGAGAAAAGAGAAGATTATTTAGGTTTAGCATGGGTGGCAACCGCTTTTAATGTTGGTAGTCGTAGAGCAGAAATTATTCAATTCAAAACTGAAATACTAAGTTACCCAATTCCAGAAAATCAAAACTATGTTCTTAGCCATATGGTTAGAGGTAAAGGTAAATCCGTTGACGGTAAGCCATTGCGTTATATGATAAATATGGATGCATTGAAGTATATGAAGTTATGGGTCGAGAAACGTGGATACGAAAGTGAATACATATTTACAGTGAAGTATTCAGGTCGAATCAAACATATTGGTACATCATGGGCAAATGACTTTTGTAAAAACACTCTCACACCGATTTTAGGTAGACGAATAAATCCTCATTTATTTAAAGCATCTGCAATAACTTTTTTATTGGGTCAAGGTGTAGATTTAAAGATAGTTAGTAAATACGTTGCGCAACATAATGATACCTCCACTACCTCAAATTTCTATGATTTACGTGACTTTGAGGAAGAAAAAAATAATATATTTTCAAATCATAGTAATTAAATTATAATTTTATAAAAAATAAAAGGAATGTTTTATTTGGATCATTCCTTTGTTGTTTTATCCATAAACAGAGAGGAGTGATTATTACAATGGCTGAAATACCAAACATTATTGTCGGTGTCAAACTGGACACTTCAAATATAGGTAAACAAGTAGAAGAAATTAGTAAGAAATTTGAAACGAAACCTATTAAGTTAGGTTTTGAATTTAAATTAACAAATGATAATATAAAACAACAAATGAAAGTCATACAAGACAAATTCGACAATGCAAAAATTAATACAAACATAACTGTTGGTATTAAAGTAGATAGTCGTATTGGCGATATAAATAGACAAATTAACCAATTATCAAAACAAATAACCGAGCAATTAAGTGTTAAATTAAAAATAGATGCCAGTGATTTAAATATAATCACTGAAAAAACCAAGCGAGTCCAAGAACAAGTTCAAATTGCTATGTCACAAAAAAATGTAAAACAAACACCTATATCATATTCTTCTCGTGAATACGAAAGCAGTCTCTTGGGTACAAAGAAATCAGATATAGACAAGGCTTTGGATGATGTAATTTCCTCATACAAAGGTAAATTAAGTGACATAAAAGTAAATTTAAATGAAAGCTTGGACATTGGTTCAGTAGTTGTTAAATACAAAGATTCAACAGGTAAAATGATTCAAGAAACTATGAAATGGGTGGATGTTGTCGAAGGACAATCCAATAAAGCAAAAAAAGCATTCAAAACAGTAAGCACCCAAATTGTAGATGACATGAGAAAAGAAGAACAACAAAAAGAAGCAATTCGCAAAAGAGAAGAACAAGAACTTGCGTCAAGGCAGAAACGTATTGATAAGTTCAAAGATTCTACTTTAAACAGAATTAGTGAAATGGAATCAAAAGATTATAAATACGCTAATCAATTGCGATTTGTAACCCCAACGAGCCAAGGTAATGTCGAATTAAAAAAAATTAGAAGTGTTGTTGAGGCATTAAATGCATCTACCATATCTTCTAAACAATTCGATAAAGAAATTAAAAATATAACAAATAGTATTGATAAGCTTGAAAATAAAGCAATTAAACTTTATAAAGAAATAGATCAAGAGGCTAAAAACGCCACTAGAGGTATAAAGGCAAGTTTTTCAATAACTCCATTGGGTGATTATAGTACTCCAGGGAAAAAAGCTGGTATACAAAATCCCGCCTCTTTTGAGAAATCAACGGAAGCCACAAGAAAATATTTACAATTAATATCACAATTCTCAGGAAAAAAACTCGATTTTGGCATTTTTGAAAGTCAATTCTCTTCGAAACAAATGAAAGAGACTGGTCAATTGATGACTAACATTGGCGTAAGAGTTTGGCATACAAAAAAAAGATATGAAGATTTAACAGTAAGTTTAAATGATTCTGATAAGTCCTTTAGATATTTGTCAAAAAGTATAAAAAATGCAGGTTTAAAAGACTTAAACTTTTCAGGGCAATTTATTGAAAACTTAAAGAAATTCCCAATATGGCTAGGTACTGCAACAATTGTTATGCAAGGGTTGGCGTTATTTAGAACGGGTGCACAATACATATATGAGATGGATAAAGCATTAACCGATTTGACTAAAGTTGTTGACTTGAGTATACCACAAATGCATGAAATGACTAATGCTGCGGTTGCTATGGGTAACGCATACGGTAAATCATCTGTAGAGATAATGAAGTCTATGGCTGAGTTTGGTCGTGTAACAAAGAATACTGATGAGATTAAGAAATTAACTGAATCTGCTACATTAGCGTCAAATGTAACAACAATGACTGCTGACGTTGCAGCTAAAGCATTGAATACAACTATGATGGCATTTAAAATAAATGCTAAAGATTCGATGGGAATAGTTGACAAATGGAATGAGTTAAAGTTCTCCATAAGTGACTCCTTATACAGTAATGTATATGTAAAATGCTAGAGTATCGGAAAAACTCTGTTATTATACAGACAATTCCGAGGTAAACCCTTATTCAAGGGAAACCGTAACGACTGCAATTAGCTACCCTACAAAAGAGGGTAAAGGTACAGTCTGAACATCGTAAGCGATTACGAGAAACGGCAGAAATGACCGTTCGCCATAGTACATATGGTCTGTAACTTAAATTACATATTTAGGTGAAAGTAACAGAATTTGGCAAAACAACTATAGGGTCTCAAGCGAAGATTTAGCAGATTCAATAGGTATTACAGGTAACGTTGCACAACAAACTGGAATGTCATTTGAAAAATTAAATGCCATCACAACTGCAATGATCGCAACTACGGGAGCTACGGGAAGTGAAGCGGGAACGGCATATTTCTGTGCCATAACAGCATAATACATAAACTGTTATTCAAAATTTATTCTAATATACGGTGAAACCCTAGCGATAGGCAACACCTTCCAATTTTTAATGTTAATTAAAAAGGGAACAACGACTGAACGAATAAACCACATTTATGATGTGGATGCGACAGTCTGAACTTACGCTATAATCTAAAAATGAAACGTAAGAGTTAGAGTCAAGTGTAACCAGACACTTATTGAAGAACTCTAACCGCCATGTAGCAATATATGGTCAGTAGTCTAATGTAAATTAGATGAAAGTAACAGAATGTAAAATCAACACTTTCAAGACTTTTCCGTATTGGCGAAGAAGGGGCAGACGATGCAGGTAAATCGGAAGAAGCTTTAAACAAACTAGGCATATCTGTCAGAAAAAACGCAACAGAGTTTCGTAATGCTTCTGACATAGTAGATGATTTGGCTAAAAGATTCAAAACTATGACATCTGTTGAACAAATAGCAATAGCACAACAACTTGCGGGTTAATAATATGGCTCGAAAATACAGTAATGTATCGTTGAAGTTGGCTTTTATCGGGAAACACGTAGACATACGCAATTCCGAGGATAAGACTTGATGAATAATCAAGAATCCGTAACGAGTCAGTGATTGTAACAGCAATGTTATGATCCACGCCAACCCCCTATATAATAGGGAGTGACCAATATTTGCTAATTATATGGTCAAATATACTCATATATAAGCAAACGTAAAGCTCCGCATATAGAGAAATCTGTATGTAGAAATAGATGACGTATAACAATCTATTCAATATCTCAACAACTGCTGGCAATCCCTAAAGCTAACTAAACCACAACGTAAGTATGAAACAAGACTAAGCGTGAGGGTGACGAAAGTAGAAAAAATTAGTTAGATAGTGCATGGTTAAATCCTAAACACTGTAATAATGGGTCTTCAGCAACATATGTCCGAACAGGATACTGCTCAACGACTATCCCTCTTGAGGGGAGTAGAGTCAAGCGACTCGAAATGAGAGACTCCAGAAATGGATGATGATATAGTCTGTGCTCATATGAAAGTATGAGAAGTTCATAAGAGAACTGGTGTAGATTAGCGACCTACATTGAACACGCTAAAAATATATCAAATGTGTATATTTTTATTTATTCAAAAAACATCAAGAATTATTCTTGATGTTTGGATGCAAAGTCTTTAAGAACAGTAATTATTAAATTATTAAAACTTCGATTTTGCTCTTTAGCTATTTGTTCTAATTGTTGTTTTAGTTCTTTTGAAATTGTAATATTGGTGCGTGTGTTGTGTTCAGCTACATTACCTGCCATAACAATCCCTCCTTTTAAAATTATTATATCATATTAACACATTGTAGTCAATTAGATCCCAAACTATTGACAAACTGATTACAGTATGGTATGATAATGTTAGAAAGTGAGGTGAGAAAATATGATTAAAGGAATCACAATTAGACTACACCCAGATGAAAAACAAGAACAATTATTATGGAAACATGTTAACTGTGCTAGATTTGTTTGGAATTATGGTTTGCGATTACAACAAGAAAGATTCAAAAATAAGGAAAAACATCTAAGTGGATATGATTTGAGAAAAGAAATTATAGCCTTGAAGAAAACAGATGATTTTATATGGCTAAATGAGATTTCAAGTCATACAACATTTAATATTTGCTTAGACTTAGATGGTGCTTATGGTAGATTTTTCAAAAAGGTAACTGGCAAACCAAAATTCAAAAAGAAAAACAGGTGCAAAAATAGTTTCCCAGTAAGACAAGATAATTTGTATTTTAAAAATAATTGTGCTGTAGTTGAAAAAATCGGTAAAATCAAATATCAATCGGACTATAAAATACCACAAGGCAGGTTTGTTTATAAGTTTAGTAATCCAAGAATTAAGTTTGAGAACAACAAATGGATTATGACGATTGGTATGGAGTACGAGAACCAAGTACATAATTTAACCGATAAGAAAATGGGAATAGATTTAGGAGTAAAAGAATTAGCTGTAGTATCCTTTGGAACTGAAAATATAGTTTTTAAAAATATCAATAAGACAAAGAGAGTTAAAACCTTAAAACATAAACTTAAACATCTACAGAAAGATGTTAATAGAAAATATGAAACCAATAATAAAAACAAGGTTTATGATAAAAAGTGGTCTAAGTCTAATGGTATAAAAAAACTAGAAAATCAGATAAAGGATATACATTGTAAACTATCAAATATTCGTAAGAACCACATTCATCAAAGCACTAATAGTCTCGTCAAGTTATTGCCATATAAGATAACAATGGAAGACTTAAATATTAGTGGAATGATGAAAAACAGGCATCTATCTAAAGCAATAGCAGAACAATGTTTATATGAGTTCACAAGACAAATTAAATATAAATGTGAATTTAATGGTATAGAATTTGTGCAAGTAGACAGATTTTATCCATCAAGTAAAACATGCTCTTGTTGTGGAAGCTTAAAGAAGGACTTAAAGCTAAAAGATAGAGTTTATAAGTGCAATTGTGGATTAGAAATTGATAGAGATTATAATGCGGCTATTAATTTAATGAATTATTCAAACGTTTGAAATATTGAGAGACGTTTGTCTTAGGGAAATTGGTGTATCCTTGAATGTTGCGGAGTGTTATATCAAATGAAAGTAGGTTTAACCGAAATCAGACACTATGAAACAACGAATAAATAAAAATGTACCCAAATGTGTATATTTTTAGCATCAGAAGATGGACTCTGAACTACACTATAATGTAAACAAGAAGGTGTAGAAGTGGCAGAAATGACCACTCGCCATAATGCTTATGGTCTGTAACTTTGGTAACAAAGTGAAAGTAACAGAATGACATACCATTACTCCAAGCTAATCGGTGTACTTAACAATTATGATGTTGCACTAGAAGCAAATAAAATGCAATTACACTCACAAGGTTCTGCTTATTCCGAGAACCAGAAAAGAATGGATTCATTTGAGGGCAGGTTGGGAAAACTTAAAACAACTGTAGAAAGTTTCTGGAATTCTTCTATTAATTCAGACCTATTCAAAGGCATGATTTCTGGTTTAACTGTTTTAATAGATAAGTTCGGTAATCTTGGGACTGTGTTATCGTTGATAGGCACTGGTTTAGCTCTTTGGAAAGGAAATGAAATTTTAAGTTTCTTCAAAACCCTTCCTGCTTCAATTTCAACATCTATTAAAGAGATGACATTGTTTAAAAACATTGCTCTTGCCATGGAATTACGAGAATTGGGATTATTGACAACCACTCAGCTATTAAGTAGTAGTTTCAAAGCTTTAGGTATTTCTATAAAAAATGCATTCTTATCTAATCCATTAGGCTGGATTGCAATGGGTTTTACGGCTGTTACAATGGCAGTGGATATGTTTGGTCAAAAAGCTGAAGAATCTAAGCAACAAATCAAGGATAGTATAGAAGCATATAAATCACTAAATACCGAAGTAGATTCGCTTACTGCAACATACATAGAGATTGGAGATAAGTGGAAGACTGATAATGACGAAAAGAAAAAATTAATTGAAACAGAGACTAGACTCAAAGAGATATTCGGAGAATCTGCAAAAGCATTAAATTTACAGACCGGAACAGTTGATGATAATATAAAGAAGTTTAAAGAACTAAAAGCGATTAAAGATGCTGAATTTTTGTTAGAAAACAAAACAAAAATAAACAATGCGAAAGATAGACTTTCGAGCTACAAGTCTGAGAGCTTTTTCTCGGATTCTCCAGCCGACACTTTGAATTTAGCTCCCGAGTTGTTAGGAAAAATATTTGCGGGCAATCCAAAACAAGTTTTAGCTCAATTAGAATCAGAATTAGCGTTGTTGGGAAAGAGACTTGACGAAGTTAAAGCAAAGGGAACTCCATTCGATGTGAACCAATACTCGTATTCTTTTGACTTAGTTAATGCCAAAATAAAAGAATATAAAGAAAATATCAAACCTGATACCGATTTACTGGAACAGGCAGATCAAAAAGAAAAAGCTATTGCAGAAACTAAAATACTAAATCTTGATAAATTAAATGAAAAACAAACAGCAGTATATACTAATTTAAAAAATTTTGTAAAGTATAGTAATGCAGATCAATATCAAAAAGACTTACAACAAGTTCAGGTTATACTCTCTAGTTTTGATGGTAAAAATGTAGCAGAGGTTGAGCAACAACTTAGAGCAATAGCAAACTTACCAAATAAAGACATAGAAACAGTAATGAAATCTCTTGCCGATGGTACTTATAAATCTGGTAAATCTGCCGAAGAATCAAAAAAGGCAGAAGAAGAATTAAATAAAACAATATCAAATTCAATTAACAACATACAAACATTAAACTCTGCGCAGGATGAATTAAATGAGAATCATAAGTTATCTACACAAACATTAGAATCAGTTGCAAATAAGTACCCTGAACTGTTGGCTTATATGAATGACGAAGTTCTGATGAGTCAAAAAATCCAAGAAAAAATAAAACAAGAAAAAGATGATTATGTTGATGCTAGTTATAAAAAAATAGAATCTAACCAAAGTTTTTTTGATAATGTCATCAAAAACGACAAAGAACTGTGGAGTACTTTAAGTGATGCTTATGGGGATGATTTAAAAAACTTTAAGTCATTAGAGGATGCAAAATTAGAGATAGATAACGAAATATCTGCACAAATACTTACTAATTGGATGCAATTAGATGCAACGACAAAAGAAATAATGAGAACCAACATTGACCTGTTGGGGGAAGCGTTAGGATCAGATGTCCCTAATGGGCAAGATTCATACGATTTGGCAATGAAAGCATCTACTGGAATGATGAAGGCTGGAGCAACAGAAGATGATGTCGCAAAGGCTGTCGATAGTGGAGCTGCTTTAAAAGTAAATAAAATGAAAAAGGCACTCGATACCGCTAAAGCAAAAACAGATGAAATTTTTAGAAATGCTAATTTTGGAGACGGTAGAAAAAGTAGTGGTTCTACTAGTGCTGGTTCTTCTTCCCCAGCCATCAATGAAGAGGTATACAAAGTAGAAAAAGACCGTTACATGGGTTTAAATCAAGTTTTAACCTCAGTTAATAATTCGTTAGAAAAGAATCAAGCATTACAGAAAAATGCTACTATTGAAGAACGCGTTAAGTTAATAGCAGAAGAAATTGAACTGCTACGACAAAAACGCAAAGCTATTAATGACATTGCATGGGAACAAAGTCAGGAAGCAAAAGAGAAAAAGGCTTACCTTGAAAAGAATAATGTTAAATTTGATCAAAACGGTAACATTGACAAGGCATCCTACGACAGTGTAATTGACTCTATAGCCAACAACACAGAATCAATGAAACGTAAGGGTAATGCTACAAAAATTGCTGAAAATAATCAACTCTTGAAAAATCTAGAACAGGCTAATAAAGATTACTTGAGTGCTACTGCTAATGCTGCAAAGAGTATCAATGAACGTGAAAGTTTAACTGGTGATATATTCGCTAAGCAAAATGATAAGACTAAAGCCGAGATAGAATCCGTACTTGCACCACTAGGGGAACACTTAACTGATTTGAATGATCAGTTAACAGGACTGCAAAGTAAATATGATCTATTGGGTGAAAGTGAATTCGATTCAAAGATTGAGAATATTAATAAGCAAATAGTTAATCAAAAACTTGCATTAATTGATACTGATAAAGCGTTGTCTGAGCTAAGAGCTAAATACAATAAACAAGATACCAATGCCATTGAAAAAAAGGAAATACTAAAAGAAATTGTAAAGCTTGAAAATGATAGCCTTAGTATAAAAAAAACAATGGTTGCATTAGGTGATAAGCGAGCGGATCAGTTAAAAGAAGATACAGAAAAGGCACTTAATGAAAAAGATTTAGCCATTGAGAAAATTGGAGAAATAGAAACAGAAGGTCAAATTGCAAAAAAAATTAGTTTAATCAAAGAAAAGATATCTGCGAGAACTGGTTATATAGATGAAGTAAATGCATATACGAAACGATTGGAATACAACAAAGAAAATGAAAAGTCAGATATATTTGTTTCACAAAACTCTACGGGCGCAAAATATTTAAAAGAACTTCCAGCTATGCAAAAAGCAAATGCTAATGATTTAAAAGAAATTAATACTTTAAATCTTGAACTTGCTAAGAAACAAGTTGAAAAGTTCGATCTTGCCCTTGAAGAATTAAGTGCTACTACCAGTAAGTTTAAAGAAGAGTTGGACTTCTTAAAAGAATGGCAACCACAGAACTTTGAATCTATAAACACATTGATTAGTGGTGTAATCACTAATACTCAGGCAGAAATTAATCAATTAAAGACTATGGAAACTTCCTATATCGCCAAACGTGATCAAGCTAGACAAGATGGTGACATAGAATCTTTTAAATTGTTTGATGACTTGTTGAAAAAGACATATCAAAATGAACAAAATAAGATCATGGAAAACGCCAAGTTGAAGAAGGAACAACTTCAAAACTCATTCTCTGAGCAGAATAGAAACATTGAAAAATTGCTATTTGGTGATTCTTCGCAAAAAGCAGAGCAAGATAGAATCAATTCATTAAAAAAAGAACAAGACACCTACATTTCTGGCGAAGAAAAAGTGTATGCGTTAAATTTAATGCGAACGGAACTCAATAAATACAATAGTGACATACAGAATAAAAAGATAACAATATATGATGCAGAATTAGATAGACTAGAAAAAATTGATAAAATAACTCGTGATGATCTAGATACTTTGAAGAAGAAAATTGAAATAAAACAACTTGAGTTAAAATTAGATAATTTGAGAGAAGAAAAGACAATTAAGGTTTTAAGAAAGCAAGCTGATGGTAAGTATGCTTGGAAATTTGAAGCAGATCAAGGTGCAATCAACGAAACAGAGAGTCAACTAGCTTCTAGTAGAATCGATCTAATTAAAACTCAAAAAGACAAAAGTATCAAAGCACAAGAGGATGATCTTAATCAAAAAATTGATTATATGAACGAAGTTAAGGAAATACAACAAAAAGCCTTAAACGGTGAATACAAAACGCAGGAAGAGTTCACGGCTGACATGACTAGAGTTAATGGTAAATTAAGTACGAATTATAAAAATATGTGGTTTGGTATAACTTCAACTCAAGCAAATGCTTCTGTTCTAATGAATGATTATCAAAGTAATATTGTAACTTCTTATGCTACATTTACAACTAGCATGAAAGAACTTTCGGCTAGCTTATCTGAATCTGTACAGAATTCTGCAAACGCATTACTTAATTCTGTTGCACAATTAGAAGAACTGGCTAGACGTGCTGAGGCTGCAAGGGCTACGATTACTGGTCAGGCTATGGTATCATTCACAGGAGGTTCTATAAAAAATGGCGTTCCTCAACCAGAAAATAGACCCTCTTCTAGTGCAAATATAAACACAACACTTAAAAATGCATGGACTAACATACAGGGTTATCATGCTGACGGGATAGAATCAGGAGCGGTAACTAAAAATGGAACATATATGTTACATGGATCTGAGTCTTCTCCTGAATGGGTGTTAACAACAGAACAAATGAAAACATTTATACGAAATATGGCTTCTAAAGCTTCATCTTCATTTACGATCAAGAAACCATTAGCACCTTCATTTTATAATAGTGGTGATACTTCCAATGTTAAATCTGAAGTGTACAGTTTTAACATTGATACAATTCAGACCAATGATGTTACTAACTTAATTAATAGTATGAAAAGAAAGATTAGATCTAATTAAATTTAATATATTTGATATTTTTTTATATAAAATGTAGAACTTTTGTAAATAATAGTATATAATCTTGAGACATTAATTTATTGGAGGTTATTGTTATGAAAAAGTTCTACATTTTATTTGCAATTTTAGTGTCGATGTTGTCTATGAGTACTTCTACATTTGCACAAGGTAATGAAGAAATAAAAGTATTTGTAAAGGGGTTACAATTAAAGTTCGATGTTCCACCACAAATGCAAAATGGTAGGACATTGGTTCCGTTAAGGGTAATATTTGAAGCATTAGGAGCACTGGTAGATTGGAATGATTCAACACAAACAATAACAGGAATAAAAGAAAATACTAAGATTATTTTGAAGCTAAACAGTACAACAGTAACAGTAAACGATAATGTAATTACACTTGATGTACCTGCTACAACAGTAAATGGGAGAACTTTAGTACCAGTTCGTTTTATATCTGAAGCTTTGGGCATGGATGTCAAATGGGATGATAAAGAAAAAAAAGTAATTATTGACAATAATATGGGTGGTACTTCTACTGATCGAGTGTCAGTAAGTAAAGAAGTATATACAACAGGTGTTGTAAAAATTATTGATGGTGATGCGTTTACCTTAAACTCAGACAAAACTACAACTATCGAGTTTAAAAATGGCGATAAGTATGTTGGCGAGATAAACAGTGACAATAAACCACATGGCAAAGGTACTTATTCTTATAATTCAATCGGACGAGTATATACAGGTGAATTTGCGAATGGCGTAAGAAATGGATATGGTGTGTCTGAATATGTTTCAGGTGAACGTAAAGGGAATAAATATGAGGGATACTTCCTTAATGATATTGCACATGGTAAATGTAAGTATTCACAAGCAGACGGATTGAAATATGTAGGAGATATATTAAATGACAAGTTTACAGGTGATGGAGAAATGACATACCCTGATGGATCAATTTATAAGGGACAATTTTTAAATGACTCACCAGATGGTCAAGGAACTTATATTTTTGAAGATGGTAGTAAATATGTTGGTGAATGGAAAAGGGGCAACAGAGAAGGAAGTGGAACTTTCACAACTACAGATCATGTTTATATAGGTGAATGGAAAAATGATAAAGCAAACGGCTCTGGTATATTAACTTATGCTAATGGTGTGAAGCTTATCGGTGAATTTAGAGACAACCAATACATTACTACGCAAGGTGGCAATAATCTTACACCTACAACTACAAATACAAACAAACCAAGCACTAATACAACCACTACTACAAATACAACTCCGCCAGTAAACACAGCTTTTTTAGCTGAACAAAAGAGACAATTTGAACAAGCAATATCGGATATTCAAACACAAATAGCAAATGCACAAAACGAAAAGTCAGCAAAGGTTTTGGTAACTGCACCTGATGGCACGAGTAAGTGGGAATTTCAAGCCGACCAGAGAATTATTCAACCATTACAAGAAAGACTCAAAGCAAAACAGAATGAATATAATTTATGGAAAGCTGCGAATGGACAGTAATTGGATATTTTGATTTTAACAACGCTTTATAGTACTATCTCTTCCTCATCTTTAACAATATAACAATTTGCAAATTGCAATAAGACTACGATTTATAGCATAGTCTTATTTTTTTATATATATAAATACCTATGAATCGAGGTGACTTATGGCTATATATAGTCCAGTGGCTTTAGTACCAAACAACACAGCAATATTACACACCGCAAATAACGTGTTCACTTGGGAAAACTCAGGTGACGTACAGACACACTATCAAATTAAAATATATAAAAATAGTGACAATAGTCTAATTTATGATTCAACTAAATTGGCTTCATCAAATCCACAACACACCCTTACATCTGGTACATTGAGCAATGCAGAAACATGTAAATGGCAAGTAACAGCATACTCGAATTTGTTGAGTGCCAAGAGTAGTTGGTATTTATTTTACACAGCTTCGCTTCCTACGGTAACAATTTCATCAACACCTAGTAACAATCAAACATGGACATTTGATGCAATATATAGCTCTGCACAAAATATACCTGTTAAAACTTATAGATACTATTTATATAATGCTTCAACACCTACTGTTGCAATTGGTGATTCAGGTGAACTATATCCTATTACATTAGTTACGAACTCCTCTACCCCACTTACTCATACGTTTGATGGTATGCTGAGTGAGCAAACTTATTCAGTTAAGTGTGTGGTTGTAAATCAACAGGATGTAACAGTAGAAAGTGGATTATCAACATTTACTGTTAATTACAATTATCCTCCTCCAATACCAAAATTGACAGTTACACCAGACAATGAATTTGGAATAATGCGATTAAATTGGTCTAAATTAAAGCAAATATTACCTGTTGTTGGTGGAACACAAGATTATGATTATGTTCAAGGTAAATGGAATTACGGAATAAAGGTTAATGTAGGTACTACCATTACATATACAGAACCAATACCAGAAGATTACACTTTATATTTTTGGGTAAAGTTTCCGACAGGTTACACGGGTGATGTATTAAAGTTTAATAAAAACACTAATACAGGTATGCGAATATTCTTCACAGGTAATCAATTCGGATTTGAGCTTGATAATGTGATAACAATAGGGCGAATGATTGAAACGTTACATCCGAGTGATACATTAGCACCGAGTGACACATTATTTATGACAGGAGGTAACATATTAGAAAATTGGGTGATCTTGGGTATTAAACATGGCGAATTACTTATTAAAGGTGAAGATTTTGAGGAAATATTAACATTATAGTATATAACGAAAGGATGTGTTTAATTTGGCTTATAGTCCATTAGTTTGGAAAAATGATATAACAACACCTTTAAATAAAACAAATTTGAATAGAATAGAACAGGGTATAAACAAGTTATACAATGGTACAGGATTATATTTTACATCTACTAATGTTGGCAATGCATACAGTGTAACATCTGCCACACCTTATACATCGTATACCGAAGGTATGTGCATTAATGTAAAGTTTAATGTAAGTAATACTGGTGCAAGCACAATTAATGTAGATGGATTAGGTGTAAAAAATATAAAAAAAATAATAGCGACAGGTAAAGTAGATATAGTAGCAAATGATATATTGACTAATGGTATTTATCAATTAATTTATGATGGTGTTGATGTTATATTGCATAATTATACATCCAAAATGACTGTGTTAGAAAGTGGAACACCTACAAATGGGCAATATGTATTTTATAATAATGATACACCTCAATGGAGTTTTGGAAATATTGGTAGATTGAATTCAGAATGGTATTTTAATGATGCAGTTTATACAACTTGTGGATTGAATAGTTCTGGTGAAATTACTTTAGATGATTATGTTGTTGATAATACAGTAAATTCAGGAGCGAGTAATGATAATACATTCAATGTAAATGCAAATACAAATGGCATTGGTCAAAGATTTGATTCAACATTTACTACTAATATGACCTATATAAAAGGTGTAAGTTTTTATATTTACAAACAAGGAAATCCAGGATCTTTAGTTGTCACAATATATGATGAAACAGCAGGCTCAACTTTGGCTACAACTACAATTCCAGCAAGTAGTATAGCAGGTGGTAATAGTACTGTTGCGGTGAGCTTCTTTCCTTATGCAACGATAGTAAGTGGCAATGTGATACAAGTTCGAGTAACAGCAGGTACAGGAACGTTTGACGGATCTAATTATTACAGTTTATTCACAAGCAATACTAGTACTGTTGCTAATAGCTTTGCGATAAGCACAACAAATTCATGGTCAAGTAAAACAGATTACACCACAAGAGATTTTAATTTTTCAAATTTTATTTATATTTCTAAACCAAAACAAACGTCGGGTAATGTAGTAAAAACATATACTCCTCAAGACTTAACACAGTGGGCTAATTTAAAGTTTACAAAGACAACACCAACTAACACTTCAGTTACATGTGATGTATTGGATAATAATAATAATGTCTTAAAGTCAAATGTAACAAGTATTGCTGATTTGTCAGATATAGATGTAACGACATATCCTACAGTTAAAGTCAAGTGGACGTTGACAAGGAATGCCACAAGTGATACAACACCTAAAGTTTATGCACCAAGTATTACATTTGAAGCTTATAAAATGCCAAAAATGAAAAATCAAATATTCACTTCAAATGGTTATTTCACTGCACCACAAACTGGTGTATATAAAGTTACGGTAACTGGTGGTGGTGGTAGTGGTGCATTATCATATTCTTACAGATGCGGTGGTGGCGGTGCTGGAGGTACGGCAATTAAGAATGTTTCCTTAACAAAAGGCACTTATGTTGCAGTAACTATTGGATTGGGTGGTATATCCCCTACAGCAAGTAGTAGTCATGGTAATACAGGTGGTACATCTAGTTTCGGTGCATATTGTTCTGCGACTGGTGGTGGCGGAGGATATTACACTACTTCGGTAGGTATTGCACAAGGTGGTACTTGTGGTAACGGTAGTGGCGGAGATATCAATATTTATGGTGGTATTGGGATGTTTGGAAGATATAGTAGCGATCCGTTTGATGGTATGGGTGGAACTTCTTTTTACGGTGGTGACGGTGCTTATGGTACAGGTAGTGCTGGTAACTCAGGCTCAAACGGTAAATTAGGCGTTGTTATTGTTGAGTGGGTGGAGGATTCCTTATGAGATATGCTAGATTAGAAAACAATAAGGTTATGGAAGTAATTAACTTTAATCCAACTGGTAGATTTACAGAAGAATTGTCATCTCAATTTATCGAGTGTGATGATTCCGTTCAACAACATATGATTTATAACAATAATGAATTTGTATTTGATTTACCTTCATTAGATGAAGTAAAAAAAGTAAAACTACAGGAATTAAATAATGACTGCAAACGTACAACACTAGGTACTTTTACATCTTCGGCATTGGGTGAACCTCACACATACTCTTATGATGAAGAAGCACAAAGAAACTTGATACTAGGTAAAACTTTAGTGGATAATTATTCTGATACGGACACTATTAATTGGCGTATAAGCGATACACGACAAGTACTACCTCATACCAAGTCACAGTTTTTAGTGTTGTTTCAAGACTCTGTTATACACTTGATGACTAATATTGAAAAGTTTAGATTGTTAGAGTCTCAAGTAAATTCCTGCACAACAAATGAAGAAGTAGAATTAATCAATTGGTAGTAATTAAAATATAATTGTGGAGGTAGATTTTTTATGTTTATTTTAGGACTCAATCTTATTACAGATGGCGTTTTTGGAAATGCTCTACCTCCAAAATCATCATATGATTCCGTTACCTTTTATGGCAATGAAAACGCAGAAATATTAGATGGTATACATATGAAAGCTTATGAACAACCAGATTCAGAAATATTAGCAGTTAATTCAGAAGAATTATTTTTTGAGACAGAAACAATTTTTCTTGCTAATTTTGAACATAACCTAGAAGCAGGTACAATAAGCAACTCAGACAACCCTATAACTAATTGGGTTGTGAGAAGAAAAAGATCTGGTGACACACTTAATCCAATCGTAGCAGTATTGCCATACAATCCAATAGAATCTAATTATGTAGATTATGAAGTTGGTAATAGGATTAATTATTTATATACTGTTTCACCTGTAAGTGGAAGTGGTAATAATAGAGTTGAAGGTCGAGGCGTTGAAGGAGGTAGTATTTTGGACTTTTTTGGATGGACATTGAGTAGCATTGAAGCTACTCCAACAATTTACAAATTTGATTTAGAAATTGACAGTGATAATATTAGTGTTGTAACTGATTTTAAATTATATGAAGGCTATACGCGCTTCCCTATTGCACGATTTGGAGAAATGGAATATCGTAAGGGTAAATTAGACACTATTCCATATGCATATAATGAAGTTGATGGTACATATACGATTGATACTACTTTGCTGAACAATATAATTGCATTTATAAATGACAAGAACGTTAAGATATTGAAGATGCCATCTGGTGAAACATTCAAAGTTGTTACCACAGAAGCATCATATAAGTATTATGACAAAATCGCTGAGCAACCTTATAAGTTATCATTTTCATTCTTGCAAGTTGGAGATGTAACTAATTAAATTATGATGAAATGAAACGAGGTGACGTGATGTGGCTGTTACGTATCAAGATTATGTTGCTCAAGTTAAGAGTAGTGTTGCACAGAGGATACTTAAAATTGAAGTCCTAGACAACAATGAAAATATAATTGACACTATTACACCTGATATAATTTCTGGTGACTTGCAATTAAGCTCAGATTCAGGTGCTAGACGAAGTTGTAATATAGTATTCAACAATTATCAAGGTGACTTTATTCCTGTTCCTGGAGAAAAGCTGTGGATAAATAGCAAATTTAGACTCTGGACAGGACTAAAAGTTAACAATGAAGACTACTTTATAAGTCGTGGTATATTTATCAGTGGTGAACCTGAAATAAACTCAAACAGAGCTGAAAACATATGTTCATTGCAACTGTACGATAAATGGGTCAATTTGGATGGTTCATCGGCAGGAACACTAGATGTAACATATAAGATTCCAGCAGGTACGGATCTAGAGTCTGCTGTAAGACAAGTTTTTTCCGATGCAGGAGAAATCAAGCCTGTTATATTTGAACCCATAACCGCCACATTGCCTTATACGGTAATTATTGAACCAAACGGAACATATGCCGACATATTACTGAAATTGGCTGATATGGTCTCCTACGTTGTCTATTACGATAATAACGGTTATCCTAGATTTGAGCCACCAGTAGATATTGACACAGCAGGATCTATATGGGACTTTACAACAAATGAAGGATTATATTTAGGCTCAAGAAAGCGATATGAATATAGCAAGGTGAAAAACTTCTGCAAAGTAATTGGTGCTAATGTGAATGGACAAATATATAAAGGTGAAGCTTCTGACACAAATATTGCATCATCAACTAGGATTGATTTAATCGGTAAACGTGCATTAGTTATAACAGATGATAACATATATTCTAATGCTTTGGCTTTAGAGAGAGCTAATTTTGAGCTTCAAAAAGCCATACAAGTTATTGAAAGTGTTAATGCTGAATCAATTCCTATTGATGTAATCGAAGGTGATTCTCTTATTACTATTACAGATTCAAGTGCAGGATTCGATAATAGTAGATACCTTGTCAAGACAGTTACATTCCCATTGTTGAATGATGGTAACATGAGTATGAGCGTGTGGAATGCCAGAAGTCTATTGTCTAGCTAGTGAAAGGATGGATTATAATGGCAGAGTTAAAAAGAGATATATTACCTATGGATTCACCTGATTCAATTAATATGCTAACAGAGTTGTTTCGGGATATTGCAAAGCAAGAATTAGCTAAAGCACAATTTAATAGAATGATTATTGCCAAGGTCATCTCGGCAGATAATGTGGCGAAAACAGCGAGTGTTCAATTGATTAATGATGGTGTGACTATTGATGGTGTGAAAAATAGATGTGGTGAAAGCTTAAATGCTAATGATTTAGTGTATATTTTGCTTATAAATTCATCATCAAGTAATTTCGCAATCACAATAAAATGTTAAATTTGTAATAATTAAATTATAATAAAACAGGCAACAGAAAGGACGTGATCCTTTGGCACAAAAATATGATGCACCTACTACGGTGGTTAGTGAAGTGGCTAAATTAAATGAGTTATTTTTGCTTGGAAATGGCAAATCAAGTATACCTGCGGGAACATGGAATAGTTCTAGTTCAGGGATAACTTATACATATAGTAATGGTTTAGATTTATATTCGCAAGTACAAGCATTTTTACTTCCATATCAAATTGTGGCTTCAGACTGGAACGGATTAGAAACTACGGTTGCGGAAGGTGTTGCGACTGCCATAAACACAGTAAATGATTTGGCAGATGTAATTTCGTTGGGAGGCTTAATATAATGGCATATTTAAGTGATTTTACAAAGAAAGAAGCATATGGTAACCAAGTAGAAATTTCAGGTATTGAAAGTATAATTCATGAAGACACAGCAAATCAAGCTACGTATGGTAATCATTGTGAATTGTCAAATACTAAAATTGTAGCAGTATATAATGATGTAACAAACAACAAAGGTATGGTTAGAGTTGGAGATAGAGTGTCTGATTTTTGTATCGAATGGGGTGAACCATTGGAATTTTACAACGGTTCTTGTAAACATATTATACCTATTAGAGTTAGTGATACAAAATTCGCAATTGTATATGTTCAAGCATCTGATGATGATGGATATATTATAGCAGGGACTATTAGTAATACTATACCAACCATAGGCACTCCTATAGAATTTAAGGACGCATCTACTTGTATACCTATAGGTGCGGAACTTTGGAGTGATGACAAGGTGTTAATAGCATATGCAAACGGAACTACAAATGGGCAGTGTAGAGTTGTAGACACCAGTAATATTAATACATTAGTATTGGGTACAGAAGCTACGTTTAAAGCAACGACCGATATATCAGCCTATACAACATTAAAGCAAGTATGCATACATAGTCCAACACTTGCCACAGTGGTGTATAGAGTATCAAACACTGCTACAAAATGTCAATGTTTAACATTGAGTGGTTCAACTATTACACCAAGTGGATCAGAAACTACATTTGGTGGTACGGCAGATATACAGTATCCAAAAATAGGATGTTTGTCATCAACAACATTTGTTTTGGCATATTTGGATGTAACTGCTACTAACTTTGGAAACTGCCAAATAGGTACTATTTCGGGAACGTCTATAACAGCGGGAGCCAATGAATATTCGTTTCAAGCAGTAGATTTACCTACTAGAAGACATAGTATTGTAGTAATAGATGGTACTAAGTATGCAATTATATATTCTGATGGAACAACGGGTCAATTTGCTTGTGTTGCAACTGTAAATGGAACAACCATAAGTTATTCAAACGCATCCAATATTGGCACAGGGAGTAATGGTTATTATTATGGTGAAAGTTTTAATGGTACAACAAATTTAACATACACGAAATCCAATCAATTAACATTTAGTTGGTTAAATCGTTACAATAATCAATTCATATGTGGTATGCTTGAAATACAAACACATGCAATAATACCAAAAGCCATGTGCAAAAGAGTGGTTACCGTAGGATTAAATGAACAAATAGAAATATCTAGTGTTTATTTAAAAAGTAATAGTAGGGGTTTCAAAATGAATAGTTCCTTTGTAACTGCTATCACAGGTAGTTTATATTTGGATGGTACAATGTCCAATAATATGTTTTATTCAACTTCAGACGAAGGAGAAGGAATGGGGTATTATACTTATGAAAGAGAATGTGCCAAAGTTTTATTAGGTAATAATCCTATAATTCTTAAATCGGGACAATCTCTATATGCAAGTATAAACACAAATCAAAGTTCGCACAGTGGAAAAGGATCTTGTACTGTTTTTGGTGTTAAAAGGGTGGTGGTCTAATGCTTATAATCACAAATAAAAATTTTAAAATATTAAACGTGCTAGATACTATTGAATTTGTTGATACTAACTGGGTTAAACTACATGGTGATAATTTAATACAATTGGATATGGTTATTATAACCGAGGTTGAGTCAATTCCTGAAGATGTAGAGTATTACAAAGATGGTGTGTTTACAGAATTGTGCCAGAAAGCCTCCACGCTTTAGCGTGTGAGGATGAATGGCATAATAACCGTGTAATTAAATTATAATTATTGACAAAGCCATATTGCTATGATATTATATTCTCAATATATATTATAGTTACCAATATCAAATAAATCATATATAATATGTATTGAGGAGTGTGATTAATATGGCAATAAAAAATAGATTGAAAGAGATATTAGAAGAACGTGGAATTAAACAGTCATTTATAGTAGAAAAATGTGGATTAACTAAAGGTACAGTATCTAATCTTGTTAACAATAAATACACTACAAGTATTGATATAGCCTTTAAAATCGCAAAACTATTAAATATGAATTTCACTGATATATTCTATGATGATGAAAATGAATAATGTTTGTTTAATTAAAACCTTTGTTTATTATCTTGAACTAAAGTATTGACAAAACAAACTATTTCCTATATAATATAGTTATAGGGTTGATATAAGCCTTAATATATTATATAGGAGGTATTACATATGAAGTTAAATCAATTCGGTGATGAGATATTCCAATGTGTACTATGTAATCAAGAATTTGAGTTAGAACATGATAAGCCATATTTATTAAAGGGTAGTTTGTCAAGAGATTCACATAACCAAGAGATCGAAATACATATTTGTGAATACTGTGCCTGTAAGTTAGGTCAATGGGATGAAGTTTAAATTATAATTATATAAACAAATATAAATAAGAATGTGAGGTGAATATTCATTGAGTGATAGATTTTGTATTACATTTCCACTAGCAACCGAACTATACCAAGAAGATATATTAGGGAAAAGATTTGAAATAGGTAGAAAAATATATAATGCTCTTTTGGGCAAGGTATATAAAAGATATAATTGTATGATACAAACTCGTAAATACAGAGAGTTAAAATCACAGGTTGCATTATTGTATAAATCAGCCGACAAAGCTAGTCAAAAAGAACTAAAATCAGTGTATGCAGAATTGAATGAAATGTATAAACTATATAGACTTAATGAATATTTCCTTCACGAAGATGTTAAATTTATGCAACACCAATTCAAGGTTAATATAGACGCATTCACAGCTCAAAAAATAGCTACTAGAGTTTGGAGAGCAGTAGACGATTTATTATTCGGTGAAGCAGAATCACTACACTTTAAAAAACATGGTGAGTTAGATTCTCTAGAAGGGAAGTGGAATAAATCAGGAATTAAATTTAAAGACAACTGTGTAACATGGAATGGATTAAAAATACCAGTTAAAATTAATTATAATAATCCATATGAATATCAAGCCATGCAAAATGATATATGTTTTTGTAGAATTAAACGTAAATTTGTGCGTGGTAAGTATAAGTATTACCTACAGTTGGTTTTAAAGGGTTTTCCACCAATGAAAATAGACAAAGAAACTGGAGAAATCAAAAGATGTATCAGAACAGGTAAAGTTGGATTAGACATAGGAACTCAAACTATTGCTATTAGTAGTAATACAGATGTTAAATTATTAGAACTTGCCGATAGAGTCCAAAATATAGAGAATGATAAACGCAGACTACTTAGATACATGGACAGAAGTAAACGAGCTAACAATCCAGATAACTTTAACGAAAATGGTACGGTAAAAAAACAAGGTAATAAAAAGGTTAAATGGGTTAAAGGTAATAAATATAGCAAAGCTCAAAATAAACTCAGAGAATTATATCGCAAACAAGCAGATATTAGGAAACTGCAACATGAACAATTATCAAATTGTATAATATCATTAGGTGATGAAATATACGTTGAAACCATGAACTTTAATGGATTACAACGCAGAGCTAAAAATACCACAGTCAATGAAAAAACAGGTAGAATCAATAAGAAAAAGAGATTTGGTAAATCATTGGCAAATAAAGCTCCTGCGATGCTAATTAAGATTATCGATAGAAAATTAGGATATTTTAATAAAGAAATAATAAAAATTAATACATGGACTGTAAAAGCAAGTCAATATAATCATTTTGATGGCGAATGTAATAAAAAGCAATTATCAACTAGATGGAATAATTTCAACGGTTTAAAGATTCAAAGGGACTTGTATTCAGCATTTTTAATTATGAATGTAAATAACGATTTAAGTAGTGTTAATAAGGAATTATGTGATAATAGTTTTAATAAGTTTAAGATATTACATGACAAAGAGATTAATAGATTGATGAGTGTGAAGTTAAACAATGCGTTGAAAAATGTGATATAGAAATAAGACGGGTTTTGAATTGAGCCTATATGCTAACGTCAATGAGTTAGTTGTAACTCTTGTTAGTGAAAGTCTTACAGAAATCAATTAGTGATAATAAATCTCGATTTATTATAGAATTTGAATAGTATGTAAGAACCTGCCGAGCTTTAGCTCGTGCAGAGATTCAGATCTTACAATCCACTTATTCAGGATGCAAGTTTGAAAGAGTATAAATCTAAAGTAAAAGAACTCATAAGAAAAAGATATGAGTCTGCTGAGGAAGAGCTTGCTATAATGAGAAAGCATGTAGCAGGTATAGATAATAAGAATGAATTCGATGACTACAATACTTATGTTGAAAATTGTAAATTACAAGCTAAAGAAGAACTGGGCTTAGTGTAAGTAAAATGAAACTTTTATTGGAATTATTACTTTAAATTTTAAGGTTATTTGTTATGTTGTGATGTTATTAATTAATATTTTTAATCACAACATATGAATGCCTTAATTTTTTATTGGTGATTTATTTTATATTTTTATGTTGTAATTAACTTATGACAATGTGTAAAAACTATTGACAAAATAGACATAATATGCTATACTAATATTTTAGGCATATTGTGTCTATATTTTTTATGTATTTATATTTTTTGTGTTTGTAATTAAATTATAATTATTTATATTATTCATTAATTTAATTGTAGCATAGATATATTGTTCAAGTCAAGAATTATATTGTAGATTTATTTAATAATTAATTTATGATTGTGGTGATAATTATTGAATATGTGTGCAATATAATTGCACAAAGTAGGAATAGCGCATGCAACGCAAAACGAGGAAGTCTTTATCCCTTCCTTCCTCTTTCCTACTATTAATAAAAGAATGGAAATTATAAAGTGCGTAGAAGGGTTAAGGTGTAAAAAGAATGAATAATGAGTTTAAAAAGTTGTCAGTATTTGAGAATGTGGAATTAGGAGAAATTAGGACAGTTTTAATTGATGAAGCAATTTATTTTGTCGGTAATGATGTTGCAAATGTACTAGAGTATGCACGACCAAGAGAGGCTATTTCAGCTCATTGTAAGGGTGCGGTAAGTTACAGCATCCCTACAAACGGTGGTAGACAAGAAACAAAAATTATTCCAGAAGGTGATCTTTATCGTTTAATATTTAAAGCTGCCGATCAAAGTAAAAATCTCAATATAAAAGAAAAAGCTGAAAAATTTGAGAGATGGATTTTTGATGAGGTTTTACCAACTATTAGAAAACACGGGGCTTACATAACGGAAGATGTTGATGAGGAATATGTTAAAAATGAATTGAGATTTTCTAAAAATAAAACTATTAAAACTTTTAGTTCAGCAACACCTTCAGAAATAACCCAACTATATTCAGAATTTAAACAATATATAGATGTTGAATATAAATACAAGACTGATGAGAGAATCGCAAGATATAGAAGTGTTGAAAAAGGACTAGAGAATTTACATGATAGTACAGCTTCACTAGGAGTAACCAAGATTGGCGATTGCTATAACATCCAACTGTTAAAGGAACAAGTAATTTTTGACAGAACAAAATTAGGAAATAGAATGTCTGGTGGCGAAAAGGGAGTTAAAACAAAAACTATTAACAAACTCACTGGTCATATAGAAGCCATTGAATCACAATTACAAGATGCTATAGTAGAAGTAGTGGATTTGAAGATTCAATTAGATAACAGTATTCCCTATCCTGCGTATAATGAATTTATAAAACTCAACATACATGGTATAAGTAATAACTATTTATTTGAACATAAAAATGGTGGAACATTTAAAACTGATACATATAAAAATTGGATTAATCGTTTTCCACTGGTAAAAATGCCAGTCAAGGAATTCTGGAATGTAGATTGGACTAAACCAATAGAGATATTTTTACACTATGTTGCCCTAGCACGTTTTGATCATACAAATTGTGACAAGGCTATCATCGACCATATTATTCAAAGAGTTTATAAGGAAGATGATAACATTGTTCACAGAGTTCATAGTGAGCGTATTGGCACTTGTAACGACTATACAAGTGGCGAAATACACTTTCACATTAGGAATGTATTGTAAGACTTTTCTCTAGTAATTAAATTATAACACTTAAATTATAAATTTGCAATAGAAATTATAAATATTAATTAAACAAATATACATACATAAATTAAATTATAATTTCTATTGTAAATTAAAATATCGTATAAAGGAGTAATCTATGCAACAAGGATATGTATATGCAATTTGTGATGGGCTACCTGACAATAATATAAAAATAGGATATTCAACCAATCCCAAGATGAGACTTAAACAACTTAATACTGGGAATCATTCACGATTATATATACTATGCCAATTTGTTGGTGATAAGGAATTGGAGAAGTCTATCCATAGTAAGTTTAGGAAGATTAGATATAACGGTGAATGGATGTATAGTACGGCTGAGTTGGTGAATTATTTGAATAGTATGAGTAATGATAGTTTTATTGAGTTAGATGGTGATGGTAAGTTGAGAAGTTATATGAAGATGCGGATGTAAGTTAAATTATAAGTATTTGTCATAGATTCAACTTGGTATATTACGTGCCAGATTCAATGTGTGACAAAAGTTACACCAATGAGAATAGATTGAGCCTAATTACCTCAATTAACAAGCTAGGTTATTGCTCCTGCGCCTAGCTTTCTTGTTGTAATAACGCAGGGACAAGAATGGAGCAATAATTATGAAGATTAAGTGTATGATTGACAAGCAAAAGTTTAACAAGAAACCCACAGGATATGAAACAGCAGGTATCCAAAAAAGATTAGCTCAAACAGAAGTCAGTGTTGATGAATTATCAAAGTTGTTATCTAGTGGATGTACGTTTAAACCTGCATTGCTAAATGGAACAAAAAGTGATGATTGGATTTCGCAACAAATATTTGCATTAGATTTCGATGGTAATACTACAATACAAAGTGAATTAGATAGGTGTGTGGAACTCAATATATTACCTATATTTGGTTATACCTCATTCTCGCACACAGAAGAGAAACACAAGTTTAGATTAGTGTTTGCATTAGATGAACCTATAACTGATAGATATATAAGGAATAAGTTACAAATAACCTTGATCAAGATATTCAGTAACAGTGATCAAGTCACTTTCGATCCTGCTAGGATATTCTATGGTGGTAAGAAGTTAATTTATGATAATATGAATGATAGGATCAATGTTAGTGATATTATTGATAACTATTATAAAGATGAATTCATTAATACTATACCCTTATCAAAATCGAAAGAAAAAACAGCCGAAACGCTTGTCGCTAAAGGTGTAGAGTGTGGTGGGAACTTGATGGGGGAATATATTACAGGTATAGATTTTGATAATACCAATAATATATTCCCCCATCAAGTTCAATCACCCGAAACTCCTTGTGTGATAAAGCTTATTAGAGATCGCAACGAAGAAAAACTAAGAGAGAAGCTAAATTACCCTAAGAGGATATTCGAAACGGAAATGGAATTTCTAGATTTCATTAGAAAAGAAATAGACTTAGGTGAGTTATTGGAACTAAAGTATCCATCATCTTTTAAGTGTTTATTGCATGTGGATAGTGATAATTCGGCAGGTATATTTAAAAATGAAGACGGTGTCTATTTATACAAGTGTTTCAGTAGTAATTGTAGACATGGGAATAGGGCTTTAAACATTATAACACTGATTGAATCATTGACTAACTTTAGGAGTAGACACAAGACATATGAATTCATCAAATCAATTTTCAACATAGAATTATGCGAAACAGAGTTTCAAAAAGAACAAATTAAAAATATAGCCAATATACAAAAGGCGTTGTACACATCTGAATTTAATGCGAATTGTCCTGTTGCTAATAATAATACTAGACATGTGCAAAGGTTATTTTTAACTTTGCTAACACTAGCAAGTCAACATATTTATGATGAAGATTACACTGACAGAGAAGGTAATATAATATTTTTTGCATCTTTAAATCATATAGGTAAAGAAATGAACCTTAATAAGATTGATGCTGAGAAAATATCGCAAAGACTATCAGTATTAATCTATCATAAATTAATAATAAAATTGGATGACATAGACATCCCAGAAAAATTATTAAAAAAGTCCCAAGGATATGCTATACATTCAAATTATGAAAAACGAGTTAATTGGTATGCTATTCCATCATTCGTAATTGAGCATTATGCAGATATTGAAATTCAAGGTCGTAAATGGAAAACCTTCGGGTACACAATTATAGGATCTTCGAGAGAGATGTTTTACAGAGCAGAAGGTAAGGCAATAGCGGATTATATATATCCACAACACAAATACACAATCGACAAATCAACAGGAGAAATAATGGACAGAACAACTAGTAAATCTAGTGATGAAAAGACCAATATTATTGTTAAAAATATACTTAAATTAATTGATAAAAAGGGGTATGTTTTAGAAAAACAAGTTACTTCACTGTTAATGAAAGAGTATGGATGTTGTGAGGATACCGCTAAGAGACAGTTCAAAAAATCTCAGGCAGAAATAATTGAAAAATACAACTTGAAGAAAACTCAGACAACCAAGATTCTAAAAGAACAGTATAATATTAAATCAAAAGGTTATCCCTATATTTATGTCAAAAACAATACATAATAATTAATTTATGAGTCGTATCAAGGAATTGGTGGATAAGTACCTATACCTATAATATATTAAGTACCTTTATCCAAAACTTATGTATCCCTTGATACGACTAACAAATACCAACTAAATATTAAACAAAGTGTCAAGTATTATCCTGATGCTTTGTTTTTATTATATAAAGCTATATAGCCATAAATCCACAAAGTAGCATAACTAATCAACCAAAATTTAAAGGAGGAAATAACAATGGGAATCAATCAATACAAATCAATCAATGGCACAGCAACAACAGCTTCACAAAGCGTTTATGTGCGTGTAGGTAAAATTAAATTAATCGCAAATGACAATTTAACAGGTGGAGATCTTTTAATCTCTCTTGATGGTGATTTTAGTGCAAACAATTATATGGTGTTAAAGCCAGGTGAATCATTTAGAAATTTTGAAGAGTTAGAGTGTGACACTTTATATTATAAAGCAAGCACAGGAACGGTTACATTTAGATTTATTGGTACAATAGCTTAATTAATTTATAGCTTAAATCTATGTAGTTATAAATACATAGATTTAATTATTTTAAAATAAAGGATGTGTTAAAAATGAGCAACTTAGAATTTGATATAGAATACAGATCTTCTAATCAAAATTACATTTCAAACCTTCAAAGAGGATTAAATGTTAAGGATTTTGGTGCAATTGGAAATGGAATAGCAGATGATACATTAGCAATTCAAAATGCAATAAATCAAGCCTCTGATGTTGGAAATACTGTATATATAGGTGAAGGGATATATGTAATCAGTTCAACATTGATAATTAAAAATAATGTTCGTGTCATAGGTGCAGGATCTGGAGTGACAAAATTTATATATGTTGGTTCAGGTTCGTGTATTGAATTTGATAGATTCTTTGTTTCAACAATGAATAATTGTGGTATTAGTGGAATTAGTATTGAAGGGGATATGACAGACACAACAAACCACGGTGTTAATATAACAACTAAATACGGATTAAATAAAAGTTTTTTTAAAGATTTAGACTTTAAAAAAATTGGTGGAAATATATTCCACTTTGAAACTGGTATAGGTGCTACTGCAAAAAGCGTTGATGGTTTGTCGGGTTCATGGGCAAGCGATCAAGGGGCAAATGTAACAATAGACGCAACTAACGCTGAATATTCAAGTCATAGCGATACATCTATTAAATTGAGTGTAAGTGCTGGTGCTACTGCTGACTATTTAGCAACTAAAACATTTTCTTCAACAGATTTTTACAATTTAGCAACAAGCGGTAGGACTTCACTCGCAACAGATTTATTAATATATATTCGTCCTAGTATAACACTTTACCCAGGAGATATTCAATTTACTTTTGAAACAGGATCAGTTCTCGAAACAATGGACTTGCCAAGACGTTTGCAAGCTAATAAATGGCATAGAGTGTTAATTCCATATGTGAACACTTCGTTAACTGCCACAAAATTCAGAGTCAAAATGGCGGTAGATGTAGGTGCTTTTAATTTGTGGTTGGATGAAATACAGTCTGTATCAATGGGCAAGGCTAATTCAGATAATCCATGGTGGAATCAATATATAGACTTTAAGAATATTAGAAGTGGTTACTTCGATCACACTAAACGTTGTTATGGACATGGTATTTATGCAATGGGTGGTTTTTCAACAAATACTTTTACAAACTGTGGACTTCAATCAAAAAAAGGTAATAAAATTATTAAATATGGAACAATTATTCCTGAAAATAACAAGTTCATTACTGTTGACCCGCAAGCAATTAATAATACTGTTACACTTTCAAGAGGTGATTCAGCGTGGACTGCGGTTTCAACAAAGTCAACGTGTTCTGTTGACTCTACATTATCTGCTTCCAAAATTGTAGTCGCTGATGAGCCTACCGCTGACGTTGGTCAAATAGTTGCAACATTTTCAGTAGACGATATGACAACAGTAAGTGGTGCGGTAAATTTATATGAATGTGACGTTGTTCATTTGAATTGGAGAGTAGATACGAAAACACTTGTAGCTGGTACGTTCCAATTTATTTTATCTGATATTCCAGATTGTTCAAATGTACTAGAAACCATTGATATTCCTGCGGTAACATCTGATACTCAAACAAGATTTAATATTGGATTGAAAAACAAGGTAAAAGAAGTTAAATATATTGGACTTAAAAAAGCTATTGATTGTGGAACTGGTACAACAACAGTTTACATTAAAGACTTCATGGGTGTTCATCTATTTACTACTACTGAATTAACAGGAACAAGTACATTTAACTACAATAACAGAGCAGTAGTAACAACTTGTGAGGATGGAGTATGGACATCTAAAACAAATACAACTACAACAGAAGACAATAGCGTATATGTAAAAGGTTCTAAATCAACAAAAATTGCAGTTGCAGACGCATTTACAACAGGTGTTGTTTCTGACGCAGTTCCTGCATTTACATATGATTCTGGGAACTTTACTCATCTATGTTTCTGGCTTAGAAGCTCAGTTGCTTTAAGTGCTGGAGATTATAGATTTAGATTAAACAACAGTAATCACGAATATTCAATACCAGCAATGCCTGCAAATATATGGACATTTTTGTGTTATCCTATACTAACAGCACCAGGTAATGTTACAAAACTTGAATTAAATCAGTCGGTGGATAAGGGAGCAATGGATCTATATATTGACCAAGTGATATTGTTTAAGAACGAAGACAATGGTTTCTACTTATTGAATACAATTAATACTTCGTTTGACAATTGCTATTTTGAGGCAATTGGTCAGTATGATGATTATTCTAGCATGGCAGCAATAATGATTGATGGATTTGCAAATAAAAATACTAACCTTAGAAACTGTTTATTGTCAGCTTCCAAACTGCCTGTTAGAAACTTTAAGGCATTAAATACAAATTTATCAGATAATACATTTAATTATACAACTGGAAGCGTTATAAATAGTCCACTATGCGATATTATAAACTTTACATCTACGGACTATATAATACTCGGCAAGAATGAAAGATTAGACTCTAATGCTAGAACATATCTAATCGATAATGTCAATAACTCTGGCAGTATGATTAGGGCAATTGGGTTGAATAGATATACTGATAGCTGGAGAGATGTGGGAAGAACAAGACCAAGCGTTACTCAATCGGGTGACTATACATTAGCATTGACAGATGCCGAAACTATACAGAAGTGTACAAAAGCAACAGCACAAGCATTGACGATTCCTCCTGATTCAAGTGTAAATTTCCCAATTAATACTGTAATTGAAGTATATCAGTATGGAGCAGGTCAAGTTACATTAACTCCAGGTTCAGGCGTAACTTTGCGTTCGGCTATAGGTTTGAAAACTTCAGCTCAGTACGCAAAATGTGAGATTCGCAAAATAGCACAAAACGAGTGGCTGTGCTCAGGTGGATTAGTAGTATAAAAGGTGGTGATAATCGATGGGAATTTTAGAATTTGATATAGAAAAGATTCGCCACGTTATCTACCATGTTTTAGCTCGTGTGGAAATTCGGTAGCTGGTTATTAATAAATTGATAATAATTAATTTATAACTTTGTTCTATTTCATAGGGGGAGGTATGATTGGGATGATAGATAGGCAAATGTGTGGTGAACATAGTGGGCAATGTGAAAAAATTCATTATTTAGAAAAAGAGCTTATAGAAATAAAATCAACAATGGACAATTTTAAAGGCTATGTGGATGGTAGATTTAACAGTACGAATAGTGAAATGAAAGACTTGAGAAAAGAGCTGACTGATAAAATGGAATCAGGGTTTAAAGAGATAAAAACTATAATTGAGAACAAAGAAACAGTAAAAGATAATAAAAAGTGGATACTAATTAGTAGTTTAGTATCCCCTTTAATTGTTGGATTTATTTTATTAATTGCACAATATTTGTTAATGCAATCTAAATAATAAACAAATTGAAAGCGGTGATCTCGATGGGTTTTGTTAAATCATTTTTCAGTATCGATGAAAGAAGAGTTAGTTCATTGATTATAGGATTTTTTATTTTAATGGGTATTGCTGTGTACAAATCAGTTATAGGTCAAGATATACCACAAAACCTTATGACATTACTCATCGTGTTTATCACAACAATTGGTGGAGTGAATGTTATACCAGAAGTAACAAATCTTATAAGTACTAATAAACAATCAAATTATAATAATATGAACAATAGTTATGGTGGTTACAGTAATTATGGTGGCTACAATTCAGGATATGGTTATGGTGGTTATGGCACAAACAATAACTATACTACTTCATATGTAAATCCGACTGTACCTGTAGTTACAAGTGACGTAAATGATCCTTCCAATACAGGCAACATATAAGTGAATAGAGTGAAAGGATGTGATGATTGTGGAAATTATCAAGAAATTAATTAAATATAATTATACTACAAAGCCAAATAGAAAGTTTTCTTTCATTTGTGTTCATGACACCGATAATGTAGATATGGGAGCAAATGCACTAATGCACTATAATTATTTTAATGAAGGTAATAAAAATGCTTCTGCTGATTTCTTCGTTGATGATAAACAAGTAATACAATTAATCGACATTGACAATGCGTATTCATGGGCGGTCGGTGATGGCTATGGTAAATACGGAATAACAAATGCTAACTCAATTAGCGTGGAGATTTGTATTAACTCAGATGGCAATTATAACACAGCAGTAATAAATACAATTGAGTTAGTTGCATATCTGATGAGGACATATAACATACCGATTGAACGTGTTGTTTCACACCACATGGCGAGCAGGAAAATTTGCCCAAAAAGTATGTATGACAACGGAAAATGGACGGGTTGGAATAAGTTTAAACGTGATTTGGCTAACTTCATAGCACCTAGCAACAACATAGTAGTTAAGTCTGCTCCGCCTCCTGCACCAGTTATAGAGCAATGGCAAATTAATACCATGAATTATTTACTTGAGAATAAATTAATTCCACCAAATCAATTTAATGCAAATACACCTGTTACATTGGCTTTGTTTGCAGATATAATGAATGCTTATAAATATAAAGCGGGAAGCATAGATCCTATTCCATTCTTGACACAAAACGGTTATATTAAAGATCCTCATCCTTGGAACGAATTGTTGAATTTTGAAACTTTCGGGTATATAATGATGAATAAGCTAGGTGATGGTAATGGATTAGATCCTTTGGTGTATTTACAGACAAAAAGATTTTTAAAGAGTCCAAAAGAACCAAATACTATTATAACTGTATCTGTATTGGGTGCTATATTCATGAATTGGACTAGCCTTGGTAATGTGATGCCTTGATTAAAATAGCCATATGTTATAGTCGCATATGGCTATACTTTTTATTCAAAATTCACACTTTTCAATCCATTCAACAATAACAATTCCATGATTTGATATTTTTTTAATGGCGTTTTTTGACTTAACACAGCTATTACTTCGTGAATCTCAACTCGTGCAGGAAAACTGAATGTTGGAAGTTTATCATCAAACTTAATTTTTTCTTTTTTGCTTGTAAAAGACATAGGTTTTGCTTCTTCTTTTTGTAAATCTTCTATTTTAGTAATATATTTTTGAACAATTGTACTTAAACTTTCTTCATTAGTGTTTTCTATATTATTATCTATTGGTTTTTCATTGTTACTTTCTATAATAACTTCTAATACTTTTTCTATAGCTATTTCATCTTCTAAAGCTTCAACTTCTACTTTTCCATTAGTAATATCTATTTCTTTTTCAAGGACTTTTTCCTTTCCTAAACCTTTAGTAATAGGTTTTATCATATCTTCTGCTTTGACTTCTGTAATACCTTTTTCAATAGGTTCTATAGTAGTGTCTACAATAGGTTCTACCTTGGTATTACTATTATCATTAACCTTTTCTCCTTCTTCTACAACCTCTGATAATTGAGCTGCTAATGCTCTACTCATTCTATCCGATACACTTGGACGTTTATTTGCCATAATTAATCACCTCTTCTGCTAATTTCATATATGCTTGAGAGCCTTCAAATTCCATTCCTGCATATTCCATTATTGACTTGCATGCTAGACAAGAATCCGAAAATTTAATACTTCTCTTAATAATAATACCAAATACTGGATACTTCTTTTTAAGCTCTTCGAGTATTTCTTGATGATGTTTTATTCTTCCATCGAAAAGTGCCACCAACACACCCATTAATTCAATCTTCAAATCTAATGTCTTCTTTATTCCATTTAAAGTTTCAAATAAGATCTCCATACCTCTAAATGCTAAATACGAAGGTTCAATTGGTGCGATTATATAATCGCTTGCTATCATTGCGTTTATTGTTAATATTCCTAATGATGGAGTATTATCTATAACAATATAATCATAGTTTTCTTTAATATGAGACAATTTTTCTCTTAAAATAAACTCCCTACCTATTTTGCTCGATATTTCGGTCTCTCCTGCTGACAAATCAATTGATGAAGGTAAAATATCAATATTATGATTATTTGTCCTCAGAATGGCTTCTGTGATGTCGCATTTTTCAGTCATAACATCATACATTGTCTTTTTTTGCTCCAAAGGTTCAAATCCAGCATAAATTGTCAAACTTGACTGGGGATCATTATCAATCATTAAAACTTTCTTATTTAATAATGTGAGTGCATATGTCAAATTAATTGTACTGGAAGTTTTTGTAACACCACCTTTATTATTAACCATTGAAATTACTTTCATTAACATTCCTCCTAAATATATATTACTTACATTTGCATTTGTTTTAATAATTCTTACAACATATAGTTTAGTGTATATTTTTGTAAATGTCAACATATTAATTAAATGTAATTCTTTTTGTGTAGTAACAAGTATTAATTTTAACATTGTTATTAAATTTATTATTATTATACTAAATCATATGTTATTCTCTAAAACTTATTGATATATTATTGTTTTTATTTTTAATATTGGGAATCATTTTTGATTTACACTTATATGTACTAATACTATGTTTATCAACACTACTACTATTATTGTTATATATGTTTCTATTAGTATTATAATAGTATTATGTTTTACTTTTTTGTTTCACATCATTATTCTTAACTATATTTTATTTTTTATTAATATTTGAATATTTTTGTTGTTTATTATCTTATTACTTATATTTTTTATTATTGTTATATTTATATATTTGACTTTTACATACACTAATATTTTTAGTATTCATATATAATTGTTGTTTTGTTTTAATATTTATATATTTATTCTTAATCAATTCAAAAAACATATCACTAAACCTTTAGGTAAAACTTTAAACATATTTTTCTTCACATTTAATAATATTTTTATACTTAATGCTAATACTAAAAGTGGTTGTATCACTAATGTGATCTTAATACATAATACTATAAATATTACTACAACTATTTTTTTCAAAGTTGCATAAACTTGAATATTATGGTACGATGTTAGAAAAATAATAGAGGTGATAATATGGCTAAAAAACCTAATGAACCACTGAAACAATACATTTCTGTTGCAAACAATAGTGAAATATATAAACTAGGTAAGGCATTAACGACTAAGGATTTCTTTTCGTCAATAGAGGGACAAGATCCTTCTGCCGAGATAAGTGATTCTAAAAAGAATATCATTATGCAGATAACCGAATATGACGTAGTTAAAAAACCTTCACTATTGATGAAGGCTACGAAAAAAGAAGAGATAGTAAACAAGGTAACTGAGAGATTAGAAAGCCTAGATCAGAATACTAGGGATGTATATTTGATATTATTTACGCATTGGATGAAAAATAAGATTGGTGAAGGGTTAGAAGATGAGGGAAAAGCATTTATTGAGTTAGATTCTATTCATTTCGACTATAGAGGACTAAGAGGTAAAAACTTAACTTCATCAATGGACGCACCAACTTATACTAATTACATTCAAGCAATTGATACGTTGTCTGCAACGAAGGTGAAAATAGACATAACAAAAGAAACTAATGTAGCATATGAAAAGATTAAAAGTTTAAAATGGGGAGCAGTCGAAGGATTCTTAATAAATAATCTTCGATTAATTTGGAATGATAAAAAATCTAAAGTCATAGGTTTATTTTATGATTTGGGTCTGATAGGGGAGGCGTATACGCAACATGTTCCTCAAATTAACAACAAGTACCCAACTGCAATATTACAATTAGACTCTAAAAATTACGCTACAGCAAAGGATATAGGGAATTACCTATGTTTTCTACATCGTTGTAATGAAAATGCAAACAACAAGAAAACCATATTGGGGTTGTATAGTTTGATGATGGAAGTTAGATTTGAGGTACAATCTCGTTATGCACAGAGATGTATTGATAGATTTTTAAAGCATTTAACAAAAATTGAAGATGTATTAATAAAGAATGGCATTGTAAGATCAATAAAAATACCAACTGATATACATTCTAAGAATTATAAAACTCAACAAATTGAAGTAAATTGGTTTTATTAACTGTCACCAAATAAGGGATCACGATCACATTTTAAGGGATCACGATCACATTTTAAGGGATCACGATCACATTTGAAAAGTTAAAACATTGTCATGTGAACACTTTTAGGGATTTAAATGTTGGGGTATGTCTTTAAGATCTTTAAGAGAAAGTCATCCCCACTTTTCAAATGTAGTTTTTTTTGGTACACTATAAATACAAAGCCTATACAAAGAACAAACCCCATATAATCCCACTCGCCAGTGAAAGTATTATATGAGGCTCACATTTACATTTACTTATTAACTTTTTAATGTATGTATATAGTATACCACTAATTCATACATATAGTCAATATTTAAATGTCTTCTTTGTCATGGATTTTTACAGATGAGGAGGATTTTTTCATGTTAGCAAAAGATACGTTTTTCAAGGGTTACGATATGATATTTGAAATGGAACTTTCCATTTATGCAAAAATGGTATATTTTTACTTAAGCAAATGTAAGAATAATGATAACACCTGTTTCCCTTGTCATTTCACAATCGCAAAGAACTGTTCCTGCGGTGTTACAAAAGTTAAAGAAGCTATAAAGGAATTGGTCGCTCATAAATTGTTACTGAAGGAAGAAAGATATACTGGAACAAAAAAGGGCAAAAACTCCCAAACGTCAAACTTATATACTGTTTATAACAAACCTCAAGAAATAGAAATTGAAAACAAAAATGAAATAGAAGAACAACCCAAAGTAGAACCTGTTAAAATTGAAATGGTACAAGCTGAAGATAATGTTGTTCCATTTGAGAAACCAATAGAAAAAGAGAATGTTAATTTAACGACTAGGGGGCAGTCGCAGGATGACTACAGAACTGGATCTTCATTTAACTTAACTTCTAAACCTAGTAGATCTATCTATCTATCTAATCAAGATCATAAAGCAGAAATGATGGAAGATTTAAACTCAGTTTTTGTTAATTCACAAGTAAGTTTATATGATAAGCCGTATAAGAATATGATTACTGCGACAATATCAAGTATGTTTTGTGATGATTCTAAGCAATCATTCAGTGCCAAACATAGATTACCGTTGAGAATTATTCAATCTCACTTAAAAGAATTAACACTCGAAACAATAGATTATGCGATATATAATTATAAACAAGAATTAGAATCAGGAAAACAAATTCATTCACCAAATAAATATTTCGCAGAATGTTTATGGACTGCTATATTAGATTATCCATTGTCTGAAATAGGCTTATATTCGGCTGTGTGATGGATTTATTGGTAACTGAGCTAATTAGTCAAAATTATATTTATACCGATAAGAGAGTGGAGAAGATGTTATGTTAGATTCATTACCTAGTTATGTTGAGAATTATTTTAATTATATGACAACAATCAAAGCCAAGTCTTTTAACACCAATCATTGTTACAGATATGATTTAATTGAGTTTTTTAATTATATGAATAACAATATTCTGTTAAATAAACTTGAACGATTAGATATGATTGTGATTGATGATTTGAAAAGTCTTGAATTGACTGATTTTTATAATTATATCTTATATCTCAAAGCCAATAATAACCTGAAGAGTTCATCGGCAAATAGAAAATTAGCATCCATAAAGTCACTTTTTAACTATTTATGTAACAAGGAAAAATTACTAGAAACAAATGTTACAAAAGAATTAACATACTCTCTTTTGCCAAGAAAAATACCAATATACTTAACTCTAGAGGAGTCTAAAACACTATTGAAGTCTGTAACTGGTAAAAATAGTGAAAGGGATTTTGCTATTTTGTTACTATTTTTAACAAGCGGTATAAGGCTGTCTGAGCTTATTAATATAAAAATGAATGATATTAAGAATGATTTATTAATTGTGACTGGAAAAAGCGATAAGGAAAGAACCATACCACTGAATAAGTCATGTATTGTTGCTATTGATGAGTATTTAAAAATAAGAAGCAAACTAAATGTCAAAACAGATATATTGTTTGTTACAATTAGAAAAACTAAAATGAGTCCAGATTCAATTCAACTATTGATGAAAAAGTATTTAAAATTATCAGAACTAAGTAACAAGTACTCGCCACATAAACTTAGACATACAGCAGCCACTTTGATGTACAAGCAGAATGTTGATATAATCGCTCTAAAAGAATTATTAGGGCATGAGTCTATACAAACTACAGCTATATATACTCATACTGATGTCAAAAACATAAAGGATGCCCTAGATGGACACCCCTTGAACAAGAAATAAATTTATAATTTAATTAGTTATAGCTACTTCTTACTTTTGATTTCTTTAAACTTGCTACACGTTATTATATTTTGATTACTAACACTAACTTCTTCCTGAATCCTACCTTCTACTGCTTTGTTTAGTATACTACAGTTATTTTTTAATTTAGAGCACTTGTTACATTCATTTTCCATAAACAAATTCAAATCATTTAAATCTTTAAATATTCCGATATACTCAACAGGTGTTATAACCATTTTTATATGGGGATTTGAGCCATTATATGTAATACTATTAACTCTTTCACATGTAACATTATCATCTTCCCATATTTTACCACTTGAAGTTATACCGTCTAAAATCTCCTTCCAATAATTGTTAGCATCCATGTCAATTCTAGGAAAAACGAAATTTGCATCTATGTAAAAATGTTGATAATCATTAGGCACTAAGAACCATCCTTGTTTCTTGACTTCATCCTTAACATACTTTACAAATTGTTCTTTAAATTTTTTAGCATCGGCTGTAGTATACATTGATATTTGAGGGCGTAATTTGCCATTAACCTTCATCATAAACGCACGAGGTTTAATATAATGATTGACCCCTTCTGGAATTGACGATGTTAATGTCAGCTTGCAATCTAGCTTTTCATAATAATTATCACTAATCTCTTTAATTTTTTCTTCAATTTTACTACTCACTAAATTATCACATCCTATATATTATCATATTTTAATTACTAACTAACTGCTAACGCTCATTAAAAGCATTAACACTCACGAATGGAACTTTTATCACAAACGTATCCATAAACGCTAACAAGCAATCTTCACACAAACAAAACTTCCCTACCAACAAATCAAATGGGCTGCCATACTTAAATCTCACTTCCATCTGATGCCTCAAATTACAATCCATAATATTCATGTTACCTTGCTCGTCCATTGGTAAAGTATTACCACATTTGTTACATGTCAAATTGTTCATATGAATCCTCTCTTATTCGTTTATAATTTAATTATAACATGGGAAATAAAATTGTCAATCAAAAAATTTAGGAATTATGCATAGAAATAATATTAATTTATAAATTACTTATTAATTGCCATATGAAATGACATAAATCGTTCTAGTATGTCTACCGAAGTTTGTAGCTTCTTTATCATTACTTGTGAAAATATCTACATCGTATGTACCCACTCCACTTCCAGTATCCATGTTTGTGTATGTATTAGTAAATCCTTCAATTCTTATCTTTGTCCCATATTTCCAGTTTTTGCCCATTGCAACTGTCACACCTTCGATTACTCGTTTACCTGAACTGGTTATACCATATTCTTTGTGACTAGGATATTTGCCACATGATTCATATGATAAAGAATACATTGTTACACTACCCTTAAATGACGTAATATAATCGAATAGTGACCTAGTTTCCCTTACATCAAGTGAACGTGATATTGCTGTCTTTGTAACAGTAGGCATTGCTGTTGGCGTAGGATTTGTCGTTGGTACAGATGTAGTTAACTGCATAGTTATAATTGGTTTTGATGCGTTGTTATTCTTTGTATTAACGTTCATTCTCATTGATGTGATTGCAAAATATACAATGTTAATTACCATGAAAATAAGCATTAACCTAGATATACATTTTAAAATAAAAACAGCCCCTCTCAAATTGCATAATTCCTAAATAAGCAACAATCTATATAATCGAGCAATAATGCTCGTTGTTTTAGTTGTTTGACTCAGCAATATCGTCTATTGTTATTTGTTGACATTTTGGAATTAATACACTTGCGATCATTGTTTTTCTTATCTTTACATTGCCATCAACGACAAATTCAACGATATAATCTATCTTATTCTTCTTGCGAGATCTTGTTACCACTTCTGCCTCAAGTCCCTTGAGTGATTCATATAAGTTGCCTATATAGATTACAAGATCTCCGATATTATGCTCATACTCAGGAACAAGTGGGTTTCTGTTTGATTTCTTTTTAGTTGTTTTCATTATTACTCACCACTCTTCCTTGAGAACATCTTCTATATTTTCCCACTCATAACTACTAAATTTATTTTTGTAATTTAAAATATTTTCACCCATATGATTTAAAACATCTAATAAATCAATACATACAGTTGTATGAAATAAAATTACTTTAATACTGCCTTCCGACAAATAATCATATCCAACGATATTTGCAAATTCTTCTAATCTATCAAATTCCACATGACACCACACTTCTAATTCATCGTTTAATGATTGTATATGGTTCTCAGTATAATCTAAAAAGTCATATAGCTTTACGTTTACTAAATCCATCACTCATCACTCCTTTTCATCCACGATATCTGCAATATTATACAAAGCATTTTTGAGATCCCGTGGACAACAGACTTGTGGTAGATTCTCAAATACTTTCTTTATGCGGTTTACCTTTTGTTTAAGAAACTCTACTTCATCTTTTAAACTTCTCACCTCTTTTTCATCGCTATTGCAAAGCTCTTCCAACAAGTGAACAATTAGCTTTCTCTTACTCATCATTTACCACACTCCTCTTTGTATTAATGGATTACATACTGGTCACTTTAAAAATTACATAGGGACTGATACATCCCTATGCTTATTATAATTTAATTACTTGCCACTACTACCCAATGCACCTTCGCCACGCTCTGAACTAATTGATTTTAATTCTTCATAACCAAGCTCAATAATATCTACTTTGGGTACTGGCAGCAACAATCCTTGACATATTGCTTTGGTATATGGATACACTATGTAATCTTGACTCAGCAACTCTAATACTGAGTCGTTAGTTTCTTTTGTTATGATTACAGTTTTATCATTACCATTGTATAAACAAAAGAATATTTCACCTCTGAAGTTAGAGTCTACGACACCTGCACCTCGCTTCATACTCTTGACTCCTGTGCTCCCCCTCTCCTCAAGCACAAAAACGTACTCATCTGAAAATGCAGAAGCTATTCCCGTTGGGACTAATCTCGATGTATGTGGTTCGATTACAAAGTGTTCTGAATCGAAACAAGCGTACAAATCGTATCCTGCATCCCCACTTCTCTTGGAAGGTATTGTTGCATTTGGGTGAACCTTTGCAAAACAAAGCATCGTGTTATTCATAAATTAATTTTCCTCGCTTTCTTGAGTTATGTACAGTTGACAGCAACAATACTGATTTTCTCTAAATTCTTTACAAGGGCATATATGGTCACGAGTCCATTGTGATTCAGGAATACATGGACACATATTTCCTGTAATTTTAAGTCTTGCTCTGATAGCGTCTACTATCTCTTTGTCTGGATTTAAGATTGTTTTCTTCATAAATTAATATTTACTTCCTCTCATATATTATTATAATTTAATTATGAGACGATGTCAATAGGTTTGAACATCGACTCATAATTATTAAATTTCTGGTAAAAGCATAATTTTATCTTAAAACTCAATTCGTAAAACCGTTGGTATGACTGAATTCTATCGAACGGGACAACTACCCGAAGCACAAGATTCATTACCAATATCCAATTCCATTTCTTCAACTTCGTATTTACTAATTAATGATGGTACAAACGGCTTCATGTCTGCTACACGCCTGTTGTATTCTTCCTCTGTGATTGCTTCGTAAGGAAGCAGTTGATAAAATGAATCATCCAATGATATGAATGTTAGCCCAATTACAGTATCCCAGTTGTCATATACCCACTGAACAACACCATCCCATTCATCGTTTTTGACGGAAATAGTATTTGATGCGTTATGCTCTACATAGTTTTCCATGAACATTTTATATGTCTCTAATTGTTCAATAGCCGAAACTGTATATTTAGTTCTTCCTTGTGGAGCTTTAACTGGGAACTCTATAACCTTTGTTTTACAAGTTTCTATGTCTTGACCAACTTCGGGGAATACTGGATATCCTAAATCTTCACAAACTTTGCATAAGGGATCTATTGCATTGATCCTAACTCTCCTAATGTAGTATTGTGAGTGTGAAAAGTGTAATCCTGGTGATACAGTCGGCAGTAGGCTCAATGTACCTTCGGGTTTTAATGCCGTTGACAATAAAGGTTTATTCAATCCTAAGTCTTTGGCATATAATTCTCCTGCTTTTACTGCTATATCACGCAACTCACTTGCTAATTCCATCTCGTCTTTTTTTGACATTTTAGTTGCATTTATCATATCTTGCCATCCAGTTAATGAACAACCTAAAAGTCTATCTCTAACCAATGTTTTATTCCATTTAGGCAGTTCAACCTCAACAGAAGCCATTCTATAACCTGCTCTAGCAGATAGTTTTTGTGCTTCATATAGTTTTTGATTGTCTAATATTCCATCCACTACAAACGCCATAACATTTACTGTTGTAAGGTTACAGAATTCTTTTGAATCTAAAATTATTTCACCACCTATATATTTCCAGTAACAATACTTTTCTGGTAATATGTTGGACTATCGCATAGATTATATTAATTTCAATATAATCTCCCCATCACTTAGTCTCTCACGGTCATAAAGTGATTAATTCACACCAAGTAACATGATTTACTTGTCGTTCCGCCCTGTCACCTTGTATTAGGTTTCCAAGTCAATCAGATGAGGTTTTAAATCCACATGGTTAAGGTCTATGGATTTGTTCCCTTTGCGTTCGGATTTCTTTTTAAAGCAGCTTCCATATTGAAAAAGTTACCTTCAGCACTATGTCTGATTGTCTCAAATCTCTTTCTTAATTCATCTAAATTAGGCTTTTCATAATATGTAACTGAGTTATTGCTCATCATTCTATGAACGATATCTGGATTAGCTGACCATATACCATTTTCATCCATAGTATATAAATTACTTTTTGCATTCATTACTTCTTTGTCTGTAGAATCAAATAAACACATTTGTGCGCTTCTTCTTGTACCACCAACCACTATACCCTCTGCTATTGAATTGGCAATATCCATCGCATCTATTGGTTTAAGTTTTTTATATGATTTATTATTTTTGGTTAATACTTTGTGTATTTTATCAATAATTTTTAATAAAGCATCGTGCCCAGAACTTTGTCCTCCGAAGGTTTTTAGGCGTTCTCCAAATGGTCTAACACTATCATAATTCATAATAATGTTGTCAATTGTCTGGAAGTCGTTATCATAAAATACTTTTAAAAATATATCAATTGCTAATGACCACGCATTTTTACTATCCCCAACATTAATTTCTATAACATTACTTATAACCGTATAATCTGTAACTTCTTTTCTTTTATGTTTGGGTAATCCTCTATATGGTTGATGAATAAGTTGAACATTCCCTCGTACTTTTGGAAGTTGCGATACAAACTTATCTTCCACAGAAAACCCTACACCGCAACCCAACATTAATAAATAACATATGTCTTTATATGCTTCGAATTCGTCAATTACTAAAAAACTGCAATTGTGTGTATGTATGCCAGATGTTAATGTAAATGAATTAGTTTTAGACTCAATTATGCAATATGTTTTTTCAAAATCTCCATTATAATTAATTTCTTCTACTATCCAATCTCTTTTTTCTGGAATTGTTTCTTTTAACAAATCATTCCAATCATGAGGTATGTATTCTTTAAATATTGAAAACGTATACGGATTTTCATATTCTCCATAATTCGAATTTGTCCTCACCGATTCAGTAACTTCTGAAGTAGGCATGCCAATCATTTCAAACAATCCTCTTATGTATTTAACTTCTTCTTCTGTTCTTTGTGTAATTCTTATACTAGAACCGACTCTGCCATCAGTAAGCAATAATCCATATAAAAATCCCTTAATATACTGAACATTCATTGAAGTATCAGGTAATTTCTTCCATGTATTTGGCAATTGTCTAACCATAGTACCATCCACAGTCTTATCATACCAAGTGTCTTTTGAGTAAAAATATTTTAATAGTTCTTGTTTGTGACCAATTAGTTTTACTAAACAATAATCTCTTTCTTTTTCTAGATTACCGTCGCCATAAACAATCCCATGTTGAATCCCTATTGGACACATATCTATTTTAGTTTTACAGTAAGCAGTCCTCATTTTTAGAATACTTCCAATTTTTAAATCTTCTGTTTTAATTTCTATATAATGAGTATCTTTTGGAAATTTACGAACAAACCATATGTGATTTTTCGTAGTTTTTATTATTTTGGTAGTTTTAGTACCTTTTCTTCTGAGTTTTATTTCTACAATTTCATCTTCATCAAAGTGCTTGACTTTGGCTTCACTCCATCCACAATTGCCATCTAATATACTTACTAGTTCTCCATCTTTACAGTCTTTGAATTGACGAATTCCACCTTTACTCAAGAACTCGGTGTCTCCCGTAAAGCAATTAAACTGAGAAGCTGGGTTTGCGTAAGAAGCTTTTGTGAAACCGCTCCAAAGCGATCTACCTGACAAAAATTGTTTCAAATTAAACATATTGTCAAACAATTCTTGAGCTTCTTCCTTCGTAACTCCATCTACTAATCCACAGTTAAACTCTACAGCTCGTCTACAAGTCTCCCACCAATATTCTCTTCTCTTTTGCTCTGGCAACCACCTAGAATATGTTCTATAATAAACAAATTCACCAAGTGGTGTCATTGGACTAGGTTTATGTTTGTATTGGCTTATAAACTCATCATCTAACAATTTGTATTGTGATTCAGTATCTTTATTCTCTTCCCTATTTTGATTCCTGAACTCTCTAAACAATATGTATTTCTTTGCAACATCTTTTCTATTGCTACCCATTAACTTCTCTTCAATCATGTCTTGAATCTGCTCAACTGTCTTGATTTCATCATTCTCTACAATTTCCTTCTTAATTGACTCTGCTATGCGTTTGGATAATTTCTCATCCACGCCATCAATCGTTTCACTCATTGCTTTATTGATCACATTCACAATTCTACTAAAATCAAAGTCAACTATTCTGCCGTCACGCTTATGTACACTACTCAATACATTTCCCTCCACATAATCATAATTTAATTACAGTACATTTACTTCCCAATCATCATAATACAATAGTGTTTCAGCAATCCATACGCCTTCTGCCATTTCATATGTAAATAAAAATGATTCAGAATCATATCTAGTAAGTATTCCCTTGTATGAAATACCTGCATTAGATTTAAACACTATCAATGTTCCCTTTTTATCATGTCTCACAAAAAATATCCCCCTTTCAACAATTTTATTATTATAATTTAATTATAACATAAATTATAAATTTGTCAAGAGAGGGATAAAGTATGAAGTTATTTGGAGCGAAGTAATTCACCTAGAAATGTGTTTCGATTAAAATTGACTTTCTTTTTCAACGCTGTATTTATTGTTTTAACATCTCCAAAATGATAACATCTTATTCTAGCTCTAGTTTGTGCTACATACATTAAATTTGAGTTAAGCATAAATGTATGTGCTTTTGGTGTAACCATTATAACTATTGGTATAGAGCTACCTTGACTTTTGTGTGTAGAAATAGAATATGCTAGTTTTAATTGTTCTGCTGATTTCTTATCATACTCAATTAATTTACCATCAAACTCAATTATAATAGATTTGTTGTTGATGTCTTCGATTCTGCCTATTTCACCATTTGGTACAAAAGTAACATTATCTTCCTCAAAAGCTTCTTTGTTAGGTTCATATATTTTTGCTTTATAATTGTTTGATGTTTGAATAACTAAATCATTTTTGAAAAAGGTAATATCACCAATTGTCAAACCCTTACCAAACATTGATTTTGCATTTGCAACTCTTTGTAGATGATTGTTGATGTTTATAGTACCATACAAGCCTTTATTATAAGATGACAATACTAATATATCTTCTGCTTTTCTTCCCTCTTGTAGTAGCTTTTTATATAAATTTACAACCTTGTCAACTATAACTTCTTGTTCAGAAGGTATGAAAACGTAACCTTTGTCCTCGCCGAACATTTCAACTTTACCTGTATCAGCTAAGAACTTCTTTGATAATCTAGTATTAGTAGCTACAGTCATTAACCCACCAATACCATATCTGAATATCTTACTTAATGTTGTAGTTGGTACTAAATTTGAATTCATTAAGTCATGTAAGCTATTTCCAGCCCCCACTGAAGGGATTTGTGCATTATCTCCAATAATTAATAATTTAGTTCTCTTAAAGTCAATAGCCTCTATTAACCTTTTCATTAAAAATACATCAACCATTGAGAATTCATCAACAACAACAACGTCTTGGTAAAATGGCATTAATTCATTATGAGTCCAATCATCTGGAGGCATATACCCTAACCCTCTATGAATAGTTGATGCAGGAGCATTTGCATAACCTTGTAATGTCAATGATGCTTTTCCTGTTGGTGCTAACAATATTGATGTTTTATTATTATCTTTTAACATTTGCAAAATAGTTGTTGTGGTATATGACTTTCCTGAACCGCCTGGACCATTTAATATACAAATATTGAATCTACACAACTTTTCTATCGCACTGAATTGTTCATCGGTTAAATCATTGTTTGAATATCTACTCAAGTCGATATTCCATATAGCATTATCTTTTAATCCATCTTTAAGTCTATTTGCTATGTATAATTCGGTTTCATATGTTGATTTTAATGCAACAAACTTTTTACTATTATCAATATGAATATGTTTATCATTTTTAACTATATCGACAAAGTGATTTACACAATCAGGAGTTAATTTATTACACGTAGATCTTAACTCTACTATATCCATTTTTGTATGACCATTTTTCTCATTCTCAGATAAGCAAAACATTATACATGCCTTACATCTTTGTGCCGATGTTCGCAATTCGTATCCAAAGTCAATAATTGGTTCTAGACCTTTTTGAATATTTTGTTTTGATTGTCTTTCTAATGTTAATAATATCGTATCTGCTTTTATAAATGCAACACCTGATAAACCACATAAGCACTTATAGGGATCATTTTTTAATTCATTCTTCAATTTCTTTAAAGAAGGATATTTTTTATATATTTTCTTCAAAATAGACACATCTAATAATCCTTGAAATTCTTGTATTAACTCTACTAATGCGAAATTATCTATTATTTTATTTTTAATTACATTAAATATGTATTCCTTGATGTGTGGTGTTTTACTCAGATCAATATCATCTAATCTATCATTTGTCACTCTATCTACGATATCAGGATATGCATTTAAGATTGAATCCACTTGTGTAGGAGTTAGTAATTCTGACAAAAACAGCCTACTATCGTCTAGTGTTTGGGGTCTATCTCTTTTTATATTTAAAATTTTATATTGTGCTCCATATGCTCCATTTTGAAGTTCTGCTTTAACATTGTACGATATGTCTAAACCAAGGTCATGTACATTACCAAGTATTGTAACATTATCATATTTATTTAATTTAATGTTTGGATATTTGGTGGAGTCGACAATTGCACCGTAAATCTTAAAGTTTTCTCTATTACATATGCACACTCGTGGTGTACATTCAAATTCCACTATTTCTGCCATAATTACCTCCAGTTTTTATAATTTAATTAATACACTTCGTAACTGTGAAGTATATCTTCTAATTCTTCAGAAGTAGTCCACTTCCCATCAACCATGATACTTTTCTTTTTTTGTTTAAATTCTAATACTTTTAAGATACTGAATAATTTAAATGGGTTCTCCCTAAATATTCTACCATCTTTTATTTTACTCTTGATTATTTCCCCTGTTTTCACATGTAATAATTTAACTTGTGGTTTGGTTGTATCATTTGAAGTTTTAAATTCAATTACAATATAAAATTTGTTACCTGCTGCATCATTCGTATATGTAGTATAACCTAAGTATTCTAATTCAAGTTTTATTTGTTCTTTAATAGACAGTGGTTTATTTTCAATAGACTCTAAAATCTCTCTTATGTATGAATACATATCTAATTCTCTGTATTGTGTTTTTGTAAGTTTGTTACTATATTTAACCAGAACCTCTTCATTTATCTCTAATTTATCTATATCCTTAAAAGATATTTGTTTACGAGTTGCTAAATTATAAAACATATCAATAGTTAATAGTAATTTTTTATTTTTACCAAACCTACTAAAATAGTTTAATATTGTAAGAATTTTTAGATGTTTAGATGTTATATCGGGAATGTAAACTGCCGACTTTAAGAAATCAATAAAATCCACAAATTCTTCTTCTAGTAATTGTATCAACTTATCACGTATTTCATCACTTACAAATTTTATTTCACTCTGAAGTTTATGTTTCTTAATTTTTGTATTATCTAAAAATTCCTGTAATCGTTTATTTGCAATATCAATGTAATATTGTTTATCTAATTCATTTGATATGGAACAATTTGTAACGTCATCATTATAAATAAAGCAACGTTTTGGCGTATTTGATATTTTTTCAATACGAGTAGATAAAACACCTTCATTATCGATAACATCTTTAACTTTAAATACACCACTTGCGTTTTCTACGTTAGACGCATAAACTCTTAGTACTTTTTCATCTATCTTATTTTCACCATATAAAGCGTGTTTATAGAGTCTAGAAATTTTTACAATCTTTTGAAACTTACGAAAATCATCACATTCATTAATTGTATCTTCTATAGGTTTATTAGTAATGAAATTATTTATGAGTGCTTCGTTTACAATGGGTAAATCATAATCTATTTCACTTAATTTTTTTACATATGCCCCTTTTGATTTATACTTACCCTTTTCATTTATTATAATATAATTATTTACATCTTTTTGATATATTTTATTGAATACTTCCCATTCTAAATCTAATCTAGTTCTAGCTTCCCATTCTTTAGCAATATTTTTTATTTTGTCTATATCTTCTTCTTTTTCTACTTTTAAAAATAAACCATCTGTATTTGACTGAATTAAAGTGCAATAATGTTCTATTTTTTCTATCAAATCAAGTAATAACAATTGACCTGCCACACATACATTATTAGCCATTAATGGATCGTATAGATTGTTATATTGGTCTTTCATTGCACCATATGTACTATTGAGAACAATTTTAAAAGGTAATTGCATTGGATTCTTTTCTGCTTTTAGTTTTAACCTAGTATCTCTGATTTCTACATATCGTGAAGGATCTGCAACATTTCTACTAATATAACCATACTCAATCATGATTGCAGGATACAATGATGCCACATCCAGACATAGAATTATACCTTCGTCTGTGTAATTGGCTACAGCTCCATGGATACCTCCCCATGCAAAGACATGTGGAACTCCTGCTACATCTGTAACTAAACTTTTTTTATAATTCATATTCAATGGGTTTTTATACCAATCGACTATGTACTTATATTTTTCACCAATAACCAATGTATCAGGTATGGAGATATTAAATTCATCATTTCTTTCTGTTCGCAATGCTCCTAATACATAAGCAGATAATTGTGCTTTTGTTTTGTTGAACATTTCCATAGGTAAATCAAAAGCTTTAATTAACGACAATTGACTATCAAATTCTTCTTTTCTTAAATTAAATACTTTAATGGTCTCTTCTACGTCATGTGTACAATATTCAAGCACTTCTTCAATTTCTAAGTCAGTTAATTTTCTATTGATATTGAAGGATACTGAGGATTCTTTAATTTTTGAACCCATGAATCCTTCTAGTTGTTTGAGACTATGAAAACCTGTAGAGATATCAAAATTATTCAATGGGAACTCATTTGATTTTTTAACAACTTGAGCACCCTTTTTATCATTAATGATTATTTCATTATTTACAAAATAGGGATCTAAACCACATAAAATACCCTTCAATATGTATTGGTCATAGTTTCTAGAATTATAACCCACCCATATATCGTCAATGTGTGCTTTGTAAAATTCTAACAACTGTGATTCATTATTGATTATTACTGTTTTATTTTTAGTTTTAATATTAATAATAACTACCATCCAATCATGTTTAAATACTTCAAAGTCGTATGCTAATAATTGCATAATTTATCTCTCCTCTCTCCTTTCATAATATAAAATCATAATTTAATTATATCATACATCAATATATTGTCAAACATACCAAGCGATCTCAGTTAATGACCACTCGGTATGCGATATTTAGAGATCTAACATCCACGATAAATCCTCATCTTCTTTGCTATTATTATTTTTATTAGCATTTATCTTGTCTAAATATTCTCCGTAAGGTTTATGTAATCGAGCAGAATAACCACTCAAATTAGCAAAGTAATATGAATTATAGTCACTCACTTCTTCCCACCATATTTTATCACTCTTTGTTTTAGCATATTCCACTTCTTTTCTATTTATTTCTGTAAGTGTTGATATTATATCTGATTTTAAAGTTTTAATTTCAATTTCATTGAATGGTATTTCAACATGGCAATCATCAAATATGTATTTAGCTTTTATATCATCTGGTAAAAATTCAATACTATTTGTTGATACTAACATATTCACATAATCTTCGATTTCTTGCTCAGTATATCGTTTTGTTTTCTTGAGCCACATTGTAACATTAGCTTTTAGCGAAGAACCTATTTCATTTCTCGCAATTTCCCTAGATGTAATTTTACCATTTGCTTGTTGTTGCTCAACTGTAACATACTTTAAAAAATTCCATCTAATTTTAATATTCTCTAACGGGACTCCCAACTGTCGCAAGGCTTCGGCGTATAGTACGAGTTGCCCTTTTTCAGAATCGATCTTCTTACCTTTGTATATAGATGATGTTTTGAAGTCTGTTATAACAAATATATCACCTTCTCTATGTATACAATCTATATAACCTTGAAATAAGTATTCACCGATTTTAACAACTATAAATCTCTCTAAATCCACTTTTCTAGTCATAACATTATGGTGTCTAAAGAAATGTCGTATGCACTCTTCATATTTTTTGGCTATAACTGCATTTTTATCAGCGTTACTACGATCATATTTCAATTCAGCTAAATTAAACATATCTAATTCTGACTCATATTGTGATATCATATCTTCATATTTTATTTTATTAGTGTAAAATTCTTCCATTATATTATGGCAGGTGTTCCCACTAAACGAATAGATCGAATCATTTCTATCTTCCTGTATTTTTGCGACATATTTCAAATAATACTCATATTTTGATGTTTTATATGTATGATAGCGTGACCATGACCAAATTTGATCGACCTTATATTTCTTTTTTATTTTCTCTAATTCTTCACTGGTTTTTCGCATAAAATTATCCTTTCATATTCATATTTTAATTATGTTCTGATTCTTTTAAAAACTCTCTATGTTCTTTATCATCATAGGCTACCTTATATTTAAACATAAAATTATAAAGCTTATTCGGTAAATCACTTGATGAATCTTTCTTGCCAAGTAATTTCCATCTGTCAAACATATAATAAACATTTCTAATACCATAAAACTTCTCACAAGTAGCTCTAGTATGTTTAAGCGATATATCATTATCCCAAGAGATTATTATATCTACATTTAGTGATATTAAAATTCTAACTTGTTCTTGTGATAGTTCATGACCACCAGATGCCACACAAGTTTTGTCATTTCTAGAGTGACGTTTTAAAACTCCTTTTTGACCTTCAAGTACAACAACATATCCAGCTTCTTGTATGTGTTTATAATTTTCATTTAGTCCATATAAATTTAAACCTCTTGAAAAAGGCTTTATTGCTAAATATTTAGGTATATCAAGCATCGAATATTCTTTCACAACAGTTCGCCCAATAATACCCACGAAGGAATATCTATCCCCACACCAATATCGTTCAGGGAATATAATTCTTTTCTTTGTGTCAGAATATCCAATCGCAAACTCTTTACAAGTCCAAGGCATTATACCATCTTCACGTATTAGATTTATATGTGGTAGTGGTATATAATCTTTTAAAATCTCCTCATCGTATATAGGAATATCATTTACATTACAAATATCTCTTTTCTTTTTTATTCTTTTGAATATCTCCAAAGGATCTATTTTGTCTTTTGTAATGTTCTTTTTGGCATTATATTTAAATTGTAAACCTAACACCTTGTGTAAATATTTATTTGCCTCAGAAAAGTTAATATCTTTTATAGTCTGACACAAAGAGAATATATCCCCTTTTGTGGTCATGTCGGGATTATAAATCCTACAGAACAAATCATCTTTACGAACTGACACTGAATCTGTGCTAGAGTGACCATTTAATCCTGCTCGATATTCGTTACTAAACTCTTTGATATGATGACATTCTAGACTTTCTAAAATGTCAACAATTTTATCATTATTTATTATATATTGTTTTAATTCTATAGCATCCACTGGTTCACCACCCATTACCAATCTTGAATTATATAACAAATTCCCAATTCTTTATATATATTGGTACTTAAATTATGTTCTGCTATTATTTGATATGGTTGTGTTTCACCAAATCTATTTTTGGTTATAAAAATTATCACATAGTGTTTATTTTTATCTAATTTAAAAGGGATCTTTGATTTTTTATTCTTACCTTCAAACCTATATCCCGTTATTTCATGTTTACCACCTTCCAATTCATCATCAAAAGGAGAACGGATCATTATATTTACAGATGAGACATCAACTATAGACTTTGCGTTCCCGATAGCCTCATTCGTCAAATATCGCTGTTTAATAGATGCTTTGGTTAACTGATAATTCACCCAAAGGCTTACATTTTTTGCACTAGGCTTAACAGTGTCATATAACTCAACCATGTCTCTTTGCATTTCCAACCATACATTTTCAGTTCTGCTATCTGAGCTACTTTTAAGAGTGTCTAATAAGAAAAACTTACACCCCATACTTGCATACTTTTTTATAATCTTTATTGCAATTTTAGTAGTATATCGTTCCAGAGGGATTATTGTAATATTCTTTCTCTCTTTCTTTTCCTCTAACCATTCAGCACATTTACGCAATAACACCATGGTGTCTTCATCAAAATTACCATTTCTTAACACATGTTTTTTTAATTCTTGTTTAAATATGTTATTAGCAACCCATATTAACATTTCCTTTTGAATCTTTGTCTGATCTTCTTCGTTGATAATAATGCACATTTTTTCATCGTGTTCTATTATAGAAGGTAATAACCATCTAATTGCAGTAGTTGTTTTACCCACACCACTACCTGCTCCTAGCATATTTATATGTCCCAAATTACATCCTGATATAAGTTGATTTAACAGAGGGGAATCACATAAAGGTAAGCCAACATTTTTACCTTGATTTAACTCATCTATCAACTCATTTAAGTTTTCACACAAATTATAACTTTTCACTTCACCATCAACATTTAAAAATAAATGATTTAACTTAGCCTCGTATTCACTATAAATTTCTTCAGCACTCATATCTGCGAATTTACTCAATTTACCTTGTACAGGGAATTTCATTTTTAATAATTCAATTACTACATTCCACTTTTTTAATTCTCGCACATATCCTGACATATTCTCTTCTTTGATATATGACTTAGCATTTTCAATTGTTTCATATCCACCATATTCATTATATTTTGATTTTAATTTAGGATGTTTGTCTAAATATAATCCTACAGTAATTTCATCGAGAACATGTTTCTTTTCGTTAACAAGTAAATCTTTTGCTACAGCAAAATATACTTTCCATATATTATTACTGAAATCTTCTAATTTTAATTCGTAATTATGTATCGTGTCTGGCAAAGAATATATAATCGAAACGATATTCGCTTCAGATGCCAACTTATATTCTCGAACCTTTTTCATTGTGTCTACTAATTCTTGTTCAAATGCTGACAGTTCTATTTGATTTGTTGAATTATTTTTCATTTTACTTGTTTTACCTGTTTTATTTTTAGCCACCAATCACCACAGCCCTTCTAAGTCAGAATTATGCACATCCACACTAGCTTTTCTATACTCTGCAATTTCACTATTCATGTAACTCACATCTAGTGATTCCGTTTTTTCTTTGCTCTTATTTGCTTTTTTAAGCCTAATAACCACATCATTTATTTCGTTTTCTATAAACACCATTGCCGAATTAAATTTATGGCTTTCGTCTTTGAATTTAATGTCATTAACCTTAAACCAGTTTAATATCTTTGGCTTACACACCTTAAATGTGTATAAAATATCTTTAAATTCATAATTTGCCATTGGTTTTGCTTTTGTGTTCCGCATAAACTGACCCTTACTTAAGCCCTGTAGACGTAAAACTACATTTTTTGAAAGTTTCATATCTTTGTCATAACCCATTATTTCTTTTCTTACGTATTCGTATAATTCGTCCCAGTCTGCTTTTTCTTGTTTTGACCACGCCATAAAATCACCTCAATTAATTAGAATATATTATCATAATTTAATTATAAACTATTTGTGAGATGTTGTCAATCTTAATACTTCATAACAAAAAAATAAGAGAGCTTTTGACACTCTCTTATGATATGTAGTAGAGTTATTATTTAATTAAACTCAATAATTCTCTAGCCTGTGCGACATCTTCAACTTTAGCAGGACTGAGTAATCCAAATTCTTTTGCTTTAGCAACCAATGGTTTTAATTTAGTTGTATCTGTTTTATTAATTTTTATAAAACTAGAAATTTGTTCTATTATATTTTCAACTTCTTGTTTATCAACTTCAGCTTGCTTTGCTAGTACATTTTTCTCTACTAACTCTTCTTTAACCTTGTCTTGGTCAATCTTTGTATCTTCGATTGATTTAGCACCATTTTGTTTTTCATGTTCCATTTTAATAGCATTTTCGATTGCTTTAATGAACTCATCTGAGTTGAGTGATATACAATCTGTTATTTCTGAAAATCTTGATTTTGAATCAATATTAAAATTATCATCTCTAAATGTTATGATTCTTGATTCATTTGAAATACTACCCTTGATTTCGTCTTTTTTATTAGAACCAACCCCAACCTTTTTGCCAGTTTTAATTTGTGTGATTTCTCTATTTATAGATGCCACACCTAGTACATGTAGCTTTGTTTTAATAGCATTAAAATATCTATGCGACATATTAGTGGTTAACATATCATATTCTAAACCTGTTGATACATCGGTCATTGTTCTTTTTTTCGTATGACCTAATATAAACATACTAATTCCAACTTTTTTTAGTTGCCATATTTTTTCTAATATGAGTTCTATAGCTTTGTCTTCACCACCCATATAGCCCCCAAAAGCAGCTTTTATTGACTTGACAGGCTTATCTGGATTTTGTCTATTATGTAATCTAATTACTTCTGGTTCGGCAATTCTGAATAATTCATCCAGAGTATCGTAAACGATAACTTTTAAATCTTTGTATGCCGTTAATTTATTTTCTATTATGTAATTTGTAACTTCATCAAATGTATCCCAATCTGGAATATCTTCATACATAGCTCCTGCAATTGCATCTATACCATCTTCTAAACCTACATTGAAAATAAGGTAGCCGTCTTCTCCCACAAGTCTTTCACATACTTCCTTTGCCAGAGAACTCTTTCCAATTCCTGATTCACCGATTACTGCCAAATTATAAGCTAATGGGTCTACTTTTATTACATTCTTTTTACCAAATTTTCTCTCAGCCAAATCAATTCCTCCTAATAATTTTATTAATAATCATAATTTAACTATCAGGATGAAATATTAATTATCCACCCTGATAATTTTAAACTCTCACATTTAATCCAATAATGCATTCATCCACTCATCTTCATCAACGTCTACTTCATCATCGTCCTCTGTGTCAACTACAACTTTTTTGGTGGTCGTTTTCTTATCTTCTACTTCTGCAACGATCTCCTCAACATCTTCTTCTTCAGTTTCAAACATGAAGTCAAATATTAAATCATCTTCGGAGTATTTTTCTTCTGTTTTCATTATAGTCGGCTTCTTATTCTCGTCGTTGCCTACCATTTTAATAGCAGGTCTTCTGATTATTAATCTTTTCTCTCTATCACCACGAACTACAAGTGTTGCTAGTGCATCCTCTAATGTGTATGCTCCCATTTCAATTAACTCTTTAATCTCATCTGGAAGATCATCTTCAGTTAGCGTCGTAGTGCTTGCACCTTCCACTATATCACCTTCTAATGTAATTTCAGTAATACCCTTTTTAACTTTTAATACACTATCTAAGAACTTCTTTGTTTTTTCAACATCTGATTTATTTACTTCTAATTCCATTATTTTATTAAATGGAATATTGGTTTTTACTTCTTTGTCTCCCCACATTTTTATGTAATCAACAATTTTTACATTGATTGGGTATACTGCTTTTTGCTTATCCAATTTGCCAATACTATCTTTATCTAATAGTACAGTTTGTGTAAAAGATGCTTTGTATTTAGCAGGGTCATCAACTTTTGACAAGAATATACTTTTGATTTCCTTTTTCATTTGTACATTACCGTCATACATTGAATACTTAAATTCACCTTTAACATTGATAACCATTCCTGCTTTTAGATGCTCTTGTACATATGCTATAGCATCATAAGCTGATAAGAATTTCTTTGTATATGTAACTTCTTTTTTATCTTTGTTAATTACTTTTTCAAGTCCCACTTTAATGAAACACTTTTCACCAATAGTTTCCAAAACTTCTTCATCGAACCTATCATCCCAATCAATTGTAAATTGAGTTCCCCAATCATCTTGTTTTTTCTTGTTGTCATCTTCTTTAACACCGTGTACATATAGAACATTATCTCTAGTAGCTCCATATCCACCCATTAATTCAGAATAAACAATATTACCATTTCCACAATTAACACCTAGATTTAGTGAATTGTAAACCCAGTCACTTTTTGTTGAAGATTGATCCATTTTGAATGTAAAATCAGTAATTTGTGCCTCACCAATTAGTTGGAATTCTGACGTACCTTTTTTTAAAGGTATTTTTTCTTCAATTTTAGCCATGTAAAATCCTCCATTATCATATTTTAATTTTTTTTATTACTTGAACAAACTAACCATTATTTCTAATTATAACATATCTCATATTTTTGTCAAGACATTATCATAATTTAATTACTAACGATTTAATCTTCATTCTCAATCTTATCTACCACATAATTTTCTATCTTATGTAACAATTGCTTTGCTTCTAAAATTAATGACACTAGTTCTGTATCTGTAATTTCTTCTGCATTAGTCATCTTATCAACTACATAACCCACTCCGTCTTCATCAATTGCCATTTGCAATGACACATATTCATCCATAGCATATTTCTCCTTTCTTTAAGTTTTCGTAACTCATAACTCTTAATTTAATTATATCACTACAAAAACAATTGTCAATATGTTATCATAAATTAATTATTTGCCGAACATTTTATCATAAGCTCCACCTTTACGGTGAATGTAATCTTGATGCTCTGAGGGATGTTTCAAGTCTATCATGTTCCACCATTCATTATTACCACCATATGAACAAGGTATTATATGATGAGCATCATATTTCTGACCTTTCATTCTAATTATTTTACCATGCTTATTCTTCACATTCTCATCATATGTCTTCCACGGTCTACCATACTGATTCTCGAATTCCTGAATAATATTATGTTTCGCACCATTGAACTCTCGCCTATGTTGTTTATTTTCTGTTGTAGACAATTTATTATAGATATAATGCTCAATATGGTATTTAATTTCAGCTATTTGTTTATCAGGCAGTTTATGACCACAAGCATACTCTATCTCATTGATATAATCCTGAAACAATAAATCAAACTTAATACTTGATCTTCTGGTGTCCTTATCTCGCTCCTTTCTCTTGTCTGTTTTGGCGTTAATACTTTGCCAAAATGAAGTCATGAATTCTTTGTGGGTCTGTCTTGGTTTCTCTAGCAATAACATAGTTTCCATCGATGTTGCTCCTTTGAAGTTTATATAGATAACACAAAACACTAGGAGTTATCCCAGTGCTTTGTTTGATCTTATAGTTTTTTAATTTCATTGACAAAGTTGATTACGCGTTGTTTCATTTCTCTATCGTCAAAGGTCAAGAAATCATCTTCCTTATCGGCTAACTCGTTATGTAAGAATTTCACTTCTCTTAGCACATTATCCAAATTTAAGTGTCCACTTATTGTCATGAAGTTATAATCATTTATTGTACTCATAATTTAGTTATCTCCAATCCAATTAACTCCGTAAAATACGGTAATTTTATAATCCAATCACAAACTTTGTGCCATTCAGGTAATTGATGATTTTTGCGTTGGTGATATATGTTTAGCAATTGCTGATAGTTTGTATTTATTGTTCGTCTTTGTAAGAAAGATTCAGGTAAGTTCTTTTTTAGTTCGATTTTATGAGCAATTCTATCTTCTCGATTTGTAGCTGACTTGTATGCGTTTAAGACTAAGTTCAAGTCGCACAATGTCGATTGAAAGATATTACTCTCGAACATATCTTGAGTAATTTCCTCATTTCTCATTAAAGTGTGCATCGTAGAACAAGAAATTTTTTCCAAATGTTTGTACGTATCCATTTCAGCCCATATATATCTCGGTAGTACTAAATCTACCCAAACTTGAATCATTCTCAAATGTTTGCAATGTTCTGAGCCTGCTTTTGTTAATTTTTGCGATAATTTTCGATCTGCTTCACCTAAAGCAAATCCCTCAATATTAATATTCTTACTTAAAGTATTATGAGTACAAAAATCTTTATTTATACTATCACTTTTACTCCAACTGTCCATTGGATTCCTACATGCCCTCAATGACGCTTCAAATCCAAATACCTGCGTATGCTCAATTTTCATCATTGTCCTCCGATTCTACATATTCGCTATTCCAACAATGATCACAACTATGTGTCTCATCACATCTATTTTTTACACCAAAAATTTCTCTTAGACAATAATCATCAATAACGAGTTCCATATTACACTTTGGAAATTTCTCTTTAAACACACTTGCATAAGTTTTGACAGGATTTTTTTTTGCCCATTTTTCAACTATAGCAACAGCTTCTTTTGTGTGATTTTCCATAAGTTCCATGCACACAATACCATATGCATTGTTAGTACGTTCCATCTTACAATCACTACAAATTACATTTTTACACATTCTCTGCCTAGTTTTTACATATTCAACAGCATCCATTTTAACTTCTCCTTTATATTCATATTTTAATTTATATTATTGCTCTTTCAATAACTCTTGTTTAGCCAGCTCTAACTCTAACTTAGTTATCCTATTCATTAACGCAACAATAACTTTGTCTTGTTCCTCGATTTGTTTGTTCGCAATTTCTAGCTTCTGCGTTACCGTCACATTATCACTCCTTTACCACCTCGATCATACCAACCAAATTCTTATATGGTATTATATTAAATCCAAATTCTTCACCACTAATCACTATATGATTAGCAGGAGAAAAGTTTTGCATGTATCCTTGAATCATTTTTACAGTATGTATCATTATTTCACCACTTGGACTCATTGGATGATACCAAAGAACAAACTCTCTGCCATCTAAACTATGGAATTTGGTCTGTTTTAATTTGTCCTTATTTAACTTAGTATCTTTACTTTGCTCAGTAGTATTAGTTTTACCCGTCATAAGCAAATCTACATCAGCAACATAATCAGTCACTAACCTACTTAGTTCCTTTTCCAAAAGCGACATTATTTTTTCGTTGTCCATAATTTACACTCCTTTAATTGTATTTTGATTTCAAACATGTTTCTTATTTATCACAATAACTTATAGTAATCTCAACATTACTTCCATAAATTTCTGTGAATGTAACTTGACCAGCGAACACGATATAGTCTCTCCCACTAATCAACTTCCTGTTAAACTCAAACCACAGCCACTTATAATGTTTTTTGCCAAGCCAATAGTATCTAGGTGATGATGTCGTTGTCTGATTGATGCTTCCATCACAATAATACTGTGTTAACTCGATACTGCACAATTTCGGTATCAGATTCATAAATTCTCCTTTACTAAAACAAACGAACGTTATAATTTAATTATATCATGCATTTAATAATTGTCAAACTGTAGTCATATCATGTCATTTGGGCAGAAAACCTCGCATTTGAAATATCGCCAAATCTTTTTCTTTGGCTTCAACCATTATATCAACATCATTTACGTACCTACCAGATAACATTATCAATCCTATTGCATATACTATATCATCATAGGTGATATAATCAGCATGACTCCTGTCATCCACCTTGCCCTTACCACTTGACATATGAATTTTTGGCTTCTTACTACCCCATGTGTCAAAAATCATATCAACGTATTCTTCTATGACATATCCACCAGTGTTACACCTATGATGGTGAACATCTAGCACCATTGGTATATTTAACTTTTGACAAAGTGTTAAAACATCTACAATATTAAAACTCTTATCATCATTCTCCAAATGAATCTTATTTTGAATTTGTTTTGGTAGTCTGTAAAAGCTTTCTTCAAATCTTAACATAGCTAAAGACTTATCTCCATATGCACCACCAACATGAAGCAATATAGTATCAAATCCCAATAGCTCACACAAAGTATTATGATATACTAAATCTTTTAAACTACTTTGAAACACTTCTTCTCGTGGTGAGTTAATAAGTGTGAATTGGTCAGGATGAGTACTACAACGAATATTGCTTGCACTAATATATGACTTAATTTTACCACACAATTCTAACACATCACTATCATTTGCCCAGTCCCATTCAGTTTGTAATGTCGCTAATGGAATCAAATCTGAACTAAAGCGATATACATTAATGTTATTGCTTACGCAAAACTCCAGTATCTTGTATGTATTAGATAGGTTAGTAAGAGTGCGACTTTTTAACTCTTTAATGGCATTGGTGGGATCTTGTGACAATAGTTTAAGATATTGTGTCCTCGTCATTGTACGAAACGAGCCATCCTTACCTAATGTTTTACTCATACAGCATAAACCAAAATTCATAGAACCAACTCCTTGTTATTTAATATAATAATAGTATAACATCTTAATGTAAATAATGCAATACTAATTATCATAATTTAATTACAAGGAGCTGTTTTATGTTATTAAGGTTAATGTATACAACAAGTATCCATGTTTATAAAATTCTCGTTTTAGGCAAACAAAGCGGGGATTAAGAATGCCCACAAACAAGTGGCATCTTTTGTTATAAACAGAGCAACTAAAATGACTATTCCTGTCACAAGCCACACCACAGCTTCATTATAATTATTTCTTAAACTCATAAAAACACTCCTTCCTTTCACACAAAAGTTTGAATTTATCACAATTTGTGATTACTATAAACCTTGATACAAGCCAACTATGAAAAATCAAAAAATTGACCTGTATCACAACTTTAGCCTAAAATTATTTCAACATTGCTTCAATCTCGTCAATTTCTAACTCAATTTTCTTCTCATTTGATAACATCTGGCTTAATTTATCTTCCATGAGTTTCAACTTTTTCTCTTCTTCTTTCCTTGATAAAACTTCTAGTTTAGCCTTAATATCTTCAATCCAAAGGTTAATGTTGTACCCACTAATTTTCCATTCTTCTAGTAATCCTAATTCTGTTGCAGAGTTTTTGTATCCAGTTAATACGACTAAGATAAGAATAAGTTGATCCTTTGTCAATGTGTTTATATTATGACTCTCACCACTTAGAATAAGCATACAGTTTGTTATAGGTGTAAATCTTTTGATTCCATCAATCTTTTCTCTCTTTTCACTAATTTGCTTCTTTAACAATAGTATCTTTTCATCATTTTTAATATTTGACATTTTAATGTATCCTCCTATAAAATTTACCATTCGCAAGATATTCGTTTTTGTACATAGGTTTTACTATGTTGAAAAGCTCTTCAATGGTTTCAGTTGTTTCAGTTGTTTCAGTTCCCGCACAGTAAGTACCTTTGATTTTACTTTCATATGATCTTGATTGATAGTAACTTAATTCGCACTCAATCTTCTCAAAATTGTAAAAATAAAACCATCTTCGCTTTTCAAATATTTCAACAACTTCATCTAATGTATATGGGACGTATTCATCTTTACTTGCGTCATACGGTGAATAAGCAATATTACTCTCAAGTTTTTCAAATAATTCTGCATAATTTTCTACGCAATCTGTAGATACTACCTCTATGAATCTATCACCCAAACCTTTAAGTTGAATAGTAGTCATATGTAATGTATCACTATAATCAGATTTGTGTTCTCTGGTGAAGTAGTGGTGTTTGCCCTTGTTCACGTTTTTACGAACACACTCAGTGGTAGTGTACGTGCGTCCTCGCCAATCTGTTCTGTTACAAGGTACATATTCATATTCATTCTTATAATAATCAAATCTACCCATATAAATCCATTCATCATTGTTTTTTGCTCTGTAAGTTGCTCCGATAATTAAATCCTTTGCTTTGATTGTGTTTCTTTCATGCAGGATTTCATTATATTTACTAATTGCTTGATAGTCTGGGGATTCCACTGGTACTAAAACTAAATCCTTATTGCTCCACGCATAGATGAAATCGCCTTCTAGACCCTTACCTTTAGTTGATGTGGCATTTTCTAGAACATACAATAGATTCTCAATTGTAATTTCAAACTCAAATCCTCTGGGATCGTATACTCTTACATAAGCTTGCCTATGATTCCAGTCTGAAACATAATCACCAACTTTCTTGTTTAACACAAATCCTGAAGTTGGCACATTGTCAAACTCTTGAGGTTCGATCTTCTCATCCCTCCAACTTTCCCATGATTTCTCTTTACGTAACTTACCTTTTTCATCAAAGTATATTATGTATGCTAATTGCTTAGTGTATGTATCACTTCTGTTTTGGAAGCCTACTTTAATCTTCTTTGGCACAAAAATATTTGTATTCATCATTAATCCTTTCTTAACTTTAATAATTTGTAATTAACACTTCTTGCTCACTCCCGCTCTTATCTTTCTTTTGGTAATTACAATTTTTATAATTATAATTTAATTTATGTACATTGTATTTCGATGACCAATCTATTAGCCATTCAGTCCGTAGTATATTGGACATTGCAAACTTAATCCCACCACTATTTAATTTATCCAAAAACTCAAATAATTCTAAATCTGAATTTTTATTCCAACCACCATTTTCATTATATGAAGCAATTGTAGCTGAGTAAGGTGGATCTGCGTACACAAAATCATCTTTCTTAATTATGCTAATTGGAAGTGTTACAAAGTCTTTTGATATGAATTTTATATTTTTCTTATTAATATGGTTTACAAAAGTAACAAATTTTTGTTCTAATGTAGCATTAAAACTACTTCTATTTTTTCCAAAAGGCATATTAAATTGTCCCTGTTTATTGAATCTTATTTGATTATTAAATCCATAACAGATTAAAGTGTAAAGTATATCCCAGTTTTTATTTCCATTATTATAAGCTTCTCTTAATTTTAGATATCCTTCTTGATTTTCTTTTGATAACGAATATTCATTAATTAAACTATGTATCATATTTGTCATTTCTAAACTACTATATATCTTACAGGCATTCAAAAATTCAATTAACTGTGGCATAATATCATTTGCTATGATTCTATTAGCATTTACATTTATTGATACATTACATCCACCACAAAATAAATCATAAAATGTATCTATGTTTTCTGGGAACAGTGGTATTATTTGTGGAAGCAATTTATACTTGCCACCTGTATAATTTAAACAGGATTTTATGTATTGATTATTGTTATTCATTTACCCACCTACCTTTTCATATTTACATTACCACCTGCATCAACTCCACCTTCAACCTTACCACAATGGACATTTCCACCAGCGTCTACATTTTTATACACATCGCCACAGTGTACATTGCCACCAGCTTCAACATCACCTTTAACATTTCCATTAATAGTAGCATTTCCACCTGTTGACAATGATGCTAAATCACCTTCAAATTTAATTTCCACTATTCCATTATACTTATCTCCAACTTGAGTACCACCAACATATATTGAATTGTTATTTATCACAATATTAGACGAACCGTTAGTTTCATATCGTACATGATTTATATATATTGCACACATATTAATTACCTCCAATTTTATATTTTAATTATTAATCATTGATTCGTGTACATTTAAAATCAAACATCTTACTCTTCCTATAATAGTCTACCTCATAGCAATCCAGATCGGCTAACTCTAGCAACCTAATCACATCATCACACATGGTGAAACTGAGATATGGCATTTTAACGATTACAACGCCCGAACCATATCTCTCACTTGTCCAACCAATATTAGCTTTCTCTTTCTTGATGTTGTCATATACTTCTTTGATTTTAACCTTATGTAGCTCTTTCTTGTCTTCTGACAGATTTTTAATCCGTTGATGTGACTCTAATAATTTAATTAATCTTGAAAATATATAATTCACACCTCTCTAATTTAAATTTGTCACTCCCCTAAAAAAATAATAATATATTAATATTATCATAATTTAATTACTTGTCAATAGTCTTTCGTTAAACTCCAATCTTCAACTAATCTCTTTGGTAACTTACTTTGCTTAACTACAACATTTGGTTCAGCATACATAATTTCACGTTCACCTGTAGTTTCATTGATCATCATTAACCATGTAGCCGATAGTCCTTCTGGCATATATAATCCATTTGGATCTGCTTGAGGGATTGTTACATTTCCTCCACCACTTTGACCATATTCTAGAATTTGTTGTGGATTTGTATATTGAACACTATAAGGCAATCCATACCCAAAACATTTACCTAAATATATAAACTTACCATTCATTGCCTGTGTGTAAGCAAAACAAACTAATTTACTATTATCTCTTAACTCGAATATTTCTTTAGCCATTTTCTTTTCATAAAATTCTTTTATATTTGGCATACCTATTTGATTATTCATTTGATTCAATGCTTGTTTTGTCTGTTGCGTTTGCTTCTCTTCTGCGGTTGGTTTGTACTCTCCACAACCTACAAACAACAATGATAATACTAAGCTTAGTGCAATAATATATTTTTTCATATTAATATCCTCCTCTCATTCTTCTTAGAAATTCCTTTAGTGACTCATCTTTTAGTGTCTCAATGTCAAAATCAGCATATTTACTCCTAATTAAATTAGCTATTGCCATTCTTGCTGTTTCATCTTTTTCTTTTTCCATTTCAAATCTATACTTTGCTAAATCACTTGCCATTCCTTCAATATAAGTTTTATTCTCTTTAAAGATTTCTCTTTCAACATTAGCTCTTTCAACGCCAAAATATTTGTAGAATTGTAAATCTACCAAACCTAGTCCTGCTGATAAAGCAATTACTAACACAAATGCTAAAATTGACAATCCAATACCTTTTAAAATATTCATTTTATCTCCTCCGACTTGATTAATTTGTTTATATTTTTTCCACACTTCAAAACAAAATCTTCGCTCATATCGACTTGATAATCCATTTTAGTTACAACTTCATCATTAATTCTAATTGCATTTTGCATTATCATTCTTCTTGCGGATGATTTTGATGGACATATTTCTTCCCTTAATAACAATTCAATTATATTCATAGTGTTTGTATTACCATCCTTTCTCTTATCAGTTAGTTTCCACAATCCATATTTATAATGGAATATTTTATTTTCAGTCTCTATCCTCAATTCAGAACACAAAGCTACAATTAGCATTACAATTGATCCTATTGCCAGATATGTCATATTAATCACCCGAACCTTTCTTCCCTTTTAATTATTATTGCACTACGTACCAATCTTCCGCAAGGATACTATCGGTAGATGGAGTATAAGGACTAACTTTGCCATCAACATTCCTAATTGCAAAATATGCATTGTACTTAACCATATCTCCAAATTCCTTTTTTGCTACTTCTGTCCTAGCGGGATAAGAATTTTCAGGTACATAATACACAAATACGTCTTCCCTCCATTGTTTGCGAGATACTTTGAATCCTTGTTTCATAGCTACAACTGCCTCTCCAAATGTTTCAATACAAGGTATCATTTCTTCATTTCTCCTTTTAATTTAATTTAACTATATATCTAATCAGAGAATTATTCTCTGCTAACCTAATTAAGTGTTCCAAAATATAATCTTTACTATCATAGAACGCTACCAATACAGCAACATCATCGTCTTGTATTACATACTCAACCATTTTTTCATTCCTGATATATCCTGCTCTGGACTTGTGTTCTTCCCATTTAATAGGGAATTTAGTAGTCCATATACCAAATTCTCTCCCTAAATCCCAAGCCATGTAGTCTATAGTATATGAACCACCTGTAACAAACTCTAAATTGAACTGTGTGATGTTGTGATTACTCTTTTTCAACTCTTTCATAATATCCAATACAGTTTTCCTGAAAAAAGAGTAATCACTAAAGTTTCTTGAACCTATAATTATAATTCTCATACTCAATCACCACTTCGTCTTCATAATAGGCTTAAACACATTATTGCTAACCAAACTACCTAATACATTGCTTTTCATTTTTGACTTATTGCTACTAAGGCTCATATCATAATCATAAATACAATGACTACATGTTTGAACAACTTTTCTATTCATTGTATTAGAAGGCTCAAACTCAACATTACCACATGACATGCAGAACACTGTATCATACATAATTTACCCTACCTTTCTCTAGTTCCTCTTTTGCCTTGTAGAGTATACGTTGTGAGTTTCGCAATATATCGCTATCTGTTTCACTCATGAATTGCCATTTATCACGAACGTTCATAACTAAGAATACTGCCTCTAAGGCTTCAACTAACTCTTCGTTTTGTGTCTTTAGTCTGTCAATTTCCATTCCAGTGTTCATTGCTATAGAATTACTCAAATCAGACAAGCACTTGTTTCTTTGCTCTAGTTGTTTAATCCTTTGCAATAAATCGAACACATCATGCATACCATTATCGCTCATAACATCCACCTCACTATGTATTATTTTATTTTTTTGAAATCTGTTACCTCTATTGGTGCTTCCAATTCGGCTTTTGAATCTGAAAATACAACTCTTTTCTTTAACTTATCTTTCATATTCTTTAACTTTTGTCTATCAACTAACTTACCGATTAATCCCTTTTTGTGCTTTGATAAATTGGTACTAAGTTCCTTAAAGTATACTTCTACAGCAGCTAATGGAGCTGACAATGCTTCTCTTTCTGCGTACAGTCTCTTATAATCTTCAAATGCAACTTCCTTGTCTTGATTATTTAGTAGGTCGAAATTCTTGTCGATTAGATTTAATTGATTGTCTAGTTTTACAATCTTCTCGATACTTTCCTCTACCATTTTAACTGCATTTAGCACATCATTTCTCATAAAAAGTCCCCCTTTAATTTTTATATTATTGTTTTATTGTTTCTTGGCATTCATTATTTCTTTATACCCTTTGCTTATTGTGCTAATTATATAATTTCTAGTTTTTTCACTTGCCCAATCAGGTCTTTGTCCATACCTTGACACATAGCAGGTTAAATCAACTCCCGATAAACCTAGTGATTTACCTTTGTTGTAGTATCTAACCAATTCTGGCATTTGATAGGTTGCATTATATGTCACATCATATAGCTTATTTTTATCGGCATTAGGATGTGAAAATGTATTAACCTGAAATATACCTCTTGAGTCTTCTTTTGCTGTTAGAGTTCTGCATTTTGGATTAAATGAAGATTCATACTTTGCGATAGGATACCACACCGTTTCAGGAAGTCCTTCTTTATCTCCAACTTCTTTCAAAGCATCAAACACCCATTGTGGACATGTTAATTTAGTATAATCATAACCTCTTGCTTCCGAACCCCTATTAACCAATACTACAACTGGTTTAGACGTTGTACCTATTGGACTAACTAAATTTGATAAGTTTGATGTAGGTGATGGAGCAGGATTTGATACTACTGACATCATAATATTCGTAGGTGTATTTATTGTTTTTGGAACTTCAGAAGCCTTAACCTTATCATCATAATCTGGTAGCAAACCTGCCAATGTAACTCCTGCAATCATAGCTGGTACAATAAACTTAAATGAAACACTATTGCTTGGTTTGACGGGTTTACCATTTGCACGTTCTATCTTAATCATTTTCGTCACATCCTCTCTAATTAAATTCAATTTGTTTAACATCCGATTTGTTGTTCACAATAGCTTCATATCTACGTTGAAAATCTCTTAATGACAAAATTAAATCTTTTTGGTTCATGTGAGCCATACCCGTTACCAAATCATCTGCTGTCAATGTTTCAAATTTATATGTATTGAAGTAGTCAGCAACACTTTTGTTACCCTTATATCTAACATAAGCAAGGTATATATTACCCTCAGACTTTATAAGTGCTTTGTTATATGCTTCAAAAATCTGTTTAAGTGAATCCTCTGTGATTTGCTTCTTGTCTATTAATGCCAATGCAACATTTTTGTCCAAACCTACTTCATCAGCTTTAGCTTCTATTATTCTTTGTGCAACTGAGCATTCATCGCCTATGGACATTCCAGCTTTGATTTGAGTTAATCCTTTGTCACCATAGGTTTCTTGGTAAGAGAATTTGGCTGACAACACAATAAATGCTACTGCTATAATTGTTACAACTGCGATTGATAATTTTTTCATAATTAACACCCCTTTTTATAATTTAATTTAGTTATATTGGTTATATTGTTACTTATGTATTATTTTGTTTTGTTCTTATCTTCCTCATAACACTTAGGTGAACATACCCTAGGATTTATAGGTTGTCCTTTACACCAACAATTCCAACCAGAACAGTGATACTCAGCTTCCCATGTGAATGAATTCTTACACACCTTACAATTAGTTATGCACTTTGTCATTGTCATAAACTTTTCACCCACTCTACTGTATAGTATATAATCGCTGCAATAAATACTAGTGTTAGTAAAACTGAATTTACAGCTATACACCAGTATAAAATCATTAATATAGACTCCATGATTTACACCACCTTTTCACGAAGTATTGGAATTAATATATTCTTGCCCATAGTTCGTATGTAATGTGCTTCAGGATCTCTCTTGCTTATTGTATACATTATGCTTAATGCGTTTTTAACAAGTTCCTCTGGTGTTCGATTATAGTGCTCACACATTCCAAAAATCAGCCTTTCCTCATCTTCATTTAATTTGACATTAATCTCCATTAGCTCAATCATCATAATTATCCCTCCAATTCCTTTGAAAACTCTTACCTCTTCTTGATATTCCAAGTTCTGCGCTATATTGTCGTAACCTCATTGAATACTCTGGAAACATCTTTGTTTGTTCTTTACTCTCAAAAATATTAGTTATAAGACACCTTTCATCATCTACAACTACTCTCATATTACCTATTAAATAAACAGATTTTGTTGGACTAATATCTCTGTATAATCCGAGTTCATCACAGGTTTTTATATGTGCAGTCAATCTTCTTTTTGGTAATTCGCCAGTATGGTCGATCAATGCTCCATTATGCAATCTCTCATACTCCTTCAATGCTTTAAAGCTAATTTTAAATGGTTGCATAATTATCAGCTCCTTATTGGTTGATTTTTCATTACTGGATTTTTAAACAATAACCACAAAGTTACAACTACCACTATTACCTTTAAAACTAGAGCCTCACTCATCGTAATCACCCCACCAATCTTTGTTCTTTGCACATATTGAGTGCTATTCCAAAAACCCTTATGAAATCTCGCATTGTCGGATTTGAATAATGATATGTAATATCTGCATTTGCACTTCTTAAAGCAAATTCATATTGTCCCTGTGTCATTTGACCAAATTCACTTTCCATTATTGATTTTGAAATATTCCACTTTCTAATCATAAGCCACCTCCATAATCATAATTTAATTACAAATTCTTTTAAATTAATTGAAAACAATTCATACTATCCAATTAACCCACTTTATAACTTGATTACTTTACATTGCTATAGTTTGCTAATTCTTCTGTCGATTTAAAAGAATATCTGAAGGGTCTTTTCACCCGAACATAGAATTAAATCTATTTAAAGAGTTTTCTTAACTCCATAATTTAATTATACAGCATAGGAAATATATTGTCAATACTATTATCATAATTTAACTATATAAAATAAAAATAGGGAGAATAATTCTCCCTATACCTTACCATGATTAAAATAAATCAATTCCGACAAACTCCATGAATTCAATTTCATTCATGATTTGTACACCATGCTTCTGTGCATCTTGACTCTTTTTACTACCCGAACCCTTATCATTTGATACCAATATGTTTGTTTTAGCTGATACAGATCCAGTATTCTTCGCTCCAAGTGAAACGATTAATTCTTCAAGTTTCTTCCTTGGTTTATAATGAACAAAATCACCTGTGATACAAATAACCATACCTGATAAGTCCTTTAATCCTGTATTCTTGTTCTCTACAGGTTTCTTTATATTAACAATACCTGTCAATTCTATAAGGTCTTGAATGTATGTGTTAAAGTACCAGTTATATATGGAATCATGTGTCGTAGTACCAAAATCCTCTATAACAGTAAAGTCAAATCTATTAACTAAGGCACTCAAGAATTTGTCCATATCATGATTCAAATGTTTTGCAATTGCCTTAGATGCTGACCTACCGATTAATGGTATACTTTGCGAATAGATTACTCTATACATTTCAGTATCTTTAGCTTTTTCAATTGATTCAATTAATTTATTGTATGATTTAGTTCCAAATCCATCCATTTTAATGATTTGAGCCTTGTATTGTTCGAGTTTAAATATATCATTAAATTTCTTAATAAAGCCTTTCTCAACTAATTTTTCGAGTGTCTGTTCACTCAATCCATCTATGTTCATTGCATCCCTAGAAACAAAGTGTGATAATTTCTTTATAAATTTAGCTGAACAATTTTCATTTGTACAAATTAATACTTTACTCGCATTGTCTTGTCTGATCTCTACCTCACCTTTACAAACAGGACACTCACAAGGAATAACAATGTTATTGCTTCTCGTACTATTTTCTACAACTTGAGGTATGATTTGATTTGCCTTAATTACACCAATTGAATCACCTATACCAAGCTCTAATTCTTCCATAATACTAATATTATGCAGACTTGCTCTAGACACAGTAGTACCATCTATTTCAACTGGCTCAAATATAGCAACTGGTGTGATATAATTCTTGCCACAACTCCACTCTATATCTAACAATTTGGTTTCGCTTACTTCATCCTCAAACTTATATGCTAGACTATCTAGTTTGTGATGTGAAGTTGCACCCAACGTCTCACTATACGACACTGATTCATAACTAATTACTAGACCATCAATGGGTAATCCTCGTTGTTGAGCTATCCATTTCATATCTGCAATACATGTTTCAAGAACTGTTGAATTTGGATCTTTATTGTCTTTTTCATACTCTTTATTATACTTCATATTATATATTGTCCAGAATCCTTGTGAGCCTAACCACTCTAATCTTTCTGACTTATAATCGGGTAGTTCCATTTCACATTCAAGCACACTGAACGCATAAAAGTATACATGTCTGTCAGCACAGTTTTTACTATTTAATTGTCTAACACTACCAGATGTAAGGTTTCTAGGATTTTTATACTTTTCTTCGTCAGGCAACTTAGAATTAATCATTTCAAAATCATTGTAATGAATTACTGCTTCACCTGTTACAACAAGTCTACCTTGATATGGTATAGATAATGGGATGTTTTTAAACGTCTTTACATTCTGTGTGATTTCTTCGCCAATTGTTCCTGAGCCTCGTGATGATCCTTCAATTAATTTCCCATTCTCATATACAAGTTTTACAGTTAGTCCGTCAGCTTTAGTCATAACGAGCACATCTTTATCACCTATAAACATTGACAAAGCATCTATTGATTTTGTTTTGTCTAGACTCAAAAGTGGCACAGAATGTTCTATTTTGTTTAATTTACTTGTCACTTCGTAACCCACGGTAATTGTTGGGCTATTAGAGATTACATAACCTGTTTCTTTTTCAAGCTGTGATAGTTCGTCAAAAAGCTTGTCATAGTCGGAATCACTAACTGTCGGTTGTGCAAGGTTATAATACTCGTGACGATATTGATTCAATTCATTTGCCAATTCATTAATTCTCTGTATTTTCTCCATTTTTAAATCTCCTTATTTTGATTATTATTTTATATTATCATAAATTAAATACTAGGTCAATTATTTTATCCTTTACATTTCCATTAATTGGATTTCCTCCAGCCGAAAAATGACCTCCACCGCCCATTTGTTTGGCTACGACACTCACATCCACCTTACCAGTACCTCTATAGCTTACTGCATAGGATGGATTAATCATTGCAACAAAATCTATATCAGGATTTAACTTACACAATGTGTTACCTAATTCAGATGTATACATCTCAGAGAATACAATTCCAACATTATAACCCATTATTTCTCTCTTGATTATGTATTTGTTTTTAGTTTCAATATACTTGTCAATATCACGTTGTCTATACTCTAATAGTTTTAAATCAAATTTATTCAACTTTACAGCTACTTCATTTTTGATCTGTATCTCAATTTTAGACACAAACTCATCTCTACCAATTATGTACAATAAATCGTTAAATTGTTTTGGTGTTACATCGTTATATTTTGTTTGCCATAACCATGTGTCATATTTTCTAACTATTTCACAATATGAGCGCAATCTGTCATACATATCTTTGTTCATTTCACTTAATTCCCACATGCGATTAAGACAATTGAGAAACAAACTAGTACCACATGTCAATTCACCATTAACTTCAACAAGAACTCCTGCCCAATCATAGTTATTCAAGTATTCTGCTGTTTTGTGGTGATCTCGTAATGTTACCATATTGCACAGTCTATGTACTTTATTTGGTGTTATTGTTACTTCAGATTCTATTAACTCTGCTACTTCCACACTCACCGACAAATCAGTTATGTACACATGATCATAAGCTAAATATTCTTTGTTAGTAATGAATCTTTGTACCTTTTCATTAATATCTCCTGGATGTGCATATTCAATGTCTACATCTTTGTTGTAGACTACTTTTGCAACAATTCCACATGAAATACCATCTAAATCGCTGTCTGTAAATAATTTAACTTTCATAAAGTCACCATCCTTTTCTTTGTTATAGAAAAATTCTCTTACATTAATTATAACATAAGAGAATTTAAAGTCAATATTATCATAATTTAATTATCAACTAATTTTAAATAAATTTTCAAATATTTTTTCTAAGACATCGACCACTATACTGTTTCCTGCGCACTTATACATTTGTGTCCTAGACATACCGACCGCCTTACACTTTTCCACATCTTCGTCCGTAAAGCCCATCAAACGCCATGCTTCTTTTTCTGTAAGTTTTCTAATCCTGTATTGTGGAGTTAAATATTTAAGAGGATCTTTGTATTCTCTTGATGATATGCATGGTAGAATATGTTCACTACTATAAACCCTGTTGTTATGTTCGTATCCATCTCCTAATGAGCCAATTTGTTTGCAGCTATTAGTATGGTCTATTATCTTTGGAGAATCAGTTCTGTTAAGTATTGTAGGACTTATACCATTCGAACTATAAACCCTACGCTGACGTTCATTGTCGTTTATTATATCTAGTGGTATATCAAACTGCTTAATAATTTCATTTGGTTCAAGTATCTTAATTTCCTGATTGCCACCAGTTACGGTGGTTATTGTTGGTGAACATCCTTCAGAGGAGTATACACGTTTTAGATAATCATGACCATTGATATTATCTAGTCTACCAATGCAATCACACTCGTTATCATTAAGTAATACACCATGTCTATCTTGTGCCGTAAGTGTAAACATGGAATCACCATCTTCCTTAAATCGTCTACCATTTTGTCTTTTATTTACTCTGTCTGGTGTTATACATGGAATAGCAATATGTGTTCTTTGTCCATGATTATCTAGTCCTTTATGATAATTTGAATCAATGCAATTTGATATGTCGCTAGTTTGAATCCTTAACTTTTCATGGTCTTGTAATACTGGTGATTGATTGTGTAATTGATCCTGCTGTTTTAAAGTTTCTATTAATTTCTTAGTTTTTTCTTCGCTTATGTAATATTTTTCATCTACTTCTTTTTCAAGAAAATCTTTAAGTCTTAATCCATTGTCAAAAGGTTCTGGGAATTGAAATGTACCATCATCTATATCTTTTCTAATACTAACTATGTAAATTCTTCTTCTATTTTGTGGTACGCCATAATTTTTTGAATTTAAGACTTTGTGATAATTGTTATACCCAACTTCTTCTAAATCAAATAAAATTGATTCAAATTCATTTTTAAATTTCTTATGTGTCAAAGCTTCTACATTTTCAATAATTGAATACTTAGGTTTATTATATTTTAATATTCTCAATCCATCGTAATATAATCCGCTTCTTGTTTTATTACCTTCTTCGTCTACAAATCCTTTTTGTTCCCCCGCAATGCTGATATCCTGACAACAAAATCCCCATGACATCAAATCAAATTCGGGCAATATTTTTTCATCAATATCAATTATGCTCCCTAAATTTTTACTTCTTTTGTTTGCATTATATAATTGTCTAAGTTTATCAGGCTTTATTTTATTTTTATCACATGGTTTTTTACCATCTGTTGTAAATGTAAAGCTTTCTAATTCCTTCAATATTTCATCTTTGCTCATATCTCTAGAATAATCAATACCATCATTTGTATGTATTGCATCATATGATATTATTGCATTTACATCCCATTCTGATATACCAATCATTTCATAATCAATGTCTAGGTTTGTCAAAGATCGTTCGAACGCTCCAATTCCTGAAAAAAGAGATAATACTTTTAATTTATTTAACATCATTTCATCCTCCGATGTGTTGTTATACTACTTATTAATTTTAATGCCTCAGAACGCCTCGTAGGGCTTCCTAAATTTTTACAAAATAGATTTAAATTAATATAATTTATCATAATTTAATTATTAATTATTTTACAAAAATTTCATGTAAAACTGTTAATTTAGCTGAATTTTTGTGACCTAAAACCGTTGACACATCTATGTTGTTAAATATTACCAATGTCACTATTTAATGAATTTTTGTGATTTTCTATCCTAATATTTGCCAAATTAAAATATGTTTCATCCATTTCAAACCCTATGTAATTTCTATTAGTATTAACACATGCAATGGCTGTAGTCCCACTTCCCATAAATGGATCAAATATTGTCATATATTCATCACTGCTGTGTTTTATTATATTTTCAATTAATTCAACTGGTTTTGGTGTAATGTGTCCATGCTTGGGTGCAGGAGGATATAACCATACATTACTATTAGCCCTCAAATCTTCTTTAACTGTAGCTGTATTAAATTTATATCTTAAATCTTCATATTCTCTTCTTAAATCTTCATATTCTCTAAACCCAGCCCATTTATTAATATTTAGTTTGTCTACCATTTCTTGATAAACTTCTTTTGTGCCTAAATCCCATTGGGTTGTTTTCCAGTAAAAAGAATGTTCGGCTTTTCTATGTCCTAATTGCTCATTGATTTTTTTTAGTCCCAACCCTATGTATTCTTGTAAATCTTTAAAATATTTTCTTAATGAAGAGAAGTTATTGGTGTCCAGCATCACAGTATTTAATCCAGTTTCATCTTGAAAGGTATAATACAATATATATTCGGTGAAACCATTATAATAATTTCTCATCATATCAATACTTAATCTTTGCTGAACATATCCGTAATTTTTAAAATTTGGATCAATTTTATTCCATGTTATCAATTGTTTAAATACAAATTTACTATTTTTATTCAGCCAATTTTGCAATTCTACAATCTGCATAAAATCATTGTGAAAGAAATAAAAACTACCATTGTCTTTCAATACTCTTTGACATTCAGTAAACACCTTACCCATAAAATCTATGTAATCACTTTTATTTTTCCATTTATCCCATCGCTTATCTTTCCCAATGTTATATGGAGGATCTGCAACTATTAAATCGATACTCTTGTTTGGCATCAGTTTCATACCCTCTAAACAATCCTGATTATATATTTTATTTATCTCTAACAAATCAATTCACCTCATTATTATTTTTTGATTACATAATCAAATACTCGTTTTATTTCGATTTCCCCTACTAAGCTCATCGAGGTTATCTTTTAAATTACAATAATGAACATTAGAAAAACTAAGTTTTACCATACCTTCATGTCTTAACCAGCCTGTATTTTTCTCTAGTAATTCAATATCATATGATGTTTCACCATTTACTTTATTAATTTTTGTTATTTTACACTTTTTGCCATAGTATTCGTTATCCATATTGATATAAAGTATATCGCCTATATTCCTCATAATAACCCTCCTATAAAAATTCGATTTTATTTACAATCTTCTTCCACACATAGGACAAAAATTTATTCTTTTATCTATACCAAAATTTACTTCTAATTCATTGCTATCAACTGTTTTAACTCTTATATGTCTTAATTTTGGAATAAATATTATATCTAAACTTCTTATAGTTCCATCTGATGATTTATAATCTTCAAGAATTGTTTGTTCAACATTACAGTAATCGCAGTCACACATTAATATATTTCCTCCTCATCAAATCTTACCTTATTGTATTTCTGGTATTTGTTCTTTTATGTATTTATAAACGTGCCATTGTAATAAATTCGGAGTAGCAGTCATTGGATATATTTCTTCCCAAATGACATCTTTTAATAGGCTTATTATTATTTCTTTATATTCTTTTTTATTGATTTTTATAAAAAACTCTTTAGCGTATTGCCTATCATTGTCTGATAAGAACCCACCTAATTTCAGTCCATTTTGACCAGTTCCCCATGCAAGTATTCTAATGTCATAATCAAAAATATCTTTAGTTATTACTTTTTGTCTTTTGGGGTTGCTATTTTTTATACTTTCCCTTATTTCCCTTATTTCCATTATTTCCATTATTTTATAATTTTGTTTTTTATTTAATCCATTGTAGGGTCTTTTATAAATATTAAAACAACAATGCACTTTTCGATCACTATATTGTCTTATTCCCAAATCCTCACTATGTATTAAATCAAATTTATATATTGATTGAGTGTTATTTAATTGGCTAATTGGAAGTATAAATGCCACATAATCCGACAATTCAAAAGACTTATTACAAAACGCCTTAGTTAAATTATTTTTATTCCCATATGGGGGATTTCCGATTACACACCTTCCAGATTTATATTTCAAATCATTTATTAAATAATCTTGTTTAATAATTCTATCGTCTTCTGGTTCTATATCATAAGCTAAAGTTTCTTTTGGCAAATAATTCAGAAACACACCTGCTCCTGCACTCGGTTCTATGTATTCTGATATATTTTGCTCACCTATTATTTCTTTTGTTTTATTAACTATGTATTCTGCTAACTCTTGCGGAGTATAATATTTATCATTCAATATTTTAGCCATAATATACCTCCATTATTATTTTTATTCTTATATTTTGATTATTTAACTTCTGATCAAATCTTACTTTTATTACCATGTGATTGTGGGATAAATTTCTTCACATTTTCCATTTTTAAAAACCCATCTCCACAAATTATCATCTTCTCCACTCATTTCAATATATGAATCCTCTTCAACGTAAGGAGCTATAGAATTAAATATTTCTAAATCATCACCTAGTTTTTCTCCTGAGAAATAATCAATTTTATAATCGCCATTTGTATTTTCAACTAGAGGGTATCTAATTTCTTCAAATGCTTCTTCTATGGTTTCACAATCTAAAATTGTATCAATATCTACCCACATTAATTTTTCCTTAGTTTTAACAAAATCTTTTAATGCTTTCAAAACAAAATTGGCATTTTCTTTCTTTATAACAAATCTAATTTCGTTACTTTCTATACAATATCCCATAATAAACCTCTCCTTATAAATACTTAAATTTATTGTATTTCTGGTATGTATTTTTTCAACACATCATTAATGTGAAATTGTTGAATTTTTAACATTGCAATACAGTTTAATTCTTTTTTCCAGTCTACATTTTTCAAAACATTAATTATTTCGTTTTCTAAGACTTTGTTGTTGATAATTATTTTGTATTCAGCAGAATAACTCTCATTATCATTTAATATTTTTCCTGCGGAAGAATCTCCCCAATAACACATTCTAATATTGTAATCTTTGATTGCATTAAACTTTTTACTATCTTGTCTTACTATGGTGATGTCTTTTAATTTATTTTTTTGCTTTTTATTAAACTCTCCGTTTTCAGGTCTTTTATAAATATTAAAACAACAATGTAAATCTATATTAGAATATGTTTGAACTCCTAAATCTTCACTATGTATTAAATCAAATTCATATAAACTATTTGTATTATTTAATTGGCTTATAGGTAGTATAAAAGCTACATAATCACTGAGTTCTATTGCTTTTTTGTAAAATTTTTGTGCCATATGCATATTTCTTCCGTATGGAGGATTTCCTATAATTAATCTTCCCCATAAATATCCGCACCCCAACTCCAAAAAATCTTGTCTTTTTATTGTAGGATGCTCAGGTTCAATATCATATGCCCAACATAATGACGGAACATTTAAACTAAAGCTTCCATTCCCTGCCGATGGTTCTATAACTTCAGAAATATTTTCTTCACCTATGATTTCATAGGTTTTATCAATACAATATTGTGCTAAATCAACAGAAGTATAATATTTGTCTAATGCTATTTTGCTCATATTACTTCTCCTATCATTATTTTTATATTTTGATTATATAAAATACAATAAATTCCACAATTTATTTACTTCTAAATTCTTTCATATATTCAATAGTTTCTTCTGTTAAGGGCTTACCATTTACCATGTGATTTAAAAATTCTTGTAATTGTTCTATTTTTACCCAATATTTAGATGGGGCTTTCAACCACCAATTAGAAGTCTCACATTTCTTAAATTCATTAATAACATCCAATGCTATCATTAATTCTTTTATGTCTCGTTTTGACTTTAGAAAGTCAGTAATCATATAAATTACCTCCTTATAAATTCACAATTTTATACACTCTTTTTTATGGTTTCCAAAATTCTATCGCTCAAAGAATACGAAAGGGCTTCTATTATTTTATCATTATAAGAGTCATCTTCGATTTGTTGTATTTTTGTAATTAATAATTCAGGATTATCTTGTAAGTATTTTTCTATTATTGCCCCACCCCCACACTCCATAACTTTAAAAATAAAATAACTTTCTTCTTCTATTGATTCTTTCACCCTATTACTCAGTTCCTCTTTATACAATGGGATTAAGTCACGAATTAACCCATCTCTTATGCTTTCTGTGATAAGTTCAGCCAAATACTTTTGTCCTATATTGGCAATTTTGTTTCTCAATTCAGAAATTATTATTTCTTTAATTTCAAACCTGTCTAAGTAATTTTCGATATTTATATCCACAAATATTCACCATCCTTATAAATTCATAATTTATCTATATTCCCATTCATTTGTTTCCTCGTTAAATATCATAAAAGCTCTATCCATAATACACTTCTTATCATCTAAATTCCAAAGTTCCTGTAAATTATCTCTTTCAGAATTAGTATCTGTGTCGATAGACGTTAATTTATTGTCTTTTTCGGACTCTTCTCTTACTTCAATGAGAATTTTTAATGCATCCAATACATCTCCGTTAAAATCATCTGGTAAATTTAGCACTAACTCCCTTATGTAAAATATTTTTTTTGATTTCATATTATCCTCCTTATTCAATATCTGGTAATTCGATAGTCTTACCAGCCATCATATGTGTACAATCTGACAAGTATTCAATTATCCCATCTGTTACGAATGAATGACAAACTTCTGTTACATACTCACCTTCCCACCCTTTAGGAGCTGGATTTTCATTACTGTAACCTTTAGGATGTTTCCATTTAACTAACATTGATGCCCTAAATGTTGGGTTATTAACGTCACCATTAAACGCCCATCTACTATCAAACATATGGCTTCTTCTACAAGCAGGACATTCTATTAGATAGTAAATTGTGCCGTCATTGTTGATTCCTTTTAATACTTTTGACATGTTGTTCTCCTTATAAAGTTCATGATTTATTGCATCCCTACATATCTGTATTCGGCAAGATCATCTAGTGCCTTCTTTGTTCTTTTACACTTATTTTTATATCTACTAATATTCCTCTTATAACTCATCAAATATCACCTTTTTCTATACAATTTAGCTATTCCCAGTATCTTTTTATTCAAATCAGCTCTTTTCTCATCAGAAATAGTATAGCTATATACTGTCATAAAATCTCCAACCATAATCTCTGTGTTTCCATATTCAAATGTTTCAGAGTATAAATTACAATTTGTACAACTATATTTAAACTCTACTTCTGATTGTTCGTCTGAATAACTATAAACTTTTATTAAATCTTTATCACATATTGGACATTTAATCATCGCAATTCTCCCAAAACTCTATCATAACTATTCCATGTAAGTTTAATTACTCTTCTATCACCATTAGTTGAATATACAACTTCTGCTTCTGAGCTACACTTTGAACATCTTAGCCAATCTATTCTAACTGAGATGTCATTCACATCATTATAGCAAGCCATTTCTGTTTTACATTTTATACATTTCATGAGTTCGCATCCTCCTGATCAAATACTTCATTTATTGTTATTACTTATAAAATATCTTTCTACAATCTGGACACTTCCACATCTGTTTGATTACTGAGTCACTAAACTTCTCACAATAACCTGTATTAAAAATGTTTTCATGATTACACATCTCTTGTGTTAATCGCCTTAATTGTTCAGTTCTGTTTTTTATTCCATTTTGAATCTCTTCAATGTGATTTTCTAATTTTGGAATGATACTATCTAAGTGTTTCTTTGCACAAATAGGGCACAGTGACTTTTCTTTGCAACGTCCAATAGGATAAATCTTCTTTGTTTCAGTGCCACACCAATTACAAAATACCATTAATCTCACACTCCAATCAATTTGTTTTATCTTGTTTTTTTAATACTCCCAATGTCCCCAGTAAAATGTTACCAGATAACTCCCACAGTCTTTACAATAAAGACTGAATTCCACTTCGATTGTATCATTTTCGTCTTTAGTTGTTTTAATGTTTCTTTTTTCATGATTAGTAGAATTGCATTTATGACATGTATAAGTATCTATCACACAACCATCTCCTTATAAAACATAGATTTTACTTGCTTTTACGATCTCTAAAACTCTTATGTATCAACATTATTATTTTTTAATAAATTATCTACAATGAGCTTAACGACATTTAAACTCATAGCATTTCCAAATAGTCTATATGCCTGTGTATCACTAACAACAATCTTATATGTATCGGGCAAACCCTGTAGTCTAGCACATTCTCTAGGAGTTAATCTTCTTAGATTCGTCTTGCCAATTGGGTTGTATTCTGTGTGATAATAATTGTCTTGACTTGCCCTGTGCATTTTGAATAATGTTGAACATAGCGGTCTTGCTATTTTTAAATCTGTCTCTGGGTTTGCATCCCAACCACCTGTCCCTCTGCTTAAAACTGTTTTTAACATTTTTTCTGTAAGATAGTATTTATCATCTACCTTTGGTTCAAGTAAATCTTGAACACTCAAATTGATGGATTGGTGTTTAGGAAACTCAAAATTAAATTCACCAAAATCTTTATGTTGTCCAATAATATAAACTCTCCGTCTTGTGTGTGGTATTCCGTAATCCGAAGTATTTAAAATTTTATAACTAATATTATAATTTAATTCAAACAGTTCTTTTACAATTTTAAAATCATTTTTATTATTTGAAGTTGTTAGTTTTTGAACATTTTCAAATATAAAATATCTAGGTAATTTATAATTTAGTATGCGTATGTAATCATAAAACAACTTACTAGCACTCCCTTTTAATCCCATCCCATCTTTCTTCATTAAAGATATGTCAGTACATGGACTTCCACCTATCAAAATATCAAAATCAGGCAATTCCTTTTCATTAATTTGTGTAATATCCCCATAATTTTGTCTATTGGGGAAGTTTTCATTATAATTTTTTTCTGCATAAATATCTATTTCAGAATATCCAACGCAATCAGCATATAAATCTAAAGCCATACCACCTATTCCAGTACCAGAAAATAATTCAAAATATTTTAATTTACCCATCACTTTTCTCCTACTATCATTTTTTAACTCACCATCCCAATAAAATATTCCTTTTACTTATTTTTTAATTCTTGCAATAAATAACTGTAATGTATTATAAGAGCTTCATTTTCTGCGATTTCTTTTTTGTATTTTTCATTATCTCTAATACAGATATCTATAATATCACTATACTGTCTTATTAAATCATCTTTATTGGGTTGAATTGTTTCGATTCTCACATATTCTTTGTAGCACGTTGGACACATATTGTAGGGAAGCCTACTTGTCATATATTGAAAATATTTATTGCAAATTTTACAATGACACATAAATAACACCACTCTTTTATTTTTAATTTGATTTATTCTTGCCAAAGTTACCAGAGCAATTCCATACTACACCCACAGAACCGAATACTCGCTCAATCTTCTCATTACCACACTTAGGACATTGTTTTAGCGGAATTTGACTCATTTTTAACTCTAACTCTATTTCACCACAAGTCTCGCACTTAAACTCATATGTAGCCATCTTTTTACCTCACATTTCTTTCATATTATAATTATCTCTAACATGGTCACTAATGATTTGTATTTGACTCATCACAAATTCATCATTGGCTATAGTAGGATGCAATCTCGCCGTACAAGTTAATTCCTTACCCATTTGTTTGTATTTGCCATAATTAAACAGCAGTATCACCAGTGGTATTTCTGTACGATTCTTTGTCAATAGTTTTTGCAATAATTTAAATATCATAATTCAATTAACCTCGTTTCAAATTAATATTATTGTTTAATTATGTCCTACAGTCTATATAGCCCTGTTTTACAATAGTATCAAACTCTTTTTTGCTTAGAGTCATGTAATATTCGTTAGAGTGTTCAAATTGCATATAGTACACGACAATTCCGAAAGCTCCGCCACGATAATGGCTTGTTAGTCTTAATTTAGAATCAACTATTGTTATCACTCCAATCTCATGAGCAGTTTTAATCTACAAATTCATAATCTGTCCATCCAAGTTCACAATATTTCTGCTTTATTTTTGCAATCTCCAACCATCTAGTTTCATTATTTATCCTACGTGGTGTATAAACACGCCAATTTGCCACATAATCCGAATCTTCACACATATATTCGATTGAAAATTTAGTCTTGCGATGTCCCTTTAAATAGAAAAACTTATTGCCAATCTTCTCAACGGTTGCTTCTTCAATATGATCAATGATATCGTCTGTTATATATCGAGATTTATTATTTATTGGTTTCAAATATACTATTTGACCAACTTTGAGTTTTTCCATATCAACATCATCCTTTTTAATCTATTTTAACACATGTTTATTTACCAGTGAGATAATCTAATCTAGATTCCACTTCGTCCCATTCACCACAATTATTGTCTTCTGCCCATTCATCATCTGGATTCCATTTAAAACCATCGTCATCTATTACCAATACAGATATTTTTCCGCATTCATTAATATTTCCAAACGAATAATAAGCATTAAGAATATGTTCGTCTACTTCTGATTGTAGGCATTCCTGATTGTATACTTCTTCATTAAATAAATACCCTATAACTCTCGCCACATTTATACCCCCAATATTCCAAATAAAATTTAGTTTTTACACACTTTAAATTTCAGCTTCATCGAATCCATTCTTAATTACATTGTCACTAAAGCTAACGCCCTTTAAAAAATCTACAAATAAATCTACAACATCATGAATATCCTCATATTCATCAAATGTCTTTGATACAGTTACAACTCTACCATCTGCCTCTACATATTGAAAGCTATAAGTTGTTCTATTGTTTTCCATCTCAATCATTTTTACACCATCCTTATATAATTATTTATCACCTGTTTGCCATAACCACGCCAAACAATAACCCAAAAATCCAAACGCTCCGAACGAAAACACACCAGTGTTATAAGAAATTAACGCATCAAATATGTAAAACAAAAGCCATAATGTTAAACCTTTTGCTAGTGAGTATTTACGTAATTTATCCAATATGATTTTCACAAAAATCACCTCACTCTTTACTCAGTCATATAAGTTAATAACCCACCATAACAATACCAACATTGCCATTAGAAAATATACAATGATTAATACTAAATTTGCATATGCAATTATAATAAACGGGAACAGCATATAACTATACTTTCTGAAGCTATTTAGATTGTTGGTAGGTGTGTGCAGAAAGTGAATTAAATTATGTATTACCAAGAATCCTACTGCACTTAGTAATATTCCTGCAAAATACAAATCGTAATACATCATTCACACACCTTTGCAACAGTAAATATTATTAAAATAAGAACAACTAATGCTATTGGAATCAATATTGGACTTAATACCCACCACCATGACCAAGCTATGAAGTTTGTTAACTTCAGCCCAATGAATAGAATTGTGAGTAATCCCAAAAATCCTATTCCACCACTATTATTGCTACTATTATTGTTTGATGTCGCCATGAAAATCATCTCCTTTACCTTGTTATGTGGCTATATAATCATAAGTTAATTACAAACCCTGAATCTCTGCACGAGCTAAAGCTCGGCAGGTTCTTACATACTATTCAACTTCTATAATAAATCTCGATTTATTATCACTTTATTATCACTAATTGATTTCTGTAAGACTTTCACTAACAAGAGTTACAACTAACTCATTGACGTTAGTATATAGGCTCAATTCAAAACCTGTTTCATATCTATATTACATTTTTCAACGCATTATTTAAGTAAATCACATAGCCACACTTGGTTATATATTAATATTACACTACTTATGTTGAATTGTCAATATAATTATCATAATTTAATTATAAATCACTTATTTTTACCAATTCCCATGATTTTACCTGTAATGAACGACATAACAAGCACATACACAGTAACGGCAACCCATGTCGGAAGTATGTACAGTAATTGAGCTACACCCATAATGATTGCTAGAATTGGTACAGTAACTAACAAACCCATACCTGTTGTTTTGAAAAATGACTTAATTTTATTCATCATATTACTTTTCTCCTTTCGGGTTTAATTTATAAAACTCTTTAATTTCGTTATATGTACTACCAATTACATTTTTAAAATCATTAACTTCATTAATCGCTTTCTTGAATAGCTTCTCTTTAACTGTCAGGTTATAAGCACCAATTGATATTGCTAACCAATCACCATAATATCCAGTCCATTTCCACGTGTTAGTATTTTTATCAAGCAATTCTAATTCCATTTGTGAATCTTTAACTACAGCTCTAACATAATCATTAAACATTACAATAGTTGACCTAGGTTCAACTTTTTTTCTTTTAACTTCACCATCTTCAGTTATTTCTTCCATATCTTCAATTTCAACTTGATCTAAATCATCTCTTTCATCATCCATAACCATACCTCCATAGTCTTATTTTAATTACAGCATTTGCATTTTACGTCAAACAAATCATTTACAAATATTTCAGCGGAGTCCTTTAGTTTACTTAAATCTCCGTCGTTTTGAACTATGTAATCATATGCGAAGTCAAACACATTTGCATCTGCTTCGTTGGTTAAAATCTGTGATATTCTTGAGTTTACCACAAGCACTGTCACAACTTCATCCTCATTGAATTGGTCTTTTAGTTTTTGAATCTCAATTGGTTCACGAATATGAACGCATATGATTGACCTATCTGAATTGAGTCTCACCAATCTAAAATCAGATATTCTTTTCATCATATACTTCAATGGTGAATCATAATATTTTGTTGCTAAGTCCTTTAGCTCAGCTAAGAAACTTCTATCACGCTCATATTTACAACCATTCCACCCTAATATTTTTCCTGCAAACTTCACTTCGTCTACACTTGAATAGTTTTCTACATAGCAGACCTCGCCTAGTAGTTTCGAAAATGTATCTTTACCTGTACCACCAGAACCATTAAGTATTACAATTTTTTGCACATTATCACATCCTTTACAAGAATAAAATATCCAACCTCTCAATCATTTCATTAATACTTAGTTCCTTGTTCAGTCTTTCCCTGAAGATAGCTCGCAAGCTATCACCTTCAGTTCTACTTACTCTTACATCTAACCAACCATCCTTTTGCCTTATTTCAGCGTACTCATCTTTTTCGGTTATTACCCTAATCTTCTTTAACTCAACTTCTTGAACAATCTCAATTATATGTTTAACACTTACCATTACTATTGTTATACCTCCATAATCATATTTTAATTACTATAACTAATTATAACATAATTGCGAATGTTGTCAAGAGAAAATGAAAAAAACAACAACATATTTCAATTATATATTGTTGCTTTTTCGTGATCTCACTCAGAAAACACAATCACGCTTCCATTTAATAGTACCAATGTTACAGCATTTAACATATCATCATATTCACACTTTACAATGTCACTAATGATAATACTCATGTCTGCGTAATCCTTCGTACTTCCAAAATACAGAATCAAATCTTGAACATCATAATAGAAATCTTCCAAAATAATGTTACCCATAATTCCTGTTACTAAGTTCATTGTTACTGATTTTCCTTTAAGGTTAGACAAACCTTCTGACAAAATCTTCTGATATGTAGTCATAATAACACCTCTTAAATATTATATTTTAATTATATGTAAAGAAAGGCAAAGCCTTTCCTATAGCATCTCTTGTAGTCTCGCCTTAGTCTTCGTCCAGTAACCAGCACTATAGCCAAATCTCTCATTAATTACAATCCAATCTTCCTTGTCTAGCTCGCCTTTCTCTTCCTTGATTTGTTTAGCCATGTCTAGCATACCTGAGTACCACATTCCTGTAACAGTCCAGTATTGATTTCCCCAATATTGCTTAATTCTATTCAACCTTGCAGTTATGTTTGTTGCTTTAATTGCTCCTTCACATTGTCTAGCGGCAACTCTCAACACGTAATCTGTTTTTGTTATGACATAATGATTAGATTTAAGATCTGGTGAATCCTCCCCATTATTCTTATAGTAGAATTCCTCATCTAATGCTCTCCTAATGTAATCTATAGCCAAATCGGACACTATAATCTTTCTAGTTTCACCATTGTTTTTAGTTAACGTCAATTCATTTGAAATAAATCCTACATCTGACTCTTTTAAGTTGATAATCTCTTCTGCATCTTCACCTTTAACACCTTCAAATGGCAATATCAAACATAATGCATCCTGTGCATTAACACATGAACCTGCAATTTCTTCTAATTCTGCACGGGTAACGTATTTCTTTCCCTGTATATTTACATCTACATACTTTAATAAATCTTCATAACCACCTATGCCTTGCAAATAATTAACTTTTGTTTCAATATATCCTTCTTTGTTCGCAAAGTCTAGGTATATTTTTAACACAGATAATACACTTGCTACAGCCTGAACACTACCATTACAATAACTTTTCAACAAAGAATCTAATTCATTATTGTCCATCTCATATATGTCTTTATTAAGCATTGATTCTGTTTCATAAGATTTTTGAAGAATGTACTTATAATAAATTTGTGTACTTGCAGAGTAATTTTCCAAAAATCTATTTTTAAAATCTTGATTATACAAGACTTGACTTAAATATTTGTTCATAATTTCAAATCCCTTCTATACTATATTAGTTATTATTAATATTTTCAGATATAATATCGACCAATTTTTTCATGCTCTGTTTATTGATACTTTTTATATCACTAATATTAATTTTGCTATTTAACGAATCGTTGTCTAGCAACTCTAATATAATATCTTCCCAATTCCCCATTTCATAAGTAGCATATATTAAACAAATATAATATGCCCAAGTAGTTTGTTCTACTGCCACCTTGATCAAATCTTGTTTCAACTCTATAATGTGATTCAATCCATCAATGATACGCTTACTATACTTTACAATATCTAGTCTTTCCTTTGGTTCAAAAGTATATTCAATTGCATCAGCTAGTATATCAAATGCAACAAATGCTTTACCTTTTTTGATCATGAAGTCATCAAACGATACTAAACCTTTGAGGTATGAATTAGAATTCTCATTGATCTTCTTAACTATTAAATTTGAAATACTATCTGAGTTCAATGATTTAATATATTTCTTATTCATTTTGTTCTTCTTATCTTCTTGAACAATATACCTTCTTGCCTTATCTAAGTCAAAATTTGTGATACTCACACCTGTTCTAAACTCAACATTAGGATTCTCTTGTACAGCATAAATCATGCCTAAACTTCTATGGAATCCATCAAGAATATTTGTTTCTCCTGCATATATAGTAAGAGTTTTTTCTTTCTCATTATATTCAAATTGTTCCTCGCCACTTTGCATTATGTTAAAAGTGATATAGTTTGATATAAATTTAGAAGAAAGAATATCTTTCTTTATTTCTTGAATAGATGTCTTATTGATATCTATTTCTTCGATAATCTTGTCTTTATATTCCTTCTTCTTCAGTGCTCTCTGTGTTTCGGGATTGTATATGATAACTCGTCTACTATATAGTTCAGCTATCTCTTGAGCAGTCATATATGTTACCCACATGTCTGAATTAATCTTCTCTACATTTTTAAATACAATCGGATATTTTGACTTTCCCTCAATATCAGCCTTCCAATTGTCACCTTCCTTGATTTCAAGTTCTGTAAAGAACTTTTCTGGATTGATTCTTTCTTCACTCGTAGCTTCATATAATGATTTTGTAAATATATACAACATAACTTGACTAATTGTATTAATTGGTGTTAGTAACATCAAAATCGAATTAGCATCACCAGCTAATAAGTTATGTCCCTTGAATATGTCTGCTACCTTCATTTTAACATGCCTATTCTTTGCATATTCACTAATCATTATTGTTAATTCTTTCTCTAATACGTCTCTTTTTGTTCTCATAATTAATATATCCTCCATTATTAAATTTGCATCTATAATTAGTTTATAATATTATTGGCACTAAGTCAATAATATATGTATAAAAAAGGAAAATTAATTTATGTTCATAGATTTACTAATTGACATATTATCATATGCTCGTATATTGCGTCAAGAATAATTAAATCATAGCGTACAATTTAATTAATTTAGTATCCATTCCCTTACGATTTAAGACATAATCATCATGACGTTGTATGTAATCAAATACATCTGACAAATCATAATACTCTCTGTCCCACATGTGCTGATAATGATATTCTTTTGTGTTTCGTCTTGTATTCTTATGCATTAATTGAAATATATCATCATATATATCCACTTTCCACGAGTCTAATTTTGAGGACACAAGAACTACGTTTTGTAGCACTTGCACCCTAAAACCATAACTCATTGCTAATGTTACAACATCTGTCTCACACACAATATAATAAACACCTGCTTTCTATACATATACTAATTCTTTTGTTTTAAAATACTCTTTAGTTTCCTTTATAACTTCTTTATAATCTCTGCCTAATTTTGCACAATACTCCATTAATTCTTTCATTAGTAATTGTTTAGCTTTTATTTGTTGATTTAATTGTTTAGCCAATATATCCAACTGCCTAATACTAAGCATTATTTCCCTGACATATTCAAAATTCAAACTCATAATTTGATTATTGATACCGACTTGAATCATTACTGCATTTTCAAGTTGTGCCATGGTAGTTTCTGTAACTTCGCCAATTTTAAATTTTAATCTAGATTTGTCTATAGTTTGTGATTGTTCACACAACGCTATTGATTCTGATTTCAAACCCGAATCTAAACCCACTAACACATGAGTTGGAACTTTTTTCATTTTATTTATGTTTGATGATAATGGTATCACCGTAATTGTTGGACTATAAGTATTACATTTATTGTTGCTTAAACAAATTACTGGTCTTAAACCTTGTTGAATACTGGTTTTTTCTGAACTACTCATATAATTCAAATCTGCAAACCATATTTCACCCCTTTTTATTGTTGTAATTGTGCTGCTCATACTACCAAACTCCCTTCAAATCATCTTATAATTAATTTATTGTTGCTTCTTGAAACTATAATACCACCAAATTATTACAATGTCAACAAAAAAGATCATAAATTAATTATAAGATTTTTAATTTTATTAAATTAACTGTTGAAGCTCCTCTCTAACATCGTCATCGAGGATATCTCCGACCATATCATTTAATTTAACTAACATCGACTTGAGTTTATTATATGCAATAATTGAATCGTTATACATTAATTTGGCAGATTCAACATCATTTTTTAATTTTATAACTTCTTGCTGAAGTTGATACATTTCTAAAGTTTTGAAGGGTAGATATGATTGTAATTGCAATTGCAATTGATATATGTGAGATAATAGCTCATGTTCTCTATCTGCTGTTATCTGTGGTGATTTATTCTCTAATTCTTCTGACATAGTTACATCACTTCCTGTACTTGATTATTCATTATTTTAATATGTTCTTTGTCATCTTTCCAAACATATTCGACTCTGTAATCGCATTTGACACACCATCCTAATTTACCATTCGTTGCAATTTGATTCAAGCAATTAGGACATTTTTCGTTTCTGTACCAACAAGTATGCAATGTATTGTCCATTACTTTATCACTCCAATTCATACTTTATTTATTCCACGTCTCGGATATTTCACCCGTTGCACCACAATTATTGCAATAAACAGGGTAGGTTTCCACATCTTTTGCCATGCCTTTTAAATATGTAATTTCACCGAATTTTACTTTTGGACTTTTGCATTTAGGACAATATATGAGAGTCCCTTCGAATCCAAACCACCAATTACTAATTGCTTTATATATTGATTTCACAGATAATACACCTACGCTTTCACATTTAATTTTGCAAAACTGTTCTTGCAGTAATCTTTAGCCTTTTTTAATGCTATTTTCCTATCTTTATCACCAATCCCGAAAACTTCGATATGGGAATATCCAGTCCTAACCAAACAAAACCAACCATTTTCATTGATAAAATCGTACTGTCTCATAGCTTTATCACCTCATAAATTTCTCATTTTATTATCCTTTTATCTAATAAAAGAAATAATTTATTGTTATTTCAACCTACCCAATATTGATAATATTGTCCATATACACACTATAGTTCCAGCTAAATAAATGTAAGACGAAATATAATTTTTTCTTAAACTATATTTAATGGCAAGTATGCTAAAAATTAATTGTAATATAAATAATATAAATACCATCACTCAACACTCCCATCTTCAATTTTAACATCCCATGATTCTGAGTCTGTTGAATAAATCACAAATTGTTGCTGAAATTCATCTTCAGGCACTTCTATTACTAACACATCAAGTTTAATACTACGTATTACGGCGTAATCTCTAGGTAAATATCCCTTGAATTTAAATGATACTTTCATTCCTACTTTTAATATGTCCTCATCCCAAACTAATATAGGTATCATTTTTTGCTTAGTCATTACTCACCACGCTCCTTATCCTTCTCTGCCTTACAAAACTCTTCAAAGCTTAGTACATCGGTATCAATCAAATCATCTATACCTCCAGTTAATAAGTCCAACAAATATGCATCATACTTGTCTCTCATTACTATAAGATCGCCTCTCTTACTTAGTGTACCTTTTTCTGCTGAATCAATTGTTGTGATTGAGCTTCCATTTACAAATTCTATTTTCATACATACTCCTTATAAAATCAGCATTTTACTGTAGTTAATTTGTTCTCTTTTCATAAAATTTAATGATGTTGTATATCATTTTTAAAACATTATCGGCTGTTATTTCTTTTTCTGTAGCTTCAAGCACAAGAGACATAATTGTTGTTCTAAAAACATAGTTTTTTTCAAAAAATTCCTTGTAATCATTATTAGAATTAATTAATAGCTCAACTTCAGAAGTTTTCATAATTCACATCTCTTTTATATTACTGACTAATTTGTTTTTTACAAGAGATAGTCCGTAAAGATTCAAATTTTCAAAATCCACAGGTGAACTATCTAGGTACTCAAAATATTTTGCTTCCGCACAGCTAGGAGAACAATAAAATTCAGTCAACCATTTGCTATACTCAACTTCCATACCTTTAACCAATACAACTTTACATTGTCCACATAATATATTTTTACTCATATTAATTATTAACCCCCTGTTTTATCTTCTTTTACAGAATAATATTATATCAATTTAATATTGAATATTAAACTACCAATAAATTAATTAATTTGGAATTTCACAGAGTCTATTTACTATTTCGTAAAACATATTAAGACATTCAGAGCTACAAAATTTTCCATGAGATAATATTTCAACATAGTTAGTTTCATCATCACACATTAAGCATTTGTCATATTTGTCTTTTTTCATTAACATATATATCCCCATATCATTATCTGTAAATTTCAACATTATCACCATCCTTATTATTAAATTATACCTTATAAACCAAGTGTCTTATTTCCTTGTGTGTTACAGTGGTTATGATACAGCTTAATTTATAATTAGTTACTACTAAATCTGAAATAATACATTCTTTGGGAATACTAATTCCATAACAATGACCAATTACAGATGATCTTTTTATTGCTATTTTATTTTTAATCTCTTCAACATAACTTTCCCAACTCTCCACTTCAATTACTCTTGATTGAAAATCTTGATCATATATATTTGTTTCAATGACCATAATCATCTAAATCACCATCCTTATAAATTCGTTCTTTTATTACAATTTTAGCTTCTTTAGTTCCTTTATTAATTTGTTTACTTCTTTGACACAAAATTCTTCTAATCCACCAGCTTCTTCGATCTCATCGCTAGAATCTAATTCAGAATTATATATCTGAATTCCTATGAACTCTATTATAGACACAAACCCATCTGTTATTAGATCAAATCTAAATCTACTAAAATTATCTTCTTTTCCAAAAAGTCTTATTTCAAAAAGTCTATCATTTAAATTAGATACCACATCTACTTCATTTATCATTTAAATCACCTCTCGATCAAATCATGTTTTTATTACGTTATTTTGCGAAAGAAATCCCAAGGTAAAGACTTTGTTTTAACTGTGGTAGATGGTGGAACTGGTTCAGATTTCTTTGTTTTTTCTTTATTAACAAAATCCAATATCTTCTCAGTTAATTGCATTGCTCCTTCTGTTGTGTGAAAAACCAAACCTCGCTCATAATTCCTATTATCAAACCCATCATCCTGCCAAGTAAGCTGAGTATAACCTTTATTATCGTCAATGCTTGTAAGATAATAAATATCCCCTACTTTGGGCTTTCCGATTTTTCTTACCGTTATAAAGCCTCTGATTAAATCCAGTAAAACATCATCGTTTCTATCGCCATTTTTATCTTCTACTCCATCTTCGGTCATTTTAAATATTAAATTATCCATAAACTCATTGATTCCAAATAATTCTCCTAATTCTAAATCAAACATTTTGGCTATTTGTTCCATTCTCTCCATCTAAACCATCTCCTTTTAAGTACTTTTCATAATATTCCTGCTTCTAAATATGCCTTACTTATGTTTTCAGCATTATTAACTATATTAATCATTTCTTTTGCTCTTAGCTCAATTTCTTCGTTTGACTTACATTGTTCAAGTATTTCTAAAATAATTTTCATAAAATCATGTTTATCCATAACAACAATCTCCTTTATACCCTCTTCCCGATCTGAATGTCGGAAACATATTTTGCTACCGATCTTAATGTCGGGAGCACACTTACCGATAAAATGAAAGTTTTACAATATTTACTTCACATTACTTGAAGCATTAAACTCACGATTCTCATTAACTATTTTCTCCATAATATGTAACAATGCTTGATAATTGCATTTACCACATGACTTATTGCTACTTCCGAACTCGCATGGTAAACATTGCTCATTAACCACTTGATTAAACAATAAATCCATTTTTTCTTTAATGTTCTTTTCCATAATTCACCTCGTTATCATGATTTAATTATATATTGAGAGTAGAAGGGATTCGAACCCTCACTATATGCACCTTACCCTACTAACCACCTGTGCATATCGCCCGTGCAGACCCACGCAACTGCTTTTACCATTTAGCAACTACTCTCATATATAATCATAATTTAATTATAAACTATTTAATTAAAATGTCAATAGTTTATGCTGTTATTTTTACGGTTTATCATTATTCCTCTCAACCATAGATTGCATTAAATTCACTTTCCCATTGTTGACAGTTAGAAATACCACTACCTTTCACAAATATCTCTAATCCTGTTAAACCACATATAGTTTTGTCATGCAATATCATATTAATACATGTTGCACATGATTTTGTAGCTTCATTATAGAAACACTTTTCCTCATGCTTTTGTGCTTCTTTTTCTTTTGCATAAGATTTCTTACAAAAATCACATTTAAATCTAATGATTTGTTTCGGCATTATGAATCTCCTCTCTATTGTTGTATGTATCTCTGTACTCAGCACCAACCCATATTAAAAACGCAACCATTTTCCATCCATGTTGCTCAATATCTGTAACAAGTAGATCCACCAACTTCCATGTGTCAGGATGCATTTTAAACTTATCTTTGTGCCTGTCCCAATATTTCTTAGGATCTGCGTTTGTCCATGGATCTTTATTATACGCTTGACCTGCTGCTTTCCAGTCACAAATCAGCTCAATAACATCCCAATATGGCATTTTATGAACCATAATTTCACCACTAACTGGCTCATAATCTATCCAGTGCGTCCAATGGTGGGTATTTCTACCCTTATGATGCATCCATGCTTTAGAGTAACCATATTTTTCTTTTGCAACATCTACAGGACTCTTGCCTGCAACATAATTTGAAGCATACTCAATAAATTCAACTGGATTAAGTTTTGACATATCATGCTTGATACCACGCCACGTTATACCACAGTCTCTACAAGCCAAGAATACATAATACTTATGTCTGCATATTGTCCAAAAGTGTTTAAAATAGTTTTTAATATTCATTTACACATCCTCCATTCATTTTTTAATGTGCTAATTTATCGGCTTCATGTAAAATCATTAATTGATTATAGAAATTTTGACCCATCAAATTAATAATTCTTTCTTTGCTCTTGTAAGAATCACAATTATACGGTCGCATATGCCATCTAATTAGTTGACAAATATATAACAAGTCCTTTGTACTACAACGATTTTGCAAATAAAACAAAGCCATATAAGCAGATATTTGTTCGTGATTATAATAGTGAGCCATACTTGTTGTTTCACCTTTTTGATTCTTGAATTGCTTCACAAAAGCCTTTCCTGCATCATGTAGCAATCCTGCTATAGCTAAGTCACAATCATCTGTCATTAGTTGAACATGTCCTGAACATCGCAAGCAATGCTCACCAATGGTATATTGATGATTGATATTATCTTGATTGACACTGTTCAAGCCATTAACACCATTAAACAGCTCATGTAACGCATTAATATTATATTGTTTCGTATTATTATAAATTATCTCTATTTCATCATAGCCCTCGAAGTAGGCAGGCACATCGAAGTTTAAATACATACGTTTAATAACTTCTTCTGGTACAACTCGTTCTCTTTCCTTGTTTTGCTCCAAACATTGTTCATAGGGAGTTGCAAGTAAAAGGCAAATTTTATCACAAGGTACTTTCTTTAGCTCATACAACAATGCCATGCGTTTTTTATAGCTTACATTTGTTGCGTCCATGATTACGTTCTTTCCACTTATTAAATCGTTTTTGACTCTTTTATGTAACTCTGCAAATATATCTTTATTGGCTGATTGGTCATTTATATTATTTAATAATTCAACTCTTAAATCATCTGAGCTATGAATAGTTGCACTATAGTCAAGATCTAATTCTTTTGCCCATACTGACTTACCGCTTGCGGGCAGTCCTACTAGAAGGAAAAATTTATTATTCATCATCTTCACCCACGCTCTCTGCTTCTTCCATATCAAGAACATCAGATGTTTTAATAATTCCTTCCAAAATTTTAAACGACACGTTTTTGTGTTTATATGCCTCAAATTTATTAGAATTTTCTTTACGAATACAAACTCCCTCCCTAACGTGTACTTTTCCTATAGGATCTGGACCATCAGAAAACTTATCAACCCTCTCTTCTAAGTCTTCAATAGATGTAAAGAAAAACTTATCTAATACTGGTACGCATTTAACTGCCATTTGCTCACATCTTGCTTTAATTTGCTCTGTAGAGTACTCAAATACCACACCATCTTCATTTGTCATCGTCATCCTATAAACATAAATATCATTTTGTCCTTGCTCACAACCATATGTAAATCTTGTAGTATTCCCGTATTGTTTTATAAATTCTTTATCCTTAGTTTTAGAGTTTTGACACTCTGGCATTATAAGTTGATTAACATTTACCCATGCAACTATCTCATAATAAATCGTCTCGCCTTTATGTAACTTACCAACGAAGTAATCGTGCCATTTCTTCCTGAATTCAGCACTACCATAGAACCCACCATCAAAGTTTTTCAATACTACTCTTCTTGATCCTGATACATACTTCCAAGTTTTTGTTGGCTTTGATTCAAGTTTTAAAAATTTCAATGTCCTATATAACCAATATGGTAATATACGCTTCTTTTCTTCAATCGAACGGGATGTGCGGGCACTCGTGCCATGGCATTTGAGGGTTATGTATAATAAATCTCCTTGCTTAAATTGATGCTTATTATATGCAAATTGTTGAGTATCAACATGTTCTGCAAACAGTGGATAAGATGTAGGCTCTATACTTTTCGTTCTACCAGAATTACCACTATTATTTTCACCACTTCTATTTCTTCTTGGAATGTATTTTTCACAAATAACAATTCCATTTAATACCGATATTGCATCCCCTTCTTTTAATTTACTTACATCTGTAAATGTTGATAAACTGTCAATTGACATAAACAAACCATCACTTATTTCCCCACGTAGTTTTAATGTTGATATATGACGTTTGTCTTCATCGAGATAGCCATACAAATGATTGCCATTTTCATCTTTAGTTCTGATTAACTTATTTTCTTTTGCAAACTCTAATCCAACTTTTGAATCCGTTGGAAAATAAATACCTAATTCACCTTCATAAACATCTAATCCAACAATAACTGAATTACTAAAGCAACTACCAACCATTAATCTATCAGCGTTGATATGCCTTCTTAAATCTTTAATTCTTGTTACATATGCAACTACACTCACTTCAACCATACCTTTCATTATTATAATTTAAATTATAGAATTACCTTTGTTAAAATTACATATTGTACACATAGTTTGATAATTGTCTACAATACATTTACCACCTTTACTCTTAGGTAGAATATGATCCTTAGTCATTAAGACTTCTTCACCACTTTTATCTTTTGCATATAGATTTAAATGGTACTTGTTTGTTTTTGATATTGCGTCTTTTTCCAATGCAAAATATTCGCCCTGTATCCCACATGTTACACATTTATAACCCTTGGTGAAAAATGTCTTATATCTATCACTAAGAGCATTTATTTTTTCACCCATTATTATTGTTGTAAGCTTAGTGTTTTGCTTGGACTGATTTAAATTTGAACAAACCAAATTCTTTAATGTGTCTTCTACATGCTTAATATCTACTGTACACTTTCTTACATAAGGCTGTAACTTGATTCCAATGTCCTTGTTCATTTTAATACCACCTTACATCATCATAAATTAAATATTTACACACCGAATTAAAAAATTATTCGGCAAATTTACTTTTACTAAACAATACCCATTTATTATTTTCCTCATCAACTAAAACTTCATAATGCCCGTACATATTAGCTTCTTTAACTTTATATATAGCACCTTTTCTCAAAAACGCTTTACATTTATCATCGTTTATACATTTTTTCGACATTATAGTAACTTTATCGACTTTTTTAAAGGTGTTATCTCTATTCCAACTATTACCACCGAAGTCTCGCCAATCGCAATCGTCACAATAATAACATGACATAATTAATGGCGTGGAATTTGTGGTTGTGGTGAACTCTGAAACATTGATTTTACCATCAACTTCAACAGAATAATGCCTTCTTACAGACACAAGTGTTTGTTCACTAAATACTATATTTTTGCTGTCGCATTCAGGACAACGCTTGTACCATCTTAACTTTGTAATATCGTAACTCATTTAATCACTCTTTCTTATACATGATTAGTTAATTATATCACAGGTTTTAACTCATCTTCAGCAATTTTAATTAGCCTTTCCCTATCGTTTAATTCTGGTGACTCTATGACCATATCAACTAAAACATTTATTAATCTTCCTACAATTTTACCCTCCTTGAATCCCAATTTAATCAAATCACTACCATTTATGGCTAAATCTTTTTTACTAAAACATTGATTGTCTGCTATTATTTCATTTAACAAAACTTCAATCTGCACCAAATTATCCTTCTTTCTGTCATAGGCTAATTGACTCTGTGCTATCATATCAGCATATTTAAATTTCAGTAAGTCTCTAAAGTTTTCTTCACCAATTTTATTCAACCACTTCTTAATACTTCTCTTATTAACTGAAATTTCAGCATCGTGATGAAGAACCAAGTTCCTAACTTTCATTATAATGTGATTGTCGTATCTTAATCTCCTTAATATTTCAACTGCCATATCAGAGCCAACAATAGGATGATTGTAAAAATGATCAATTCCGTATTCATCGGTAGTCTTGCACAGTGGTTTTGCTATATCATGCAATAATGCTGTGAGTCTCAAATGTAACGTAGGCTCAATAGCAATTACAGATTTGATAATGTGATCAAATACATCGTGGTTGTGATATGGATTGTTTTGTTGAACATTGATAGTTGTATTTAATTCTGGGAGAATATACTTTAATATATTTGACATTTCCAAAAGTCCAAACCCATAGCTTACATTGTTACTTAATAATATTTGATTTAACTCACTCATGATACGTTCTTTAGAGACAACCATAATTTTATCTGCATTTTTATAAATAGCGTCCAACGTGTTTTCGTCAATTATAAACCCAAACCTCGAAGCAAATCTAACTGCTCGCATCATCCTCAATGCATCTTCGCTAAATCTTTCGTTTGCATTTCCAACACATCTAATCACGTTGTTAATTAAATCCATACGACCACCAAATGGATCAAACAAGCCTTCTGTAAAGTTAAATGCCATAGCTCCAATTGTGAAATCCCTTCTGCTCAAATCCTCAACTAAATCATCTGTAAAAGTGACTTCATCTGGATGCCTATTGTCGCTATATTTCCCTTCTTTCCTGAATGTTGTAATTTCATAGCCGATACCATCTGCCATTACTGTTACAGTACCATGATCAATTCCTGTTGGAATAACATTATGATCTCTAAATACATTCATAACCTGTTCTGGTAACGCATTTGTAGTTATGTCCCAATCCTTTGGTGTTATGCCCAATATCATATCTCTTACACATCCACCGACTACAAAAGCTCTAAATCCTTTGTGTTGTAACGTATCTATTATATACTGTACTTGATTTGGCATATACATACTCACTTCACCACCTCTCTGTTAATGCTCGTTTATTTAGATCTATCAACCATTCATTTATTTTATTATAGTCAGGATTTTTTGGAATTACATTACTATTATCATATAGTTCATTTAATTCCTTGTCTAAATCGTCAATAATAACCAATATTTGCTCAAGTGTGTATTTACCATTTCTAATTGCTATTAATTCATCTCTATTAGGTCTAAATGTTGAAAACGTACCAGTTTTTAGTATTTCTATTGCAGAAGTTAACAATCTAACAGAATGTGCTCCAAATTTTACATCATAACCATATGTTTCTACTAAGTCACACCTACCTGTTCCATTGCTACTTTTTGTTTTGAGTTTCTGTATTTGTGAATGAGCATAACCACCCATTTTGTGTTTTATTACTTTAGATAAAAAATCTTGTCTGTGACTTATTAATTCCTTTCCAAATTGGTTGATTTCAATGATATGTTCCTCATTAACAAACAGTATCTCAATATTATTAGGAACTCCTTGCATTGCATCATTTACAAATTTATTGATATGCATTATAGAAACGTCTACATCATCCTTGGTGTTTTTATAGTTCTTACCACCAGTGTTGTTATATTCATTAAATGTCTTTAATCCAAAGAAATACTCTTCAGGAGGAATACAAACGCCCTTATAATCTATATCGCTACCATCTATGTTTGTACCATATGCATGTGAACCTGTGGTTGTAAGTAATATTAATCTATCACTTATCCAAGGCTGTGAATCTTTTGATATTTTAAAAGTCATGTTTTATCACCTCATTTTATAATTTTATATCCCTACTATTAATTATAAACTATTTACATTAAAAGTCAATACATTATCATAAATTAATTACGAAACCACAAAAAATAAAGACTTAGTGTAATCTACTAAGTCTTTACTGGAGGTGAACCATGAACGATTATTTGAAATAGTAGCCTTCAATTTCTTGAATTAAACTATTTGAACCCTTTTCCACTAAATCTATATATTCTAAAGTCTTTTCTGACCATCCAGAAATTATATTAACATTTTTACCCATGAATTGTTGTGTACCATAACCTTGTAAATCAATAGCATGAACCCAAACGTCAGGATTTACTTCTTGCCTATACCGATCAACCAATGCTTGACATTGTACAGATCTACTATTACGCCAAAACGAATTTGTCTGAACCCAACCACTATTGATTTCATTGTCTGAGAAAATAATAATTCTATCTACAAACATCTTGTTATCTAATGCCCATTTAATTGGTAGTGTTATGTCAGTTCCTCCACCGTTAACATTAATACTTTTGGCATTTGAAATTATACCGTTTGATGACGCTAGGTTGCATTGATAAAGCTTTGTGTCAAATGCAGTAGTGAACGTATCTTCACATATATAATTTGCCATAGACATCATTAATGTTGCAATATCTGAACAAAGTACATCACTTTTTGCACTAATTCCACTATTCATTGAACCCGATACATCGGCACTCAACAATGTTTTGCCTTGAAGTTTATTTATATTTCTTGTGCTGATTTTAATTGCTTTTTCCAATGTATCGATTACTTTAGAACTTACCAACCCTTCACTTGTCAATGCTTTATATGCTGAATAATATCTAAATGGCAACAACTTATTCTTTAACACCTTTTCTTCATCACCAAGAAACTCATATACCTTATCAATATTACTTGCTCCTGATTTGATTATATTTCTTAAGTTCCTAATCATTGCCATATAACCGAGTTTATTATCGTTTATTAATTGTTCCCAAACTTCCTTAGTGTTGCCTTTTGCTGATAACTCTGTTTCCCAAGTCACAGGTGTTTTTAATCTATCTTCCAATAACCTTTTGAACATGTCACTTTGTTCATTTGTTTTAGGCTTCGGATGTACTAAACACAATATATCTCTAAGTTTAACCGCTTTATTCTTTCCATTATATTTTTGTAAACTATATTCATTAAACCTAAGAAATGAATCTGCCAACCCCTTTTTCATTGAGTTTGGAATAGGTTTGTTATACTTATTTATATAATATGATAGAATCTCGCTCATATCATCTACACGCTCAACCACTTTACCAATAGTTTTTCTTGCAAATGGTTTACCTTGAATACTTTTAGCTAATTCAGCAGTAAGTACATGTGATATTGAACGTAAGTGAAACTCGTTTCTTGCGAATAATGCTAAATTAGCAATAAACTTTGGATCATATTCGAGAATACTTTGAATCGTATTTATAATTTCATTATCATTATTGCCATAAAATTTGTTTTCACCAAAAAATGTAGTGAGAACCTGTGTAACTAACTTTTCCTTTTCATCCATCTTGAATGCTACAACACCAGATTTATTGACAGTTTTATTGACATTCTGTGTTGACGTATTAAATTTTGACATAATTAATTCCTCTTTTCTTATTAAATTTTTATTCCAAAGGAAAGCCAAGTTGCTATTTTTTCGCCTATGAAGTAAGCAACTTGAGCACTGTTGGAATTTAAAACAATATAATAATATGGGGAAATTCGAAGAAATTCTGTAGTGTGACTCATGGAGATCCACACAATAATACTTAGCCAATAGGTTAAAGTATCCACATAATAATCTTTTTATCTGAAGAAATTTTCTTCTTCACCACCATAGTATTAACAAAATTGTCAAGGGAAGAAAATCTGATTGAGATATTATCGTGCGCTACCACTGCGCCACACACTGTATTAACATACAGCATGACAGGATTCGAACCTGTGACCCCGTCATCCAAATTGAAGTAGCCCAATCATCACTTTCCCTTGATTATATATAACAATTGTTAAAAGAAAATCACAAAGTCCATTTGTTCCGATTGCTCTCCCAACTGAGCTATATAGATTTAACTATAGATGGACTCGAACCATCGACACATTGGTTTCTTGAAGGATTACTTTGCTGTACTGCTTAACAATTGTTAAATATCAATGTGTTAAATCAAGAAAAGAAAATCTAGCCAAGAGGTTTCGTACTCTGCCAATTGAGCTATATACCATATTAATATGATATAGTGGGACTTGAACCCACAACCCCGTCATTAAAAGTGAAGTATCTTGTCTATTGCACTGCAACTTGATTTAACAAGGTTTAATCAACCTTATATATTTATCATACCACACATTAAATCAAATGTCAATAGTTTTGAACAAATTTATAATTTAATTACATCCAATAACAAAACCGCCAAAACTCAGCGGTTTACTCATTCCCTAAACTAATTTAACTCAACATCTGCACATAATGTTATAGTATCACCATTATCCATGTCAAACTTAATATAACCCCATCCAATTTCAAACTCCACTATTCTGTGCTTAAATATACGGTAACTAACAAATGCTTGTCCTTTTTCAGAAAAATCATAAACGTAATCTCCGCAATGTAATTCAAGATCTTCAAATATCATTGTAATATTGCAATCTACATCTTTCTTTTCCAATGTAACTACCTTGCCATGTATAGTACTCAAAATATTTTCGATACTTGCGACACTAGAAGAATAATCCATATTTAATCTCTCCTTAATTAAAATAAGATAATATTAAACATATATAATTTATTGTTTGCATTAATATAATATCACAAACAAAAGTGTCAAATATAGTGTCAAATTTGGGTTTAATGTGTCAAATTTAGTATTAAACAAGGCTAATTCTACTCAAAAATACACCATTATTATTGCCAAAAAGTATCAAATATGATTTGTCAAGTATCAAATGATTAAAAAAGGTGTCATTTTTACTTGAAATTATCACAAGAATAAAATGTATGGACATACTTATTGTTTTGATATAATATATAAATAAATATTAATAAAAAGGGGTTTAAAAATGGAAAATTTGTATATTGTTGACTACGATGACGAATATAAGGATGAATTTCAAAAATTATCTCTTGAATGGCTTATAAAATATGCTTCCGTTGAACCTGAAGATGAACGTATTTTAGAAAATCCTCGAAAAGCAATATTGGATGACGGTGGACATATCTTCTTCGCAAAATATAATAATGAAATTGTTGGTACGGTTGCTCTAATTAAAATCGATGAGAACACGTATGAGCTTGCTAAATTAGCAGTAACGGAGAGATATAAAGGTTTGGGAATAGGAAATGAATTAATGAATAAGTGTATGGAACAAGCCGAGAAAGATTTAATTACAAAAATGATTCTGTACACCGCAGATTTTTTAATTCCTGCTGTAGCATTATACAAAAAATATGGATTTACGCCAGTTCCATCAAAAGATAATAAATATATAGAATCCAACTTAATAATGGAAAAATATTTTTTATAAACAAATAAATAAAAAACAGGTTCAAACTTAATACCTGTTTTTTATTTATTTGTTTATAAAACTTAGTCTAAAACCATTATATATTTAAGATTGAGTATTTATTTCATATCCGATTTTATCTAAATTATCAATTGAGTATTGATATATTATTTTATCTTTAAAAATGTCTGGATAGTAGTCATGATTATATTCTTTTTTAAAATTTTTAAACTCTTTAATTGCTGGCTGATTATTCATTTTAATGCTATCTGCATTATCATCTATATAACATAAACATAAATTGTCATTATAATCATCCACTGCTACGCAAAGATGAGCTACATCCATTCCTGTATGATTACCAAACACAAGATAATTATTAAAGGGCGCTAAAGGGTTGATTCTAGCTGTGCTATTTTTTTCTGTATAACATACACAAATTTCTTCATATTCACCTGGATTTAAGTCATCTTTTAAAATTATATATCCATGATAAGTTGCTGTTACGGATTTACTAGAAATTATTTCAATGTCTAAGCTCGCCCTGTGTTTTATTGTGTATACTGATATATCAAGTTTATCAACGGGATAGGGGAAGTCGCAAAAAAACTTCCATTTTATTCTTTTTGATTTTTTATTTGATATATTTTTAATTTTAAACTGTGAAAACGTTGTCCAACTGAAATCTTGCGAATTATAATATACTATCTTGGTGAAGCACTCATAATACAAATCTGTTTCGGCAATATGAGATTTAACATCTTGGTTGCGATTGAAAAATATTGTATTATATTTGGATGAATATGCTCTAATTTTTAAGTCAACAAATACATCTTTTTCATGCTCGTTTACATCAGTTTTAATTATTTTACTTTTATTATTCTGGACTTCTCCTGTACCTAAAAACATATGGGCTATTTTGCAATTTTCATCTAAGTGATTCGAATTTATATTTTCTATTATTGTATTGTATAGTAATTTTAATTTGTTTTCTTTTTCTACTTGACTCAACTTCATTCTCATTATTGCGTCATATAACATTTTTGCAATCTTATGTATTTTCTGTGTTCTAAAATTGTCATCATTATCAAAGTTTTTTCCAAAATCACCTCTTTCATATCTCATTACTGTAGATTTGCTTATTTGCAAAAAATCCGCAAATTCATTCGAACCCATATTATACAAAGTTCTACGAATTAATTTTAACAATTGAGAAATAGTTTTATTTGATATAGGATTAGTCATTTTAATTCCCCCTAATAGAAGCAATAATAAACTAAATTAATACATATATAATACCACAAACTGTTGCTTTATCAATATATTTTTCTAAATATATTGAAATTTAATTACTGAATTTTGCAATATTAATATATAATTATAATTTACATATCACTAATTACAACCATATTGACTTCACCAAAATATTGAACTTTCATACCTAATGTTTCACTTATAAATCGCAATGGCACATATGTAACCGCGTCAATTTTAAAAGGTTTAGCACTCATTGTTTGTACTTTACCATTAATCATTACTTTATCACTACCTAATGTCATTTTAACATTTAATGAATCATTCTTAAGTGTCACACCTAATGTTTTTGCGTCCCAACCAACTTGCATACCAAATGTCTCACATGCTTTGCGCACAGGAATATAAATCCTTCCCTGTTCCATTATTGGATATTGAGAAAAATGAATTTCACGATTATTATATACCACTCTAATATAATCTTGCTCAGTTATTGCACTAACTGTAATGCCCGAAACAAATATAACCACTACTATTAAAATTGCACTAAAAATTTTCATAATAACAACCTCCATAAATTATTTTATTTTAATTATACTTACCGAAATACCAAATAACTTAATCACCACTATCCTATCTGCCATTCAACATACTATTATTTTCCAACTCTACACTAAATCTATCGTAATATAGCATAGTAGTTTTAATACTTAACTCAAATTTCTTTGCTGTTGCATCCAATCCATTTTCTTTATAATACTCCACAAACCTCTTTTTTCTTGGTACAGTCCATAGCAAATTCATATTACCTCTAAATTTCTCGTCTGAAACTTCACTCTCGACCAATAATTCGTCATATGGAATGTTCAAAGTGCCACATATTATTACTATATTCTCAAACATCACTCTACTTGGATGGGACACATTAACCATAGATTGAAAAGTTGACCTTGTGAGTCCTGTCGTTTCAATTAAAGCATCTCTACTTTCAAATTCTGAATATCTAGCTTGTACCGCTACCAATAAATTATACTTCAGTGTCTTTGTTTCAATATTCATAAACTTTTTGTAAATCTCCAAAATGTCTTGTTCTATTCCCATTGTAATCAAATCTCCCTTAAAATTAAATTATTACTTCAATTCGTTCCATAATACTTCTGGACTTCTGTATCTCTTGTACATGACTTCTTTTGCTCTGTCAAAGTCTTGCATTGACCATTCTGGAGCTTCCGCCAATATATCTGCTATCTTATGCAACTCATCCTTGATTGTGTTGTGACACAATATTTGTCGCACACATACATTTTGCTCATTAAACATATGCGTAACTAGGAAGTCTTGATTTTTCCATAGATTCATAGCATGCTTGTTATCTGATATTGCGCAATAATTAAAATATCCTTCATACAACATCTCAAAATCATTGTTAATAAGCAACATAATTGGCACTACCAATACTTTATCCATCTTTATTATACCTGTTTTAAGATGCATTTTTGGCTTATCATGCCTAATTATATAGTTTGTATCTTCTTTGATTAATAGTGCGAATTCCTCAACATTATTTTCTGGATTGTACACTACACTAGACAACATCACTCCCGATGTTGCATTAAACTGTTCAAATGGATTTGTTCCTGTAAAATTACCCAAAATAAATCACCTCAATTAATTATTGTACAGGATTGTGAGCAAATATTCAATAACCATCTCACAATCCTGCATATGTATTAAACTCTGTCCAATATATATCTTTCAACTCCTTGCCATATAGCTAGTACACTATACTCTTCTGCTTCTGAACCAGTTAAATTACCCTTAATAAACTTATCATAACCTGTTCTTTTAATATTAAGCAACGCATTATTTCTTGAATTCCTTAACTCAGTTTCACCGAAAAATCTTACTATCTCGTTCATTGTTCTCATAATAACATCTCCTTATCATAAATTAATTATAAAACGATTTGTTATGTTCATCTCAGATGTGGATTCAAGTGTTTCGATGTAAATTAATAACTCTAAATTAGTGTTTTCAAATTCGGTAAATCGCCACCTATTTATAAATTAATTATCTCCTACTATTAAATCATAACATATTTTTTATTATATTGTCAATATATTTTCATAAATTAATTATATACTAATTTCCCATACTATTTTAATTTTACTCGCAATCTTCCCAACTTTTACTAAATTCATTATTTGCAAACGCCTCTTTAAGACCTGTAATTTGTTTGAGTCTAAGTATTTCATCGAGATCCATACCTAGATGTTTTGCTATCCATTCATCACTTCTACCTATGTTGTGTATTTCTGCAACTATATTACTCATTAAATCTACATCATGCGATCCTCTTGCTCTATTATGTCTTATAGTTGAAGCCATTCTTTCTTCCAAAGGTTTATCTATTATTGAAACAGGAAGCATACCATTTTCTCTATCATATATATCCTTATGTTTTAACATTATTGTATATCTATGAAATCCATCTACTATAACATATTTATCAATTTCTTTATCATAATAACAAACAATAGGCATTGTATATCCATCTTCCTTAATACTCAAATATAATAGCTTCATTTCAGGTGGCGCAACTGAATTGGGATTATATTCATTTGATATAATTTTGTCAATTGGAACTGAAATAATATTATAAACTGGACTTTTAAACATAATAAATCCTCCCTTAAATATTTTTATATTTTTCCTTTATTACTTTTACTTTCTCTTGTTGTTGTTTGGTTAAACCGAACCCCATAAATTTACACATATGATCATTTTTCAAAATACAGAAACACATTCTTTTCCATGATGGAATATCAATTGTAGATTTTACATCATCCGTATCATCTGGTATTTCCCCGTCAAAGATTATTCTTGTTTTTCCATCCTTACTATAATTTGAAATTCCATTTTTACGAATCCTGTATCCACATTGTTCTATTTCATCTATAACATCTTGAGAGAAACCTCCTCCCGTTTTTTCCCAAAACTCAGCTGAAGTTTTAAACTTATCTAAATAGTTATTCCTAACATGCGCTGGAAGTGTACTTAATAAAAATTCCGTATAAGATTTCCACGTGTGACCTGCTGGTAAAGAAATTTGCCTATATCCTAAAGCTTTTGTTCCTCCATATATAGCTCCAAAATTCGCCCCTTTAACTCTTCCTACTAATTTCGCCCATGTTCTTGGTTCTATTATTCTGTAAAGATTGAGACTATCTATTGCCCATTCGTTAAATGGAGATGCAACTCTCATTTTATCTATTGTTACACCTGCTTTGTAATATAAATCATATAATTTATTATAATCAAAATCAAATTTACCATTTGCAATCCATATATCTTCAACAGTCCAATCATAAAGGGGAGAAGCACTCCATACATTTTTGTGACCTTCTGTTATATATTTTTTACCTTTATAATCGTATTTTTTATTTATAATACCACTATAACGATGAAGTGACTCATCTGCTCGTATTCCTATAAGCCCAATTGTCTTACCACCACCATTTTTGTTTTTATACCATCTCCCAAATTGTTTATATAAATCTTCCTGATGCATTTTTAAGGTATAAAAATCAAATGGATTATTATTTAAATTTATAACATACGAATGAGTAGGCATATCTCGTACCCATATATCTTTTTTCTCTTCATCCCAAGGATACCAAAACATTTCATAATTACTTAGAGGCGTTTTAGAAGCCATGGGTAAACATACCCAATATGGTTCAACTTCATCATGTAATCGCTCGAATGTTCTTGTTACATATTCAGTTGTTTTTTCGTATTGTGCTTCAAAATCCTGATGAAATAAACCTATTTTTTTAGTTATTCCATTTTCTTTTTTATATTTCATTACTAAATTAAGTAAAGTACCGCTATCTTTGCCACCAGAAAAAGAAATATAAATATTATCAAATTCTTCAAATATAAATTTTAGTCTTTCCTGTAACGCTTCATATACACTTATATTTTTATATATCTTCTGCAATTTTATCCCTCCGCTCCATCAATCCATTTATACAAATCTTTTTTATCCTTCATTTGTTCGATCAACTCTTTAAAACTATCAACAAGTCTTTCTTTTCTATTCAAACATTTTATAATTCTTTCATCTAATGTAAATTTAGCACAAATATCAGTTATATAAACATCTAGATTTTGTCCAATCCTATGCACTCTATCTTCAGACTGTATTCTAGTTGCATAATCCCAATCATTAGAGTAGTATATAATATTGTTACAAAATTGTAAATTTAAACCATAACCTGCACAAGTTTTATTTGCTATAAAAAACTGAGCTTTATTTTCGAACTTTTCTAATGATCGTTGCCTTTGTTTTTTACTTATTTCACCATAAAACTCAACTACAGAATCATTACCATATTTATTAAATAATACTTCACTAATTATTTTTATTTCTGAAGTATATTTGCACCAAATTATTGTTTTTTCATCATCTAAAATATCTAAAAGTTTAATTATTCTGGGATTCTCCAATGGATTTTTAAAAAATGGCTCTATTTTTATAGACTCGGTATTTTTTGAAATAATCTTATTCCCACTAATAACATGTTGACAAGCTGTAAATAGTCTATATATGGTTGATGGTTTTAATTCGTCTAGTAACATTAAAAATTCATTTTTGACATCCTCATAATGTTTTTCTTGCTCATCTGTAAGATGAAAATATTTTTGATTATATATTTTTTTAGGTAAGTTAAGACACTCTTCCTTTTTAACTTGATATGTGTATGGTGCAATTTTTCGCACTAAATAATCTGTATTTAAAGTCCTTGTAATTCGACCTTTAATTCTTTCATCATATTCAAGATGATTAGCTGCGAAACTCCAGAATGACTTGTATCCAAGAATTCTCCAATCTAATATGTACCATTGAGCAAAAAGATCTTTTTCACACTTTGAAATTGGAGTTCCGTTTAAAATAAGTTTATAACTACAATATTCAGCAAGCCTTTCAATATTCATTGTGCGTTGTGCTCTGTGATTTTTAACCAAATTACTTTCATCAACAATTAAATAAACTTTCTTAGATTGTACTAATTTTAATAATTCAAAATTTAAATTAATACTTGAAGATAAACTTTCGATACCTTCAATTCTAAAGTATTCTATTCCATTTTCAATATGTTTTTCAAGTTCTTTCTTTATAGTGCTTTTAACAGAACATGGACAAAGCCACAATACTGCTTCTACTTTTTCAGCATCAATACGTTGTTTGATTAACTCTAAAGTTGTTCTTGTTTTACCAGTACCCATTTCCATATATAATGCACCAATTTTAATTTTTGATAATTTTGTTACCGCTGCAAGTTGATGATGTTGCAATTTAGTCTTTAAGATCATCAAGAATATCATCTCCTGAATTCAAAATATCTTTTAATCCATCTTTAGGTTTATTAATTTCAACAATGTTAGCCACCACAATATTTTTTTCTTTAGTTTTTTCATTATTTATTATTTCAAACGCCATTTCGCTAATTTTAAAATCGTTTAGTTCCGCATACTCTTCAATTTCTTTATAATGTTTAGGATTTATTAATATAACTGGATTATCCCAAATCGAACCTTTAATTCTTCGTGCTAATTGATATAACCTATCATTTCTTTCTTTGAACCAAATTGCAAACCAACCTTCGTATTTTCCGTTAGTTCTAACTAAAATCCATCTGGTACATTCTGCTTCAAAGTCTCCTGTAATTGCATTTTCTCTAATTTCTTTATCATAAATTGTTATTCCAAAACCATTATTAAGAAGTTTATTGCCTAATTCTGCAACTCTATCTTTTATTTTTCCACTTGTTTTATCAATTTTTCTACTCCAAACACCATTCCACTTATATTCAAGACTCTTAATGATTTCTATAAACTTATCATTTTTTTCAAAAAATACTTTAATTGTATCGTTTTCAAACTTAATTTCTACTGGTACATTTGAGATTACATTTTCTGGGTATACAGTTGATTCTTCTTTTAATTGATCTAATATAATTTTTTCTTTATCTTTTTTATATTTTATATTCATTTCTTCTTTTATATTATTCAAATTCACTATATTAAATATATTCGTATTTCTATTGTCTATCCACCAACTTGCGTTGGTTTTATTTGTAATAATATATTCTAATAAATCAATATTTTCGTTTTTTGCTATAGTATTTTCAATTATTTTTATTCTTATTGTATTTGCCCAAACTATTTGTTTTTCTGTTCCCTTCAATTCAGGTAATTCCATTTCAATTGCCTTCATCATATTTATCTCATTTTCTTTGTCGGCTTGTATTTTAAAGCAAGCTGGGCAAATTTCTGAAAAATATTTTTCTATTTTCCATTCTCGTACTTTATGTGGTCCAATTAAATCTACATTTCCATCATGTCCACAAGAGTGAGTACCTTTATAATTAGCCATAATGCACATCCTTTTTAGTATTTAATACAAAAATTACTACTTAATCTTAACATGTTATACAATATATTGTCAATATATTATCATAAATTAATTATATGAACTTAACTTTTCTGAATTCTTGTTTTGTTGTGATTTTCTCAACCTATCTATTACATCCATTTCGACTATAATCTAAATTATAAAGCAACTTAACATATTTATAACGTGCTTTTGCTTTTTTGATTGTCATTTTAATCACTCTCCATTTCCAACTTCTTCGGCGCAAAGTGGTAAATACAAAACTTCATTCTTTACATTCGAAGCAAAACTACACCATGAACATCCTTCATTGTATTCCTCACAATCATCTTGAGCACAGCCATCACACCTAAAGCCAACTTGTGCAGTTGTGTAATATATTTCATTACCTTGCAAATCTACAAATTGACCATCAAGAATATAACTTCCTGCTTCAGCAATTTCTTGCCAAAACTGTGACACTTTTGTTATATCTACTTTTATTATCAAAACTGGTGATTCCTCAATACTTCTTTCATAAAATTTAATAGTTTTTAACATATTCAAAACCTCCATATATTAATATTTAACATATAATAATATAATATCAAAAACAACATTATATTGTCAATACAATATTTAAAATTAGTTCTATTAAATATATCCACATTCTTTGAGATCCGAAGCATATAGATCACTAAAGACATCTTGAACATAATATGATTCAGATTCTCTATCATAATGCCATAATTTTAAAGGAATTAAATTAATTATACAATAATTAATTACTGATACTAAAGCTACAGTTAATCCAGTTACATATACTTCTAAAGATGTCACATCTCTCAAAGCCTTGTGACACATTTCTGATATCGATCCTTCAACGTCTATCGGATTAATATTATTTCCAAATATAAATTCGTTGATTTTTTCACCATCATTTGTTATAATTTCATGTCTACCTTCGCACAACCCCATTATCTTTTTCATAAAATTCCTCCCTCACCAAGTATGTTGTCTTTCAATTGTTACTGTGCCATCTGGCATTGCATATTTAATTACTATATCCATATTACACTCTTCGTTTGCGTCACAACATGACTCGGTAGCTCTGGATAGCTCTTGTTTAATCCCTGTTTGCTTTGCTAATGCAAAAATGGAAGTTCTATGTTGCTCATGTTTATTAGTTTTAATATTTATCATATCTAAATATGGAGTAACTAGATCCATAAAGTTAACTTGAAACATGTCACCTAAATTTAGACGATTAAAGTCTTCGCCATATTTGAATTTTGCACAGTTTGCCAAAAAATCACAAGCATTAGTGAATGTTTTAGGACTTACAATTTTAATGGCAGATGCCATTATGTCTTGAACATCAAATGGTTTTTCAATTTCTTTGATCCATGCTTGATAATGTACATAATCACAACCAACTTGTGAAAAGGTTATATTTAATCTACCTTGAACTAAATCATCTACCAAGCTATTAAATGTGTTCATAAAATTCAGTTTTTCCGATCTAGCAAACTCTGCAACTTTTACCAATTCGTCAGGTGGTAATTTAACACCATTTACATCTTTTCCATTAACTTTAATTTTACACAGCATAGCTTCATTCTTTAAATCAAATTCGCTTCCATAATAGAATCCATCATTACCATGTTTATTCTCACATCCAGTTGCTTTGTATTCAAATTCAACTTTATGACCGTTATATTTTCCATTTCTAAATTCAAATACAATTCCAGATTTCTCAAATTTCATATTCATTTTATTCGCCTCCCATATATCTAATAATTAACTTATAATAATATTATAGCATACATTAATTTGTATTGTCAATACATTGTTTAAAATTTTATTAAACTTATTATATCACAAATACTGGAATTACAATCATTATTCTTCAGATTCAACATATCTTTGATTTTTAATATTCGTGAGCCACTGTCCCAAAAATCTATTCAACTCTGTTTTGTACTTTGAAATGAATTTGCCTGATTCGGGATACACCACTTGATAAATGCCCAAATTATCTTGCTGATATGTTAATGCTTCTGCCATCTTAATATCATGATATACGGCAATTTCCATGTCTGGATCAACCATTAAGTCACCATTTTGCTCATAATAATGTGATAGGCTATATATCTCTGCTTCTTTCTTGTTTATATCTCTAGTCCCCAATCTCTCGACCACTAAATCCATGAATCCACTAGACTTTAACCGTTTATGGCAATTGTCCTCAAAATCCATCCCTTTAATCAATGGTAATAATTTTTCATAATTTACTTCATACACTGTTCTTCTCATAACAATCATCCTTTCACACTCTATAGTAAGCCACTGAGGGCTATTCCGATATTGGTCGAATTACAAAAATCTAAACACCACTTAAATCAATATCATCTTCAATTTCATATTTCTCTTCCAATTTATTTAAATCGAGTTGAACGTCTTTTCTAGTCTTACAGGTCTCATATATAAAATCATATAATTCTTCAGACATTCCGCCTTCGTTTAATTTTATAAGTACAAATCTACCTTTTTCATAATTCATAACACCAACAGTTCTTTCCTTAAAATTAATTGTAATATCTTTTTCACCAGCGATTGAAATTGGAAATTGTAAATATGATTTATCATCAAGGCTGAATTTTATTGCAGTTAATAGATTATAACTACAAATATCTTTTCCTATACGCTTTCTTACCGTCCAAATAGCGTTTGTGAATTCTAGCAATTTTTCATAGGATTCTTCTTTATTTTCAATAAGGTCAAGCAGTAAATCTCCAAGTTGCCCATTAATATTTTTTTCCATTTCCGTCCATTCTGTACCTACTTTTTCTAAGCATAAACACCCATCTTCTAATGATTTCCCACAATAAGCACAATATAATTTTTTCATAATAATTTCTCCTCTAATTTCTATTTTTGGTAAATCACTTGATCACAATTAAATATTACCACACTCGCTACTATATTGTCAATACATTTTATAAAATTATTTTTTAATTATATAGAATGTTTTCTCAATTTACTTAATCACATACGTATTACCTTGTTTACCCTTGATGTGACTCTCTTTTACCCAAACTACCTTACCACTCTTACATTGTCTATAGTGTCCTCTGCGGTTATGTGGACTCTTTGGTGAGCCTGTAGCATGTTCGTCTCTATTGTGGTAGTAATACTTCTTTTTCGTAATGTAGATGACTTTAGGTTTCAGCTCATTTGTTTTTGAACCAGATTCCAAATTCCTAGATTTATACACTCTTTCTTTAACCTTGTCTAGCAAAGTGTTACTCGATTCTCTCTCAATCACAATAGGTTTGGCATTGATGTAGTCTATAACATACCACACAACTTGCAATACATACTTTGTGTAGTTTGCTATTTTACAATTTGCTGTTCTAGATGTCCTCAAGCAAAATTGTTTAGGGAATAATTCTGTTGACACATGGTGGTCACAATGTTCAGGACACAATACATAGAATCTAGGTAACTTATCAAACTTTATGGACACTGAAGTTATTGTATTCTCTAATGTTTTGTCAAATATTTGTACCGACATTAAGTTGTCATCTACTAGTACCCAAACGCCTATGCTATCCACTCCCGTTACAGAAAACTTATAAAAAGTTATAAAAACAACCAAAACATTATAACTTTAATGTTTCTTTCCTTGTTCATCATGTTCTTTTTCACATTATCGCTAATGCTACTAGAGTTTGTTTAACACTCCAAAGGCTTAATCTCCCCACTAACGTATGGGTACATTATATTTACGCTATTTTATATTCATTATAATCTCTTAAATTTAATGAAGCATTATGGTCTCTGTCATGAATTACTCCACAAGAAGGACATATCCATTCTCTATCATTTAAATTTAATGCCTTATTTATATATCCACAATCATGACAAGTTTTAGAACTTGGATACCATCGACTCACAACTCTAACTTCAGTGTTATTCCATTTGCTCTTGTATTGCAATTGTAGTCTAAACTCATATAATGATTGTTGTTGTATTGCTTTTGATAAGTGCTTGTTCTTCATCATACCTTTGATATTCAAGTCTTCAATTACAATAAAGCTTGGTTTTCGCTTTATTATTTCAGAAGTTACTTGATGATTATAGTTATTCCTAGTTCCATTTAATTTATGTTGTACAGTTTTGATTTTTTTTTCAAGTTTAATTATATTTTTAGTTTTTACAAACTTTACACCATCTTTGTTTTCTTCATATTTTCTTGACACTTGACGTTGTAATCTTTTCTTTTGTTTTTCAAGTTTTCTAATCTTATCAGATTTATTTATATTTTTATAAGTTATATTATCTGAGCATATAGCAAGATCTTTAATTCCAACATCAATACCAATTCCATCATTTTGAGGTGTTTCAAGATTATCAGGGAATTCAACACCAACACTTATGAACCAATGTAAACCATCGTGAGATACTCTAGGATTTACATATTTAACATCTTTCCCGAAAGGAATTCTATTATGTTCAGCTAATCTTACCCAGTTTAATTTCTGCTTGTTTTTCTTGGAACTTTTAGCAAATCCTTCGAATTTAACATGTGTAGCGTTAAACTGTATTTTTATATTGTCTTGATAAAATTTGGGTGGAGATTTCTTACGACTTTTAAATTTAGGGAATTTTGCTAATCCTTTAAAGAATTTTTGATATGCAATACAGGCATCTTTAATTGCTTGTTTTGATACATTATTAGAAGTATCGTTTAGCCACTTAAATTCTTCGATTTTCTTCAATTGTGTGAACTCTTTTCTTAAATCATTGTCACTTATAAATTTACCACCATTATCATAATTCTCTTTTTCTCTTGCCAGTGCCCAATTATAAGCGAATCTCTTGACTCCTGCGTTTTGAAACATTAGTGTATTTTGCTTGTTATTAGGTACTAGCATTACTTTCATTCCCTTTATCATCGTTTTCATCTCCTTCCTCAATTAATACATCAATCATTTTTCTAGCCTTATTGGCTCTTTTACCCTGCAATCTACAACTAAATACTGTAACTATTTGAATTAAATCTTCTACCAATTCCTGTTGTTCTGTTTTTTCCGTACTATCTAATATTTCAATTTCACAACCATTTAAATTCGCTATATATTCTACTAATTCGAAACCAAATCTCAAAAGTCTATCTTTATAGAGAATTACTATTTTATCTATCTCTTTGTTATTTATTTTTTTTAGCAAATCTCTAAGTCCCCTTTTTTTATAATTAATACCACTTCCAATATCAGTTATGATATCATAAGGTTTGTTAAGAGAGTCTAGATATCTTGTCATGTTTTCAACTTGTCTAGCTAAGTCGTCTTTTTGCTTGTTTGAAGACACTCTACAATAACCAATTATTACTTTGGGTTTTGTTGTGTCATCGCTAATATTTAAAACTTCTTTTAATTGTTCATGTGAATAATACCTATATCCACCTGCTCCAGTGTGATTGGGTTTTAATTTTCCCGAAGAATCCCAATTTCTCAATGTTTGTGGTGTTCTTCCTATAAGTTTGGAAAATTCATGTATGCTATAATACTTCATAATTATCACCTCATAAATATATTGTAGCATACATGTTATAATTTGTCAAGTATTTTTATAACTTTTTATAACTTATTTAAAACAGTCGACCACCTCTCATGTTTATAATGCAATTATTTAACTTATAAATTAATAATAACATACTTATTATTATTATATTGTCAATATAATTTTATACATTTTTATAAATTAATTTTAATTAATATAAAGTCCATCTTTTATCGGATAATTTAAAAATACAACTCTTGCAGGACAAGAGTTGTAGGTGTGGGAATTACTGTAATTAATGTGGATGAGATGGATTTGGATTAAATTGGAAGTGAAATTTCTAGATTTGTGAGTTATGATTTAGGTCAAAACTTTGCAAAAATAGTAGTACGCAAGAACATAGTAATAGCAAGGTTATTCATAATTGTGTTATTATATATCATTGATCTTTAATCCTAACACTACTCTAACACATACGTATCAATGGTTATGGAGTGAAAAACGATAAACATATACTTGTCCCCTCGTGGTAGTTCAAAGTCAAGTACAGCTTTGCACAGCGTAAATGCCTTGGTGGCATTTCCTCGTAGCATTATAAATGCTCTGTGGCGCATTTATAATATATACTATTAACTTTTTCTTTCGTCCGTGGAATCCGATGAATGAAGGAATATAATAAATGGATAATTGCACGAAGTGCAAACCAAGCCCATGGGGCGCGGTAGAACGATTCTTGCTATTGTTGTATTAAATCCGATACCAATTTTCTATTTTTTCAATTTAACTTAATTTACCCCCTCAAAATAGGAAATTACTATTATATAGTGTTTTCCTAAAACAGGGGGGTAAATTAAAAAATCATTCAATAAGTTTCATTATTTTCCATGCACTTTTATATTTTTTCTTTTTTCCATCAATAATTCTACTGGTTTCAAATTCTTTAATAGTAAAATTACTATTTATTTCATTTAAATAACTGTTGAGTGTATCAATATTTTTCAATAACTTAATATTATTATTTTTAATATTAGAATTATGTGTATCGATTAAATTTATTTTATTTATTAATTCATTCCTATCTTTTGATTCTAACATTACGTGACCGACTATAGAATCAAGATATTGTTCAAGACTTTCTAATTCTTCGTTGTCATAAGTATTAGCTATCCAATTATTTTCCATATATCTTCCTCCAATCCATGATAACTGCTCACGAATAAAAACATTACCATCAATTTCTTTAAATTTCTTTATCATATTTTCGCAAAAATCCTTCAATTTCAAATGTGACAATAAAACCAATCTATTAATTTCCCACTTTTTGCGTTCTGTTCCTTGTTGTGCCAAATGATCCTCCACAACATAGAATAATCCTTTTGCTAAGTTATGATAGCCTCTATCATACTTCTCAGCAAATTTTAGTTTATTATCCCTGTACTCTTTTAATTGTCGTTCAGCAGGTTTAATACTAAGATTCAATATTGATTGAAACGTTCGGGCATCTCTTTTCTTTATGTATAAATTAACTCTATCAGGATTATTAATATCAATTCTTTTCCTACCAAAGAATTGAATGAAATCAACCTTATTAATACTAATTATGACTATGTGTTTAACTCGTGGATCTTTAATGTTAACTCCATTATCTAATGCTTTAGTTGCAATTAAACATTTACATTCAAAGAATGATTGTTCAATTATAGTTTCCCTAGTTAATTCACACATATGATCTGCATAATTATTATCTTCAGCACAAACAAATTTTGAACCCTTGATCCTGTTTAATAGTGTAATTGCGGTAGTATTAGAGTCAATAAATATCAACCATTTGTCACCAGAAGTATCGTTATTAATAGTGTTTATTATGTCATCATTGTGTTTGAAATAGAATGTATCCACATATGAATAATCTCTTCCAGTTGAATACTCATACAACTTGTGATTCTTGCATTGTTCACTGAAAAATTTAATCACAGAACCCTTCAAATTATCCATTGTTGCAGATATAAAGATAGATATAACTTTATTATTATATTTTCTCATATAATCGAAAAAGAATATATCTGTCATTTCATTAAATGATGCATCTTGAAACACATAATGAGCCTCATCAAATACAATATAATCGTATTCAAAGGGCTTTTCATAATCAAATATAATCTGTTCATTATTAGGAGTATTGTGTATAGATTTGTTATATTTTGATTGATATAGATCTGTAGTTATTTTTTGATAGGATGTAACAGTAATAGAACCTAATCCACTCATCTTTCTTAACTCGTCTTTGGGTAGAGTTATGCCATATTCGGCAAATAGATCAGTCTTGATTTGATCCTTTAGGTTAATACGGTTACATATGTATAGAATTGATTTGTCATTTGATTCAGCATAGTTTTTTAATTTGTTTATTATGAAGTTTGATTTACCTGTTCCAGTTTGGGAATCTATAATTATATAGTCTCCTTGATTCCATTGTTTGTATTCTTCACCAATAACTTCTGAAACATATTTTAGATTTAGTTTAGTCAAGTGTATTCTCCTTTTTGTTTTACTGTTTAATAGTTACGGTTTTTTATTAAGACTCTCCATCATTAATTCTCTTATATTACCTTCTTCGCGAAATGCAAATACCGTTCTTGCAGGATCATATTTATCAGGCTTGATATCTACAATTGTAAAACCCAGCTTTAATAATTGTCGTGCAAGTCGTGATGTGAAAATTAAAATTACTTTTTCGTTATTCAAAGTAACTGAAGCCATTTGTAAATCCTCCTTGTTTGTGTACTTTTTGTTTGAGACATTATAATTTAATTACCTACCAATCAAATTAACCACTTTCTTCCATATATCTATATAACAAAAATTAGAGAAAAGATTATACTTTCCCCTAATTATAGTATAGCACACTTTTTATAATTTGTCAAGTGTTTTATGCCCTTGTCATAAATTGATTACATACAAATAAATTCAATTGTCAAGTTTCTAGTTTTTCATATTCCAATGCTATTATCTCCTCAAATAATTAATTGAATAAGCATCTGCACAACTTACACCATTGTCTGGAGCATTAACATTACCTCTTGCATGTTTAGCAGGCTTTGCGTAGCAAGCAGGTTTGAATATGTCACCAGTTTCTTTGTCTATAAACGCATAAACTGAATCTTGACCATATACAGTTTTGATTACTTTGTAATACTTCTTACCCAATGTTACAGTAAGTGTTGCAGGGGATGTTGTGTAAACAAGGTCAATCTTCTCTTGTACACCTGCTATAAATTTTTTAACATTATCATATAATTCTGTGTTCATGATTCATACCTCCAATATATTAGTAATTATAATTTAATTAATAAACACATTTTAGATGCTACTCGACCTCACACAAGGTCACAGGAGCAATTTATTTTACATTGACGTAAATTCATACTATTTATTATGTCGATGGATTATACGGTCAATTATGATTCTAGTCACGTTGTGACTTCCTAAATGGTAATAGTAATATATCCTGCATTGATGACGTAATGAATACTGGATTAACTGGGCTATTAGCAGGTAAATGTAATGTTAGTGTCTTGTCTGTAATTAAGTCTACAGCATCGATCAATAGCTTTAAGTCATATGTGTAATCCGAATGTGGTTGCTGATATTTTCGTGATTCATTTGTGTATTTAACATTTATAGTTGAGTGAATTGGTTCTGAATTTGCAATTAGTGATTTATCAATTTTCGGTAAATCTAATTCAAATGAAATAGGAATTTCTAGATTTATAATTCTTCCATAATCTGAAATTTCTGAATTTTCAATTTCTAGATTTACAAGTTTTCTTGATTTTCTGTGTACCTTGTTTAGTTGCTTCAGATTATCTTGTAACATTGTTAATAGTTCTCGCTTGTCAAAGGTAATTTGGAATGGATTACCTGTGTCTAGATTAGCCTTGACATTTATTATAGTGTAGTTCATAAGGCTTTGCATTTCCTTGTCCTCAATTCGGGTATAGTCATTCTTTGTGTTATCCTTATAGCACATAGCCATCATGAATCTATTGGATGCAATGTAGTATGACTCAGACTCATGTACATGTTGTAACATCGGGAGCTTGGGATCTTCTACTGTTATTTTGCTTAGTTTCTTGATCATACGATCGTGTGCTGTTCTGTTAGTGTTATTTGTCATTTTCGTTTACCTCCGCAGGTGTAGTAAATACTGGTACTTCTTGTGATACTGATATTGTTGGATTAGCTGTTTTAGCATAGTGTAATATCTCTTGCTCTATTTCTATTGGTAATGTGTCATAGAACTTCACTTCCCTATCAGCAGATATATGAGCTATTCTTTTGTAATCACCATGTTGTGTCTCTAGTGAGTTCCAAACTGTAATGCCATTTCCAAAGTGTCCATAACCTAATTTATATTGTGTCATTGTCGTTTCCTCCTGTTCTTGTTATAAATTTTCCAGTAGAATCACCAAGTACAATTGGTGTTGTCTTTCTCATCTTCTTCTTATACAGTCTACCATGTGAGTCCTCAGTTTCAAGTTCCAAAGTCTTGGATGTGACTGCTGTTATGTTAATGATTTTTGCCAAGTAGCCAAAATTATATACTCTGTAATCACCCACTTGTGCATATTGTGCTTCTGTAGCAGGACACGAACCAATTGACTGTAACTGTACTGACTTGGTATTTGTCATTGTTATCATCTCCATTTCATATATTTAATTTATGACTTTATATTTAGTTTAGCAGAGTTGAATTGTATTGTCAATATATTATTTGTAATTAATTTATAATTTATTCATTGTGGTATTGTTTGGTTGTATTAGTTAGTGCTGTGTGAGCTTATACAAGGCTACAGAGGGATATATTATTAATTATATGTGAAAATATGTGGGTGAGAATTTTGGTTCTGTTCTATAGTGTGATATAGTTTAATTTTCGGTGGACGCAGAAACCGTTGCTGTTCTATAGGGGATAAATTGAAAAATGTGGGTCAAAAAAGCGTTGCTGTTCTGTAGGGCAATTTTTTGTGATTGTCCTCCCTCCTACCCTGTGGGACGGCGTGCCGGTCGCCGGGGCTTGATGCAGCAGCTCCTGCCAGTATACGGGATACGATGTGAACAAACGTTTAGGCTGCTGATCCAAGGGAAAATATATACAGATGTTTGGACAAATATATACATTGGAGCTATGGCAGGAGATCGGGAAAATACACTAGAAACGGAAAATAAAATTGTATATATAAAGGAAGGAATACATATTTTTTTGATCTAGCAGAATCTATATAATTGTATGATGCAGTAATGGCAAGTTATACATGGTTATTTGATATAATGCATATTGATAAACATAAATAATAAATAATATGTATATAATGAAGCAATTAAATTATAATTATTGTGATATTGGATGAATAATTAAGATAATAAAAGGATATACTAGTTATATAATTGTAATTGTATTATATCGGGTAATATGTGGATTGATGTATAAAATATAATAGTGTATTATAAAAGAGTAGTAAATATTGTTGTTTGTTCTTTGAAAATTGAAAATTGTTTGATTGTGTCTTTAGTTTATAGCCTATTTTTTTTGTAATACATATAATTAAAATAAATAATTGGAGGCGTAAACAATGGATAGATGGGAACAAATATATGAAAATAGTGAAGAATCAAAAGCATTAGGTCGCTTTGAATTTGGTATGAAAGAATTAGAGAAATTAATTAAACTAGTAAAAAGAGGTTTAATTAAAAAATCTGAATATAATAAGGCAAGAAAGGAAATTGAAACGCAATTATTAAGAATATAATCTATTTTTTTTGAAATAGGTTATAAATTAAAGACATAATCAAAAAATAAAATAATATTTAATTTTTTAAAGATTATATTGACAGTATATTATTATGTATGATATAATGAAATAGTAAGTTAATGGTCAAACTACTGCAAGAGGTGACTTGCAGATCATCGGTCAATGTGGTGACGTAGGATCAACCGTCACAAAAAGTAATACATAATTAAATTATAATAGTAAAATCAATATTTTATTAGGTCTAAAGACCTAGAAAGGGTAAAAGGTGGAATTATGATGTACAAACTAAAACCCTATGAAAATTGCATACAAAGGATAATAGATATTATAAGTGTAATTGAGTTGACTCGTGACTATACAAATGTATCAATTACTAACGAATGGGAGACAGAGACTCACGTATATGAGGAAATAGCATATACTAATGACATAATGCAACCACGACAATTTTATACAACAAAGTCAAAAAAAATATAGGTCTAAAGACCTAGAAAGGGTAAAAGGTGGAATTATGAAACAAGAAATTAAAATAGAATATAATAATACATGTGTGTTCTTTTGGCAACATACTTTTAGAACTGCACTTACTCACGCTAATTATTTTATTGAAAGAAACAAAGGTAACTTTGAAATGAAAGTATATTTATTAAATGAAAGTTATTTTGGTGAAAAATGGAAATTATTTAAAACAATTAAATAAATAGGAAATAAAAGTAAAATTTTATAAAAAAATGGAGGTAATAAAAATATGAAAATTTATAGTGAAATGTCATTATCAAATTTTGAATTTTGGAGTGGTGCAAAGGTTAACGCCGAAAAGCTCACTCTAAAAGAGATGGATCAAATTGAAAATATACTCGAAGATCTATATTCTGAGGGTATGAGCGAAACGGAAATTAATGACTTATTTTGGTTCGACTTTGAAAGTATTTTGGAATGGATCGGGAAAAAAGAATGTGATCAATGTGGGGAAATATATGAAGGTCATTTTTGTGAATGTGAAGAAGAAGAAGAAATATAAAACTACAATTTTACTAGGAGCTTACACGCTCCTAGTGAGATAATAAAGTTCTGATTTTATTAACAAATAGTTAAAAAATAATAATAAAACCTTGAATTTATTGTAAAAGAAGGGATTGATAAAACATGGTAAAAAATAAAGAGGAATTAAAACCGATCGGATCTTTTTGTATCTCAAACAATATGGCAATAGTGATTTATGATATAATCTATGGAATAGATGATAGTATTTTAGCAGGTTACAACGATAAAAAACCTAGAAAGTATAGACTTTATTATAATTCAAAAGGTGCATATTTTAATTTCGGTAAAATAAGGGTATACATGGATCGAGTTATGAGACTATAAAATATAACATTTATTGTTAAAAATTGGAGGTAAAAAAATATGAGAGAATATAGTTTTATATTTGAAAATGGAATATATACGTTAATAAACACTAAATATAATAATATTGAAGTTTTTGGAATAGGACACAAAGATCGAAAAATAGCGTTAAAAAACGCAAAAAACTACTGTAAGAACACATTTTCAAAACTAAATGTTTTAGCATAAAACAAAGGAGATCTATTATGAATAATAAAATTGAGGCATTGAGGAAATATTTAGGAATTAATGAAGAAGTTGAAATAGTTGAAGGTTATGACACAAATATATTTGAAGTTGAGGGATCGGAGTATCTAGTATTAACTAATGAAGAAGCGAACGAAAAAACACAGGAATATATACTTGAAACGTTATGGGCTTTTAATGCAGATTTTATTCTAAAAAATTCAGTTGTAATTAATTGGAATAATGACACAAAAAAAGCATTAACAGAAATGCAAAGTAAACTTTGTGAGGGATCAAACGAAATTATCAAAGCAATAATAAAAGATATGGATCAATTTGTTGAAAAGGCTATTGATGCAGATGGCAGAGGGCATTTTTTATCAACTTACGACGGGAACGAGAATGAGGAAGAAGTTAACGGTGTGACTTATTATATATACCAAACAAACTAATTAATTTATGATAGAAACATCAAGAGGATCTAAAAATAGATTCCTCTTTTTTGTTTATTTGTCTTTATTTGTATATATACATTAACATATTATACTATTATTTAATTATTGCTATTAGTTGCTTTAAAATTGACTCGTGAAGAATCGGGATCTGGTGTAATGATATTATATTGCTAGGCGTGAATTAGTTGATTATTAGTGGTATTTTAAAGGTTAATATTTTTAGGTGTGGAGTATAATTAATCAATTTATGATTTAAAACTTTAAGTTATATTGCCAATATAATTAAATTATATTGTTTATTGGTTTATTTGTGATTTATATTGACAGTATAATAATTAGTGTGGTATAATTGTATTAAGGTAATTAAATTAAATATATGGAGGTTTTCTATTATGTTAGAGTCAATCAACGCATATTTTCCCGATGAATCAACAAATAATGATGTAATTGTTAACTTAAAATACAGGGACTATAAAAGCAAGTACGCAACAAATAAGACTGTAATTGGTAGTTATGACGCAACAAACAAGACTATAGATGTTATATTTCCCAAAGATCAAGCCGAAAAACTAAATAATTTGGGTAATAAGTATCAACAAGAAACATTTAGTTTTTTATTTCAAAAAAATGACGGTACTATGATTGTTTTAGACTTCGAAGCTAAAACAAAAGATAATGCAATTAAAAACATGGAAAAATACACAAAAGGTTTGTTTCTTTTGTATATTAGAGAAGTGATCGCAGGTGATGGCAGTTATGCAAAATACGAAAGATATAATATATCTAGAGGTGACATAAATATAAATTACTATTTCGGAGGAAAAATAAATGTATAAATTGATGAATGATATTAAAAGATTGAAGGAAATAATTATTATCTATAGTATGAGAGGCTATAGAGAACACAAGGATGTATTATCTAGGGCTTTACGGTTATTAGAGAAAAAGGAAATAGAAGTAGATAATATATATGAAGAATAGCCCACAAGGCTATTTTTTTGTTTGTTTTTTTGGTGTTAGTTAGTTAGTTATATATTGTGATATTGTGATATATAGATATAGATATAGATATAGATATATAATGTTGGTGATATTTAGCGTGTTGCTTACTTATAGTTAGTGACTATGATATTATTAGTATATATAATTTAGTATATAGATATAATTTAGTAAGTATTTATTTATATGTTTGTTTATTTGCAATCACTTCACCAAGGTCCGCCGTGTTGTATACGACTTTACAATTATTCCCATTTCACATAGTATATATCAATTTTTTATTACAGCAGTCAAAAAAACAATAATATCAATAAGTATAATATATTAATAGTATGTATGTTCTATAAATAATAATGGTCATCTAATGATCAATGCTAAAAAATAGCTCCATAAAAAAACATCAAGATCGGGCAATATAAAGTATGTTATACAGGATCAGTTTACATAAGTAGGGGGTACTTTACAATTTTTGGATCGGTAAATGTGGGATAACGTGGGTAGTACATCTACCCACATACCTAACACTAATTTACCCTCATTTTTCCTTACTCCCATCTACATATCCTCTCCCTCATCTCCCTCTTATATACGTCCCCTTCTGACTCACATCCTAATCGATTCCATATCGCTAATCATCCCACTCATTCCCTATTATAAATTAACTAATAGTACATTAAATTTTCCATCCCTAACTTCATAATCACCAATATTCCCTACTCCCATCTACATAAATACCACTAATATACCTCGTTATAATTCCCTGTTATATAGCCTACCGTATAACTAACATAAACAAACTAATTTCCCTTGTCACATCTACATTATACCGATATGCACCTTAATATAACCAAAAATTGACCTATAAAAAATATCAAATTATCCTAATATTTTCCAATAAATTAACTAAAACTTGCATAAAACAGCATAAAACACGCTATAATTCAATATAAATTAATACACCTAAATTTACCCTTACTGTGTTCCGTATAACTGACCATACCGCCCCGTACAATACAAATCCAAGTATAAATCAATACAAAAAAGAACCCTTAATAATTTAAAGGTTCTGATCTAGTTAGTTATACTATAATCACCTATACTTCAATCAATCTTTCACCCCTATATTCTGATACAAAAGCAAAGATTAACACTGTTGCAACAACTATATTTATAGCGTTTAGTAGAGTTAGTTCTTGCCAAAACTCTCCCAAGTATATACTAAGTGCGATTCCAAGTATATATGATACATCTAGCAAACCTAGTATTGTAATAGTAATAACATTCTTATACTTAGGTACTATATACTTAATAGAATAGGCAAAAGCTACAATACAGGCTATATGTTGACCAACCTTTACTAATCCAGTTTCGCTTGAGTATCCTAAGTACCATACATTAATTAAATTTGACAACATGGATATAACTATTGCAAAAGCAACTGAAACTGGTAAAAACAATATCCACCTTATTACGTTTGGTATCTTATCTAAAAATTCTGTTAAAGCATTATCTTCTGTCATATTAAATATCCTCTCAAGTTATATTTTATGGATTACACTTACTACATGCACTGAATCCCCTACTTTTAGCATCACTAAGTGTTATCTCTATCTTACTTTTGCTTAAATAACTACATCCACTGTCATGATATTTGGATCCTGTTTTAGTAATATATACAGTTTTAGAATCTACACTACTTGCTGTTGGAGTACTTGTACCACATCCAACTAAAACAAACATTAATAAAAATGGTGCTATTAACTTTTTCAATATATTTCACCTTCTCCTGTGTTCTTGTTAATGTTATTATAAACTTAAAAATTTAAGCTCATGTTTAATCAAATAATTCATCCATTAACTTATCTATTTCATTTTCTCTTTCTAATCTACCAACCTTGTTCACAGTAATATCTACAATATCACCTTCATTTAATCCATCAAGTATAATTCTAGGAATATTAATCATTGTCTTATCTTCCATTTCTACAACTACACAGTCTCCTTCAAATCTATCAATTATCAATCTCAAATTAGCTTCACCCTTTCATATTGAAGTTACACAAAAACATCTAATCATCTATATAACCATTTTCATTCTTTTTAAAATATAAGAATAATCTTTTACATACTAATTCTAATGATTCTTCGGATTGTGTTATTTCTTTAAAATTTCTTAATAAATAATCTAGAGTTCCCCAATATACTAATGATGATGCTTTTACATAATGACCATTAACCCATTGTGAAACATGAATACAGTTCAAACAATTGTACAAATTTTTTAAAGTATTCTCATTTGCATTGTATTTATTTAATACAATTTGAACATTTGAATCATTTATACAAAGCTTAATCAAATCATTCAATGCGGAGTCAATAATATGATTTCTTTTGTCTATATCTTTGAAAAATTCTGAAATGTTATCTATCGGTGGATTTAGTCGTTTTGAAATTTTAATCAATTTCCTAGATTTTGCAAAGGAGAATATAATTTTTTTTAATAGTCGCATTTTAATCCCTCATTTTTTTAGTTTGTGTTTATTTTATTTTATTTAATCATGAAACTCTTTGCCTGCAACAGCTCGTATTGCAATGTATATACCTATAACTCCCATCAATACAGCAAACCAAAACGGAAGAAATGTACATTCTTGTATTGGATTAGACTCAACATTGCCACCATACACTTCTATATATATAAAGGCAGATATAACAAAAGAAACAACTGTATATGAATAATCAATACTTTGATTATAGAAAGCACATAATGAAATAACTATTAGTGAATAAAAAACTATACTTCCCCATTCATAATAATAGTTTAACGGTAAAAATATTAAAATCAAATACGTAATTATCTTTTTACTTATGTCGTTATACTTATTACTTTCAATAATCGTATTTTCTGCATTTGACACATTATCCATTACAATCAACCTCCGCATACTTTACATGGTTCTAGTCCTCTATTTAACGCATCCTCTAGACTAATGGGTATCTTTGACCTATTCAAAGATATGCAACCATCTTTATGATACTTTTTGCCAGTATTTGTTGTATAAACTGTAGGATTGGCTTTTTCAGTTTGTTCAGTAGGTTTAATTGTAACCTCTGGTACATAATCACCACTAGATATAACTGGAGCTACTATTGAGTTGCTTATTGATTGTTGTGTGTTGGGTGGAGCATTTTCTTTTACAGGAGATGATTTTTTATCAAATGTAATTTTGTCTTTATCACAAGTTGCAACAATTGTCCCCATAGTATCAGTTCTAAATATCTCAACATTACTTGTTAATAGTCTATTCACTGTATCCTGTGCAGGATGACCATAGCTATTACCTTTACCAACACTTATTACAGCTTGTTTAGGGTTTACTGCTTTAAGAAAATTGGCACTTGTAGATGATTTACTTCCATGATGACCAATCTTCAATACATCTGCTTTAAGATCATAGCCTTTACTTAACATTTCATTTTCTGATAAATTCTCAGCATCACCTTCAAACAAGAATGATTTATTACCATATGTCATCTTTATAACTACGGAATAATTATTTAAATCATCATAGCTACTTCCGTTTGGTGCGAGTATTTCTGTTTTTATACTTTTGTCAAAGTTAATATTCATTCCACCAACTGCACTAGTGATTTTAGCACCTTTGTTTTTTATTGACAATAATACATCCTCAAATGTTTTAGTAGTAGTTTTTGCTTTTGACATATATATGTCACCTATGGCTAAATTGTTTATTACAATATCCATACCACCAATATGGTCTTCGTGCGGATGTGTTCCTACAACAACATCAAGTTTGTTTATTCCTAAACTTTTAATGTATGATACTACCGAATTCCCATCTGGATTATTACCTGCATCAATCAACATTGATTTTCCATTAGGCGATTGAATCAGAATAGAATCAGCCTGTCCAACATCAATATAATGGACTTTAACATTACCATTTACCATAGGTATTGTTATTGGGTTTGTTGCTACAGGTGACACTGGTACTGAACCTTCTTTAACCTTATTACTCTCAACTACTGTATTTGTGATTGGTTTAGTTGGTGAATCTTTTTTCGTTTCCGTATTCGCACCAATTACAAATAATACAGCCATGATTCCAAATACCGTTAAGAATATTTTGTTCTTGAATAGTCTTTTCATTTGTCAATCATTTCCTTTCATATTTTTATCATTTTTAAATGTTATCATAAAATAACAATATTGCCAATATATTCTGAAGATATTTATTCACTATTCCTTATGTTCTATTAAGCTAATTAAATGTCTAATTGTACTATCACCAGACCTCTTAATTAGCTTAATTAATTCAACTTTACTTAATCCTTGTAATAACCCCAGATCAGGCTTATCTTGATGTAAACTATAACTCAATTGCTTAGTTAAACTATCGTTCTTTTTTAAATAATACTTAAAAGTAGTTTGTATATTTCTGTGATGTGAAAATTTAGCTACAGAAGCTATATCACCGCCAGAATTAGCATATGCATAATCAGAAGCACTTTTTTTTATTGAATGTAGTGTAATATTTCTCGAAGTGTCAATTTTATGATATTTTAAAAACTTCTTTAATGTACGTCTAAGTGGCTTTTCGGTTATACCAAATATCTTATTGTTTGGTAATCTATGTTTTAACAATTCTTGGGCTAATTCATCAGGTATTGCAGTAGTTTCATCTTTGCCCTTATCTCTAAGTTGTATAGCCCAAACTTTTTTACCTGTTCCAGCATCATCTAAATATACTATTTGATCTGCCGTCATGTTTAATATTGATTTATAACGTATTGCTGTAATAAATAGCACCCTAAAGAATAAACTTTGTAATTTAGGCTTGAAGTATTCTTTGCTTGAAAATTCAAATAATTTATTTATTTCTTTTTCTGATAGACTACCGTATGAATTAACAGATAAATCAGATACCATTAATGGTCTAATATTAAATATTTTTAAATTAATATCATTATCATGTCTAGATAATTCTTCGAATAGAGTTTTAATTGCTGACAACTTCTTATTTACTGATTGTGCGAGATTGCCTTTATTAAGTAAATATTCTTGATACATTAAGTTATCTTGATACGTTATTTTCTTTATATCATCCCACTCAATATTATTTAAGGATTTACCTAATACTGCACTAAAATAATCAGAGAACCAGCACACATAATTCTTTCTAGTATTTGCACTAGCTCTACCTTTGCTATTTAAGTATAGCTCTATTGCTGAACTAGCTGTTTCCTTATTAAATAACCTTACATTCTTCAATTCTTCAATAGCTGTCATAATCAACACCATCCTTATTCGTAATAATTTATATTTTATATTTACGGGCTATATAACTAATTATAGGGCAATATAACTAAAATGTCAACATATAATTAAATTATAATTTTCTATTATTATATTATAATTGACATTATTTCCAGTTTCATTTATAATTATACTTAGTAATTAAAATATGATAATGGAGTTGATATAATGCTTAGTAAAATTAACACAAATTATGACCAATTAAATGAAGCACAAAGAGAAGCTGTATTTCTTGTAGAGGGTAATGCGTTAGTTGTAAGTTGTCCTGGTTCGGGTAAAAGTAGAATACTAGTTGAACGTATTGGTAGGTTACTTGATTTAGGTTACAAAGCAGAAAATATATTGGCAGTTACATTTTCTAGATCGGCTGCTGATTCAATGAAGGGTAGGTTACAGAAGATTGCTCCAGATTATGTAGATGATGTTACAATTAATACATTTCATTCGGTATGTTATAGGATACTGAAAACACATTCTACATACTATCAAAAGAACAATATATCTAGAGAGTTTGAGTTAAAGAAATTAATGATACAGATTGTAGTTAATGAACTAGGATTAGAGAAAAAGAGTAATAATGTAGATGCTCCTGCCCTACTGAGCTTTATATCGTACCAGAAAACACATCTCTTATCACCAGATGATGAATTGATATTTATGCCTGGCATTCCCTACTCTATGAATCAAATGCAACGAATATATGCAATGTGGGAGAAGATGAAACATGTGCATAAGATAGTATCATTTGATGATATGTTGTTTGAGACATACAAGCTCTTGTCTAATAACGCCTCTATTAGACGATTTTATCAAGAGAAATATAAATTTATTATTTGTGATGAAACTAACGACCTTACTAAAATACAATATGAATTAATCCGTATATTCAGTCTCAAGGCTAAAAGTACAATGTTAATTGGAGATTTTTCGCAAGCTATATACCAATTTATGGGAGCAAGTAGTAAGTATATGAAGTCATTCATAACTGACTTCCCTGATGTAAAAGTAATTAACTCAAACACTAATTATCGGTGTCAAAGTAAAGTAGTTGATTTGTTCAATAATTACCTAGCTGGTACAGAAGAAGCTTCATATGAGTATTACACCCCTGCTAAAGCGTTTAAAAATGCAGGAACTAATGTAGACTTACATGTATTCCAAGATGGCAAAGAAGAGGCAGAATGGGTCGCTAAAGAGATTGATAAACTTGTTAATATTGATAAGAAGTATACATATGGCGATATATTGATCCTATATAGAACTAATGTTCAATCCAGACCATTCGAGGAAGTATTTATAAATAAGAGTATACCTTATCACCTAGCAGATGGATTGTCATTCTATAATAGACGTGAAATAAAAGATATAGTATCATACTTAGAGCTGATTCATGACTCTAATAATAATGAAGCTTGGGACAGAATAGCAAATGTACCTAATAGATTTTTTGGGTCGGTATTTAAGGATGAAGTAGCTGTGTATGCTGAGAGGCATAAAATGAGTTTATATGATGCGATGTTAAGCTTTCCAAGAAAGAGTGAGTGGAGATATAAAGCATCAATTGAAGGCTTTGAGAAGGTTATAAGAAGATGTAGGAGTCATATGGGTACATATAAAGTATCAACACTAATTAGTATTATAAGAGATGATTTAGGCTATGATGATTACATATCTAAAGAATATGGTGACGCTGTTGACAATCACCGTACCGACAATTTAAACAGTTTTCAAGCACAAGCAAATGACTATAAGGATCTAGGTGAGTTTCTAAAGGTGATCAAGGCTTTGTCATGTGGTGATGAGGATAAGACTAAGAATAGATTTGCTACTAAGAAGGATAAAGTAGAAATGATGACTGCTCACAAATCAAAAGGACTAGAAAGTAAGGTTGTATTTGCAGTAGGATTCTCAAAATGCCTATTCCCTCACTATATGAACACCGATCCAGAGTCAGAGAGATTGTTAGGTTATGTAATGTTATCTAGAGCGGAGGAACAAATGTACATTAGTTCGGTATTGACACACAATGACAAAATGACAACGGTTAGTGAGTTTTTGGATAATTGCTTTCCTGCTGATTATATAAAGAAAAAGATTAAAGCATGTGAGAAACGCAATGCAGAATTAATATTAAATTCTTAGTAATTAAATTATGATAACATATTGACTTTTAGTTGAAAATATGATAAAGTATTATTATAAGCATAAAACTAATAGTAATAATACTTTATCGTGATTGGAGGTGATTTTAGTGGCTGATGCATTGTTGTCTTTCTTTTTCTTATTGTGTTGCATAGTGATTGCACCTGTAATAGCTATGGTAGTTGGTATAGCAGTTGTATTTAGCATCCAAGCATTGTATTACATAATTCCTTTTGTATTAGTAGTTTTTGTAGTGTTTGTGTTAGGCGTTAGTATTAATGCTATGTTCAAGAAGTAATATTGCTTGTAATTAACTTATGACAATAATAAAATTAAAGGAGGGTTTAACCATGCATCATGAATTCGCAGGAACATTAGTATTACCAGAGGTAACAGGAAAGTTTGAGTATCAGATATTTGATAACAGGGACATTAGAAACATAAGACTTGTTAATTTATCTGAAGTTTTAGATGAAATTTATTTTAAATCTAGCACATCTGAAGTAATCATTGAAGTTACGGTATGGAATTATGAGAGTAATGCATACCTTGGAGCTTTCTGTGAGAAAGGTCAATTATACTTAGACAAAGTCGCAGATATGGATATTACAATGTATATAGGTGAAATGGGTTCTGGTGTTTGTTTAGATGATGTGTTGTTTGATAATGTAGGCAAGAAAGTAGTAATCGATGTGATAGATTTAGATTTTGCTAGGAGAGCTGATAAAGAAGATCTTGAGGTTCACAAGGCAAGTAAATATATTAATTAAATTATAATTTCAGGAGGAATTTTATTGGTAAAACAGAGTTTATATTATATTTACAAGATTAATTCATCTAAGTTACAAAAAGCTGATTACAATATACAAGACTTAACTCCTGAAAAAGCACGATATAATGGGGAGCTAATCAGCGTTGGTGATAATCAAGTGTTTCGATTTATTAGAAAGTTACACAGAAAAGATGCTGACAACACCAAAGTTCAATTGAAACTAAGTAAACTATACAAGCAAAGAGAAGAATTAAGGGCAAACCATGACCTAACGGACAAAGCCAAGAAGAAAGAAATGTTAAAAATCAAAAAAAACATTGATGATTTGTTGTTGGTTAAGGATATTATAAATGTTAAAGTTGATAATAAAAAGACATATAAAGAAATAACTAAAAATGGATTTGTTGTCAATGGAATCAGATATGTTAGATTATGTTGTGGTGCAGGTCAGGCAAGAAGAAACACTGTGTCATTTGTAAATCAAACCATCTTCCCTATTCTGTACAATATGTTAATGAATGGTGCTTCTATATCCAAGATGAACTTAGCTAAATATAATGCCTATTTTGGACTATACATGTCATCCACATTACAAGTCAAGACACCTAGAGTATGCCTAATTAATGATTGTGAGATGAAATTATTCAACAAAAAAGTCGATTACATAGTTGATAAAGTTGATGATAATGGTGTTGAATACAGAGACATTGAGGAACGCATAATCAACCCTAAGATGAATCTATGGGATGGTCAAGGATTAATTTCACCTGAGTTTGCTGATAGATGGTCTAATGATTTACAACTAGACTATACCGCTTCACAGTTTATCATTAGATCAGCTTTTATCAAAGGTATGCTAACCGTATTCGACTTCAAGAAGTTTGCTAAAGAAGTTGCTATGACTAATAAGATAAAAGATTATTATGGTAAAGAATGGGATATTGATAAAATTGATGTGATACTAAGTATTAGTCAATTCAAAATGTACAAATACTATACATCTTGGGAACACTATATGGAATGTTGTAAGAAATATGATCATATATGGGGTGTTGCAAGAGTAAATGCTAAGAAAGATAATGAGTATGGATTACTAAATTATCAATATATACAGACATTGGACTTGGATAAAGAACAAATACAAGAATTAGCACAGCCTACTATAGATTGGATTCAGAAGGTTTGTAATGGTGATGATAGATTATATAATTTATTATTCTTGTTAGGGACTTCTGATAAGAACACAAAACTGGAGGATGTTATAAACAGAACAGGTAGCAACTTTGTTAAAGCAATCATATACAAAGATGAGTTACAAAATGACCCTTATGTTAAGAAGAAAATATATAACAATATTGAGCGAAAAATAAAAGACGCAAAACTAGGTAGATTGTGGGTTAAAGGTAATTATCAAATAATGGTTAGTGATCCTTATGCCCAAGCAGAGTTTGCATTTGGATTACCAGTGAGGGGATTGTTAAAGGAGGGTCAGCACTGGTCATCATTTTGGCAGAAGCAAGGAATAAGTAAAGTTGATGCTTGCAGAAGCCCTATGGTTGATTTCCATGAACATAATATACTTGACATAGTACAAGACGATAGTATTGCTGAATGGTATAAACACATGCAATCAGGAGTCGTATATAACGTTTGGGGATTAGACACTATACGCCACAGTGATAGCGATTTTGATGGAGACATAATCTTCACTACCAACAATCCCATAGTATTACAAGGTATAGTACCAAACCTAAATCCAATTACATATGACAAAACCACAGCACCCGCACAGAAGTTGACTTTATCTAATATAATTAAGACGGATGTAGCAAGTTTTGACTGCAAGGTAGGCGTTGTAACTAATTATTCTACAGCTTTTATTAGTATGTTGGCTAAGTTTAAAAAGGGCTCTAGTGAATATAATGAGCTTTTAAAGCGTATTAAATTATTGCGTAGATATATTGGTGATAGTATTGATGCAGCCAAGGGGATTAAGATGAAGCCCTTCCCTGTCTCATGGAAAAAACGTCTTAAAGTTAATGAGAGTGATTCAGATGAAGTTAAGCAAAATAAATATTATCATAATAGCCTAGTTGCTAATAAGAAGCCATATTTTATGATTTATTTGTATAATAAGTTAATGGCTGACTTTGGTAATTATAAAAAAACGAAGAATCTTTTCGCAAAAGAAAATCTGTTTAAAAACACTAAGAGCATAATAAATGAGGTTGATAAAACACAGGAAGAAAAGAAATTTCTGAGAAACTATTATAATCATATGCCTGTGTTGCAATCAAGTTGTGTTATGAATAATCTTTGTAGAATTATAGAGGGTGTAGATTTTAAATTAAAATATCCACATAACAATAAGAATAACGAAATATCTCACAGTATTTTACAAAGAACAAATGTGGAACTAGATCCCGTAAAATTAAAGCAACTTGAATCGATTTATAATAAATTCATGGTTAATAAGAGCCGTAAGATTAGTAATATCAATGTGGATAGTGATGACTCTGAACTGTCGGATATATACCAAGAAGAAGACAATAGCATTATAACTAATGTATATGACATATTTAGAAATGAAACACAGTCAATATTTGAAGATCCACAAGAACTTTCTGACTATGCTGTGGAATTATGTTACAAACTATATCAAAACAAAGATAAGCTATTTCTATGGAGTATTTGCGAAGAAGGGTTGATGAAAACTATCACAGAAAAGCCAGATAATACAATATATATACCTGTTAGATATGATGATGGGACAGAATATTTGGGGAATCGTTTTATTTTGGGAAGGATTGATTCACATAATAATATTTGACGAAGTTAAACACGCACAACGTATGCTAAAGAATGGCTTCATTCAGGGTAAGAACAAGTATTTTTCAGATTTGTTAGTATTAGCTAAGTACTTATTCTACCTTGGAAAAGACCATGAACAAGTAGAAAAGGAAATATTGTTATTTTGTAATAAGCACATAGCCTACTTTAACAGTGAGATGTACTATAAGGCTATTGATAAGATGTTAAAGATGGCTAAAGAATCGGGTATTAGACATAACACTGAGATCTGTATTACTCAAGCTGAATTGGATAAAATACAGACGGTAACTAATTTGAATCAACAAAAAATACTGTTTGTAATGTTAGTAACGTACAAAGTAAAAAACTGTAAGTCATTTAAGATTAGTAGGCGAGAATTATTTAAATTGTCTAGTGTTTCAGGTAAATATGAAGCTACTTTGAATATGTTACAACAACTAACACAATTGAAGTTAATAGGCATCAACACAAATGGTTACAGATGGGTCACTTTTGCCAATGATGAATCAGAGCCAGTGATTACAATAACAAACTTTGATGACTTTATACTGGAGTACATGAAGTATCTTGGTGAGCCAATTGGTAATTGTCAAGTTTGTGGTAAGTTGATTGAATTGACTGGTAATAAGAAGTTGTATTGTGGCGAGTGTTGGGGAGATTTAAGACGAGAACAAGTGAGACAAAATGTAAATAACTATAGAAATAGAAATGTAATCAAATAGAAAACCCACGCAACCCTTAGTACACTTGCGTTTCAAGGATCGGTGTCTACATTTCATTTAATGAAGTACAGCAAACAATAAATAGTACAAATTTGCCTACTCGAATCAGGACTATGTATTTATCCTTAAATATGCTACAATTAATGTAAAGGGAATGAGTCGTTTCATTGTTAAAATTTTCAAATAAAACAATGAATCAAAATTACTTGAAATTCATATACTATAGTGATATAATTATATTAATGGTAATATCAAATGTTTTCGCTAACCGATATGCGATTAATAAAAGGTCGGTACTCAAATGTTTATAAGGCTCTATCTTCGGATAGGGCTTTATACTCAACAAGCTAGAAAGAGAATACCTAGAGAAAATTGGAGCATTGAAAGTTGAGCAAGGTAGAGTACAAGGGTTGCATGTAGCAAGTAAGAATAAGAATTCTTTAGGTAAAAGTTATTTTGTGGAATCATGGTTAGAGAAGTACTTGAAAAAGAAGTTTAAACGTGCATAAAATTAATTTATGATTGGGGAAATGACTATGAGGGCAGTTCTTGATACCAATGTTTTACTAGATGATCCAAAAGTGATTGATGTTTTTGAAGAAGTAATTTTATGTAGTGCAATATTAGAAGAATTAGATGGATTAAAAAAGAATCCAGAAGTTAGATTTAGAGCCAGACAAGCTATCAGAAAGATAGAAAACAATTTGCATAAAATTAAGATTATTGTTAAGGATATTTATGGCGGATTTCCTGAAGACTGGAATCCTGATTTGAGAGACAACAAAATAATCTTAACAGCTAGAGAAAATGATGCAATTATTGTTTCAAATGACATCAACGTAAGAATCAAAGCTAGTAGTTTAGGTATTGAAGCAGTATCTCATATGACAGATGACGAAGGCTACAAAGGATGGCGTACAATAAGCGGTGATACTGAACAAATCAATAAATTTCATTCAGAACTAACTGATAATGCAAGTAAATTAATAACAAATGAATATATAGAAGTTATCAATACTGAGTTTAAAGAATCAGATTCAGAATATAAAACCGAGTATAGATTTGATGGCGAGAAGTTAGTTAATTTAAAGCTACCAATATCTAAAGCTATAAAAGGTTTGAATACTCAACAAAGATTTGCATTAGATTTATTGAATAACAAGGACATACCTATCAAGGTAGTAGTTGGGACTTTTGGTAGTGGGAAAAGTTATTTAGCTGTAAAAATGGCATTACATTTAACAATAGATAAAGGATTCTATAAGGATGTTGTATTCTGGAGGACTCCTGTACCTGCTGATGGTGTAGATATTGGATTTTTGCCAGGCGATAAGCAATCTAAAATTGAGGATTATATGAAGCCTTTGTTGCAGTATGTAGAAAAAGAAAACGATCAGTTTTATTTAGAAAACTTAGTAAGGGAAGAAAGAATTAAAATGGATGTAGTTTCTTTTTTAAAAGGTGTAAATATAGACGATTCTTTTATTATATTTGATGAGTGTGAAGACTTGAATTTGAAGTTATTGAAGCTTGTTGGAACTAGAATGGGTAAGAAATCAGCTATAGTATTCACAGGTGATTACAAACAAGCAGAATCAAAGTATAAACATGATAATGGAATAGTACAATTTATAGAAAAAGCAAAGGGCAATCCTTTAGTTGGTATAGTCGTACTAGAGGAAGATGTAAGATCTGAAGCATCTAAAGTGTTTGCAGATCTGTAATTAAGTAATAACTATATTTATAGGACGGTGAAAAATAAATGGCAGTTAGTGCAAAAGCTTATGGAAATATGAACTTATCAGCATTTAATGGTTTGATTAATTGGTCTTCTGGGGCGATTAAAGTAATGTTAACCACAAGTAGTTATACACCTGATCAAGATGCTCATATTTACAAATCAAGTGTGACTAATGAAGTTAGTGGTGCGGGATATGTTACAAGAGGTCAAGCCTTAACATCCAAAACAATAACATACAATGGTACAAATAATACAGTAACTATGGATGCAGCAGATACAGTATGGGCTAATAGTACGATTACAGCAAGATATGCAATCATTTATCAAGATTCTGGTGTTGATGCTACCTCCCCACTATTAGGTTATGTAGATTTTGGTGCAGATTTTAGTTCGTCTAATGGTAATTTTCAATTAACATGGGACGCTAATGGTATATTTACCGTTTCTACAACATAATTAATTTATAATGAGGTGATGACATGGCGCAACTACCAATGTATGTTGCAAAGGTGAATTCTCCAGTTACAACATTAGCTACTGGCATATCTGACACAGATACATTATTGAGTCTCGTTGATGCCAGCGTTCTCCCTTCTGCCCCTAATTTGTTTACTATTGGTGCAGATACAGATAATCCAGAAACAGTTTATTATGCAACGAGTCCTATTGGAAATAATGTAATGGTACAAAGAGCATTTCAAGGCACTGCTCAAACATGGAGTATTGGTACTAATGTACAGAGAACATTTACCGCATATGACCATGATACTTTTGTTACTAACATAAATTCACTAGTTCCTAATTCAACTATTGTAACTGTCGATTTTGGAACAAGTGGGATGAATAGTTTTATTCCTACTGTAGTGACTGGAGTTACATGGGCAAATGCTAATTTAAATATAATACCGACATTGATTTGTGAAAATGTTGGCGAGAGATCGGCAGAGGATGGAATTATAGAGGCTTTAACCTTTGGTATAGCAGATGTTATTGATGGAGTTGGGTTTACATTATTAACTTATGCTCCTGAAGGATCTGTAGGTACTTATAGGATACGATGCGTAGGGACGGTGATTTAATAGATGGCAGTAAATATTAGAGGTGGCACGAGTGGCACATTGGCAGATGTAAATGCAAATAAAGAATTATTGATTGCGCTTACTGAGGATGAGGTAAACGCAGGATATGTTGCTATTGCGTCATGTAGTGACGATGGTGACTTAATTGCAGGTAATGTAAGAACTGTTAGAGAAATAGATTCAAGCGATGACTACCGACTTCGTGTTGGCATGGATACATTAATGTTTGAAGAGACTTTTGCAGGAACGACTATTAATACAAGTATATGGGATACACCAATCGCAACCGCTACCGTAGTACAGGCAGGCGGTTTTATTACGCTCAATAATGGTGGCTCAACTACAGCTACACAGGGTAGTATATTGCGTAGTAAGAGACATTTTCCATTGTATTCGACATTCCCAATTTGTGCAGAATTCTTATTTAACATAAATACAACAAGTTTCAATAATGCATTGTGTGAAATTGGAATAGGATTAATTGGTACTGCACCAGGAACTCCCGCCGTTGATGGAATCTTAATGAGAATATCTTCCGCTGGATTGAGTTTTGTTATGACTAATAATCTCAGTGAAATAACCGAAACTTTTGTGACATTTCAAGACTTAACAGACAATGGAATTGCTCTAACTAATACAAATCACGCTGTTATAGTTCTAAGTGAAGATACGGCTACACTATGGGTTAATGATGTTATTGCAGCAAAAATTAACAGGCAATCTTCAGGATCTAATTTAACGGCAGCAATGCAAGGTCATTTGTTTGCGAGGATGTATAATACAGGAACTAATACATTGACAGCTCTAAAATTAAACATAGCTAAAATGAGTGTTAATCTATATGACATGAACCATGCAAAGCCTTGGGGGCATATAATGTCAGGATTTGGTCAGTTTTGCCAACAAGGTGCTAGTAATATGACTGTAGGTAAAACACAAAACGTAGTAGCTAGTGCTAACACTGCTTTACCTGCTCAAATGACAGCACCAAGTGCAACAGCAGTAGGAACAGGTGGAACAAGTGGACTTGGAGGAGTACAAAGATTTGGTAATGGTGCTTCAACTGTTGCATTAACGGCAGATACGGCATATATATCACATAGCTTCCAAGTACCTTTGCCTTCGTTATCTAATCCAGTTACACCAGCTAAGAATCTTTATATAACTGGTGCAAAAGTAACAATGATGACTAGGGGAGCTGCTGGACCTGCAAATATAGGCACGTTCCTTGTACATCTTAATTTTGGTAGTACAACAGTAACTCCAGTTACAGCAGAATCAGCTACAACTCCTGCTAAATTGGCACGAACAACTGATTTAGGTATGTTGTCTATTCCTGCAAGTGCAGCAGTCGGAACATTAGCAACAGGCGATGCAAAAGATGATTATGGACAAGCACCTATTTGTGTTAATCCAGGTGAGTATATACAAATTACAATAAGACCTTTAGTAGCTTATACAATATCGGCTTCACAAGAATTAGTTATAAGTGCGAGTTTCACAGGGTATTGGGAATAAAAATTACATATATAAAAGGTGGTGAAGCCGATGTTTAATTCTTTTGGTTTTGGCAAATTAAATTATAATAGAATAGATTTACAACAGCAAAATGTTAACATAGATTCTACTGTAATTACATCGACTTCACTAATTTTAAAACCCAATGTTCAAATACATGTAAATATCGGAGTTAGTGTAACATCTGTAATCACAGTAATAAAGACTACACAAGTAAGCACTGGTATTAATTTGGTACATTCTGCGATGATTTCACAAACCTTGTCGAAAACTCCTAGTGTAAGCTTAGGTGTGAGTATTCAGAGCAATCGTGCAGAAGTTACTAGTACGTCTAACGCTCCTACTATAACAACAAGTTCAAACATAAATATTGGAGTAGTAAAGATAGATTTGCAGTCTAATATAATCACACCAAGTATTGCTTCTTATAGCAATATAAATGTAAATACAATTACTTGTGAATCTTCAAGCAATACTACACCACCTATAATACAAATAAGTTCAAATATTGGTGTTATAGCCATTGATTCTGTAGTTGTATGTAATATTTCGGACGTAGTAGCACAACAAAGTACTAATGCTATTGTAGGTAGTGTTTCAAATTTGGCAACTATCACACAGCCAAGCATTGTGATAGAAAAAACTATTGAAATTAACAATAACATTCCTATAAATGCAAATATTAAGCCATTAACAGTATCAGGTACAGCACAAGTAAATAGTGTAGTTGTGAATAGTAGTATGCGTGGCTATATACCTGACATCATAACAACTAAAACAGTAAATATTGATGTTGATAATATAAATGCAATTACACAAATACACCATCCTTCTGTGGTGGCTGTTAAAAATGCAGATATATTGATAAGTGTTATATCTTGTATAGTCAAGATTAATAGACCTATCGTTAAATATAGTGGATTATCCTATTGTTGTGATGTGATAAGTATAAACAGAGATGTTGATATAGATATGATGACTAGAGAAATTCAATTAATAGCTATAGATAGGAATATTGTCAATTTGTTATTAGACAGAGTAGTGGAATTTAGTAAGAATGACAGAAATGTAATTTTAGAACAAGTAGATTGTCGAGGTGACTGATTTTGTCTATAATAGGTAATACCGTTAGACTACAAGCAACATTTAAAAGATTTGACGGTATTTTGTCAGATCCAGAATCACTCACTTTCAAAGTGTATGATTCATCTAAGCGTTTAATTTTTGCAGATAATTTAACAAATATAAATAAAATTAGTGTTGGTTTGTATTATTATGATTACCTAATACCTAATGGTATTGGTGATTTAACATATGAATTTTCAGGAATATTAGAGGGTAGTGTCATTCTCGGAAGAGGTAATATTGACAGAGAATTTAAGTCTATGTAATTAACTTATGATTCTATTGACAAATATATAATTGTGTGTTATGATAAATATATAAGAAACAAATATTCATCTGAATTCTTACTTTGCTTGTGGGCTTTGTAAAGTTTAGAAATATCATGTAATTAAATTATGATAACAGAGAAAAGGGAGAATGATTCGTTTATGGCAAAACCAATAGTTGAAAAACATTCTAAGTCATTGATAGGTACGTTGAACCTCAATAACATGACTATGGAATTCGAAGATGACATTGGAACTAAAGAATTGAAAGATTTGTTAGCACGTTTTGACGGAGAATATGTGACGATTAGTGTATCATTGAAGTCAGAGACAGACGAGTAATATATAGTAGTAAATTCAATTTACTAATTTCTCAACTCCTCTATGAGTATCATTGTTAATAATTAATGGTGGTACTCAAAATAAGTCAACTGTGAGTCTTAATACCAGTTTAAATCTGGTAGTTGGCAGAGAATCGTTTTGATTCTATTAATACATAATTTATAAGAGAAAAAGGAGAAATTAAAATGAACAAAAATGAATTAATTGCAGTAATGGCAGGAAAAGCAGAAATGACAAAGAAAGACACAGCTATCGCACTAAGTGCATTCCAAGAAACTGTTTCAGAAGCTTTAGCAAATGGTGAAAAAGTTGCAATATCAGGATTTGGTACATTTACACCTAAAGAAAGAGCCGAAAGAGTTGGAAGAAACCCTCTAACTGGTGCAGAAATAGCTATTCCTGCTAAAACAGTAGCGACATTTAAAGCTAGTAAAGTTTTAAAAGATCTATTAGCATAATTAGTATTTCATTGATATGGGGTTGGTGATTCATTGCTAATCCCATAATTTTATATATGAGAATACGACAATGGCAGTCTCAGAGTCTCCAAAACTCTTAGTCTTGGTTCGAATCCAAGTTCTCATGCCAACATTAAATATAACAAAAAGTACGTCAAATACCAAATAACGTTATGATCTATGGAGTAAAAGGAGGCAGTAATGGGGGATTTTCTAATTAAACAAGAACACGAGACGCAATTTGATTACATAAAAAGAATTATAACTTCAAAACTAGACAAAACAATAGACATTGATTATGTTACATTATCACTACCTGTATTCGGACAAGAACTTAGTGAATCAGAATGTAGAAAAAGAATGTATGGGTGTAAGAAATTATTGGATGTAATTGAAGAACAACAAATGAACATGGTGTCAAACCAATCTGAGAATGACATATTGGAAAAGATCAAAAATGAAAAATATGAGCTTCAAAAAGAAAAAGTTAAGGTTCAAACAGAAACCTTGTTTTTAAAACAAATCACAAGAGAACAAGCGAGAGCAGATTTATTTGAAGAAAAAGTGTTAGAAGCAATTAAAAATAGAATAAAAAAAATAACCATACCAACAAGAACAATACTAAAAACATCGAAAGATAGTGAAATGATTTTAACAATAACAGATCAACACTATGGAACAGAGTTTAAAATCAAGGGTATGCTTGGTGAAATAATAAATGAATACAGTCCCGAAGTCTTTGAAAAAAGAATGTGGGAAGTATTAGATAAAACAGTGTCTTTTGCAGAAAAAAACGGATTTGATTCAGTTAAATTATTTGATCTGGGAGACAATATTGACGGACTTCTTCATTTAGGTCAGCTTATGTCACTGAGATGGGGCGCTACAGACAGTGCAATATTATATGCAGATTTCATGGAAACATGGATTAACGAATTGTCTAAGTATTTGAGAGTCGATATATACAGAGCCAACGGGAATCATGATGAATTACGTTTGTTATCTGGTAAAAAGGGAGATTTTCCTCAAGAAAACATTGGTAAAATAATAACTCATATAATTAAAAAGGGATTAATAAACAATCCAAATGTAAATGTAATTGAGCAAAATCCTGTTGGATGTATATATACAAAAATAGCAGGATTTGATGTTTTAGCAGTTCATGGACAAAACGAAAAAGGTGGTTTGGAGTCTTCATTTAAAAACTATATTTCAAATTATAGACTCAACATAGATTATTTGTTGTCGGGACATTTACATAGTACAACTCTCAAAGAAATAGGGATTAATCAAGAAATAATACAATCTCCATCATTAGTAGGAACAAATGAATATGCTCAAACTATTAAAAAGATGTCAAATGCAGGAGCAAAAATAGTGGTGTTAACCCAAGGTTATGGTAGAGAGCACGAGCACAACATAATATTAAAGTAATTGTTATAATTAATTTATGATAACAGTATAAAATTTATGAGTCAAAGGAGTAATGGCGTATGCATGAGATGGCTATAGCTGTTAATAGTGGAACTAGCTTTATTGAAAGTGTATTTGAGAAAAATATAGAACAAAGAAAAATTATACTCAACGAAGATATAACATCTGACATTGTTGAAAAAGCAATAATGCAAATTATAAAATGGAACGAAGAAGATGACGCAAATGGATTAGAAGGTGCGGATAGAAAAAGAATCACAATGTACATAAACTCCTCTGGTGGAGAAGTTAATATTGGTTTTTGTTTATGTAATGTTATGGAAAACAGTAAAACTGAAATAGAAACAATTACTCTTGGCACAAGTGCATCTATGGCAGCTTATATAGCTATGGCAGGTACAAAAGGATTGAGAAAGTGCTATCCATTTAGTACATATCTTGTACATGCAGGAAGCATGGTTGTAGGTGGAAATGCAAATGAAGTTGAGGATACAGTTAAATATTATACTGATATGAAGACTGAGATTGCCAAATTTGTTTACAGGCATTCGAAAATAACTCCTGCAACTTATAAGAAAAAATCTAAAGTTGAGTGGTTTTTCTCATCAAAAGAAGCTAAACGATTAGGTGTTGTAGATGTGGTTATAGGTGAATAATTGGTGATATTAATGAGAGAATCTAAATTTAGATTCTCTTTTTGTTGAGTAAAAGGGGTGAGAGCAATAAATGGCGGGAAGTGGAAGACCAAAAAGTGTTAAATCAAAAAATAAAGCAGACGTAGTAAAAAAAGCAGTAAATGACAATAAAAAGATTACTTGTGCAGGTTGTAACTTGATAAAATCAAAAGTAGACTTCTATGTTAGTTACAATCCAATACATCACACTGGTAGAGTTCCCTATTGCAAGAAATGTACAAAGCAAATGATAAGTGATAAGGGCAATGTAATACTTGAGAAAGTAAAGAATACACTACAGTTAATAGATAAGCCATTTATTTATGATATATGGAAAACTTCTATTGATGAAAGTGGAGATACTTTTGGTAACTATATCAAGAACATAGCTATGCATCAATTTCGTGATTTCTCTTGGAAAGACTCTATATTCGAGCCACAAGGGGATTCCAAGTTAAATTATGAGTTATCAGATATGGCATCTAGCAATGAAGTTACATATAGTGAAAAGTGGATGGGTAATTACACTAAGAGTGAGTTGGACTATTTAGAAAAATATATGACAGGTTTGAATAATGATTTCAAAATTAATACTGAGAATCACAAAGACTATGCTAAGAAAATAGCAAAGGCAAGTCTATACATGGACAAGTGTTTTGAGGATATGATGGTTGGTGTTCAAGGGGCTGATAAGCGATATAAGGATGCGAAAGAAGTATTTGACGGCTTGAGCAAGTCCGCTCAATTTGCTGAATCAGGTAGAGGGCAAAATGATGTGTCTCTCGGTTGTTTTGGCAAAGTGTTTGAGAAGGTCGAAGCTAAATCATGGGTATTCGAACATATCCCATTGGACGAAGATGGTATAGACAAGATAATCAATCAATTTAGTAATATAAACAAATCGTTGTAAGTTGGTGAAGTAAATGGCTAAAAATTTTAGTATTAAAAGTAGAAAAGTAAAAGATGGCAATTTTGAGAACTATGATCAAGCTGATAGTTATGATCCAGTCAATGAAGAAAATATAGACATTGAAGAATGGTCAAAATTTATGGCTTATTACAGATATTACATTGACGAATTTGCTGTTAATATTTTGAAAATTAAACTATATCCATTTCAAAGATTAATATTACGTGCAATGGCTAGACATCAAAACAGTATGCTGATTTGTTGCAGGGGTATCGGTATACATAATGCCGACTTGAGCAGTAATGCTCTCGATTAAAGTGCGGAATTAAGCGAGGAAGTCCACCTTAGATGGATAACTCGAACCGAAGGCTAAATGGCTTGTTTAGTCAGGTGCAGAGCATAGATGTCGGAATAATACATCCAAGAGACCGCGCCATCTTGCATTGTGTAAGATGAAAATATATGCCGAACTGCATAAATGGTAAATATGCAGAACTAGGGGATAAAAAGCCCCTAGGATAACAAAATTGAAATCTTGGCTATCAGCAGTATTCTTCATTTGCATGGCGATTCTTTATCCAGGTATTAAATGTGGAATAGCATCTGGTAATGGTCAACAAGCACGTAATGTTATTTTGCAGAAAATCAAAGGTGAATTAGCTAAAAATCAAAATATAGCAAGAGAAATAAATCATCCCATCAAGACAGGATTAGATGATTGTGTTGTAAATTTTAAAAATGGTTCAGAGGTTAGAGCAATTGTGCTTGGTCAAAATCAAGGTGGGGACTCTGCCAGATCGTGGAGATTTCACGCCATTCTAATTGACGAAGCAAGGCTTGTTAAAGAAACAATCATAGAAGAGATTTTAATTCCTATGACAAAGACGAAACGACCAATTGCTATCGAACATAATCAGCCCGAAAAAGGTAAAGTAATTTTTATATCTTCAGCATATCTAAAAACAAGCGACCTGTATAAACGTTTTATGTTTCATTATAGGGAAATGACGAAGGGTAAGAGAGATTATTATGTATGTACTTTACCTTGGGAAGTTGGTTCTGACGCAAGTATATTTGACAAAGACGATATTTTAAAAGAATTAGATAAACCAACAATGACCAAAGACAAATTTGAATATGAATACAACGCTGTATTCGTTGGTAGTTCTAATGAAAGTTATTATCCGTATGAATTAACAGAACCTTGCAGAGTGTTGACAAAAGGTGAACTGGAGCAACCTAAAAAATCTAATTCATCATATATTATAGTTCATGACGTTGCGATTAGTGATTCAAGAGGATCTGATAATGCATGTACGCATGTAATTAAAATAAAATTAAGACCTAATGGTACATACTTCAAAGAGTTAGTGTTTACAAAGACACATAACGGTATGACACTTCCTCAACAACGTGATTATTTGCGTGAATTGGTACATATACGATTCCCTAACTGTGAAAAACTAGTTATTGACACAATGGGTAATGGTGGTGCTCTTCCTTCTTTATTTTATGAACCTTGGGAATATACCGATGAAAAAACTAAACAAACAATAGAATATCCACCTTTGATTAAAGATGATGATATTGCAGGTTGTACATTAAAAAATGCAATACCATTGATTAGAGGATATTCAGCTACAAATGTGTTCAATAATTTCTTTTATCCATATATGAAGGCTTGTTTTGAAGATAATAGTATAAGATTACTTATCCCTTCTGAGCAACAAGACTCAGCATATAAAAGTGGTGAAATGACAGCAGAAGAATATGTATTGCATATTGAAGCAGATTTTCTTTTGCAAGAGTTGAGTAATATTAAGCAAGACATGACGGAACAAAGAAGTATTGTATATGAACGTATTGTTAAAACAAAGAAACGTGATAGAGCAACTTCATTAGGTTATGGTTTGGCTTATATTGCTGAGTTAGAAACTGAGAATAAAAAACATCTATATACAGAAGATGTTGATTTAGAAGATTATATATTCTTCATGTAGATAATTGATGATGGGCGGTGTACAAATGGCAGGAAGACCAAAAAAGGCAAAGGATAATAACACTTTGTCTGAACAAGAAGTGTGGGACGTTATTTCGTTTGCTAGAGAAATGTATAACATGTATCCAGGCGTATACAACCCTGATATCGTTAACAGTAGGCTAAAAGACATAACATTAAACCCACTCAATGGAACAGCAGAACAAATAGACCAAGCATTATCCAATCCAAAAAATAGCGAAGATCAATTAAGACGATTTTCCCATTTTTTCGAGAATGTGGATATGCTATATAAAAGACAAATCTTGTATTTAGGGAATTTATTATCATTTGATTTGTCTTGGACATTTACAAATGTAAACAAAGCTTCAGAATACAATAGTCCTGCATTTAAGAAGGATGAGAAAATTTTACATGATTTCTTAGATAAGTTTGATGTTAAGGCGGAATTTAAAAAAATAACAAGACAATTATTTCGTCAAGAAGTTTGTTATACTTCTTTTAGAGATGAAGGTGATAAGTATGTTTTGCAAGAGCTTGATCCTGAAAGATGTAAAATCACGGGTAGATTTGAATATGGATTGTTATTTGACTTTGATATGCAATATTTTATGATATCTGGTAACTCCCTTGACATGTACCATAGTTCATTTAAAAAATATTGGGATAGAATTATGGATCAAAGAGGTAGTAACAATTACATTCCATCAAGGACGTTAGATGAACGTACTGGTCAATGGTCGTATTGGGTTATGACTAGTCCAGAAGACAATTGTTGGGCATTTAAATTAAATCCTGAAATTGGAACAAAAATACCATTTTTTGCACCATTGTTTCCAGAATTAGTGAATAAACCATTGATACGCAATCTCCAAAAATCAAAATATATTGCAGAAGCTAGTAAGTTACTTGTTGGATTTATAGGTTTCAATAAGGACAATAAGTCAGGAAGTCAAAAAGACTCATTAAACATAACTGTAGAAACCGCAGGTAGATTTGCTAATCTAATTAGAAGTGCGCTTGAGAAGGACATTAAATTTGGTATAACACCATTTGAGGACATTAAACAATACGAATGGGAATCTGGCGATGTAAATATTTATGATCAGTACAACAAGGTGACAGTGAGTCAGAGTGGCACGAATACTAAACTCTTGTATAATAGTGATAAGGCGAATGTCGTGGAAACCAAGAATAGCATAGCTTTGGACGAACACGTAGTTGAATATACTTATAGTATGTTCGAGAATTTCTTGGAATATTACATTAATAAGAAGTTAAAAACATACAAAGTTAAGTTTAAGTTTGAAGGTACTGAAATGCCTGACAACAAAGACAAAAGATTAAATGATGCAATGTCGATGATGAACCTCGGAGTTGTACTTCCGCATAAAATAGCAAATGCACTATCTATGCAATATCAGGACTTGGATAGACAATTGACATATGCAAAGGCTACAGGGTTTATTGATAAATTAATGCCTATCATATCTGCGTATCAGCAATCGTCAAAAGATGTTGAGAATGGTAGACCTGAAAAGAAATCATCTGACTTAACTGATTCTGGTGCAGAAACAAAAGGGCAAGGTTCAAATGTTGAAAAGGAATAATTAAATTATGAACTATCACTTTATAAAGTGATAGTTTTTTTGCATAAAATTATAAAAAGGAAGGTGAGCATCTTACAATGAAACTCACACAAGAATTAAATGACGCATTAAACAATCAGATACAACATGAATTGCGAAATCAAAATATATATTTGCAAATAGCTTCATATTTTGAATTGTTACAATTGAAACATTTATCTAAATATTTTATGAATCAAGCCAAACATGAAAAGGAACATGCGGATTTATTTATTAACCACATTAATGATAGAACTGGTGGAATTGTAGAAATACTAGAAATAGATGCACCAATGAAAAATATTCAATCTATTGAGGATGTAGCTAAAATATATGTTGAGGTTGAAGAATCAACAACCGAGTCAATTGAAGAAATTTATTCTTTGGCTTTTGAACAAAGATCCTATATGGATTTACCATTCTTATCTACTATGCTAAATGAACAAGTAGAAGAAGAAGATTCAGCAAATGAATTAGCAATGAAGTTGAAAATGTGTAAAGACATTGTATTATTCGATGCAACATTACAAGTATAGAAATGTGGTGATTAGTATGTTTATACAAGATACCTCTTCCCTATCTCCTGACAAAAAAATTATAGTTAGTAGAAGAATGGGCGAATATTTGATTAATAAATATCACATACCTGTACTTTCAATATGTTTAGATGATTACATTTTTGCTAACACAGAGGAATTGCAAACAGCGTTGAGCCAATTACCTTGGTATGTGAAGTTGTTTTATTAATTATTTCATTTTAATTAATTTATAAATATATTTTGTTTGGAGGTGAAAAAGTGGATCGTAAACTTAATTTAAGTGTTGATAAAATAAAGGTACTAAATGATGTATCAGATGAACAATTAGCAATTGCTGAAGTATGGTGTTGTCATGACCAAATGAATTCACATAAACTACCAATTGATATTGAAGCAATTAAAAATGCAGAGCCAACTTTATTTAATAAACCTTTAGTTGCTAGTTATAAAAACAAAGATTTTGGTGGGCATGATGGCGATGAAATGGAAATCGTTGGGTTCTTTCCAAAAGAAAACAATATTAGATATGAAGAACATAATGGTAAAACATATTTAGTGGCTCAAGCGATAATGAGTAAGATATATGCAAGATGGGCATATGAGATATTTACAAAACCTAATGATGGTAATTATAGAGAAGTGAGTATGGAAATCACAGTGCTAGAAACTGAAGATAAAGATGATGGATATACTTGGATTACTTCATTTATATTCAATGCAATCACGTTACTTGGTAAATCACATAAGGCAGCTTGTGCGGGAAGTAATGCTCAAATTATAAAGTTTGAAGAATTGATTGAACATGGAGAGCAAGTATATAGACAATTTTCAGACATTCAATCATCTAACATACATAATTTGGATTTTAAGTCAAAATACGATGACTTAGACTTTACTATACCAAAAGGTGTTAAAGAACAAGCTAGACAAGGACTAGAATTGCGAAAAGAATATAATCGTGGTGGAACATCTGTTGGTTTGGCTACTGCTAGATATCTAATTAAAAATACTGTAGCTTCTCCTGAAAAAGTTAGACATATTGCTAAATATTTTCCTAGACATGCAGGAGATAATTTGACCCAAACAAACCCTCCTAGTAATGGGTTAATTGCGTGGAAACTTTGGGGTAGTGATGCTGGTCGTAGATGGTCAACTAAATTAGTAAATGCAATGAATAAAATTGATGAAAAAGAAATGTCTTTTGAAGAGTCTTATGAGGAATCCAATTTGGATTTTAATATAGAGAATTTAAGTGAAAAGGAGGATTATATAGTGAAAAATGAACAATTTAGTCTCACATCCAGACAATTTGTTGAAATATGTGAAAATGCATTAAAAGACTATAAATATGGCGAAAACGAATATCAAACTTATTACATTCAAGATTATGACGAAAATTATATATACGTTTACAATTACGAACAAAACTGTTGTCAAAGAGTGCCATATTCTTTAACTGAAGGTACAATTTCAATAGATATTTCAAATGCAAAAGATGTTATAAGAGCTGGATATATTGAAGTGGAAAATCAAAATGAAAAAGAAGTTGCTGTATCATTTGCTAAATCAAATGAATTATTTGCAAAACTTAATGAGTCTTGTGGAAATGTTAAATATGCAAAAGACGAGCAAGAAGTAGCTAAATATTCAATGTTAGATTATTGTGAATCATTTGCTTATGTTATCGATAATGAATCAAAGAAAATGTTCGCAGTTCCTTACAAGTATAGTGATGAAGTTATGGAAGCAGACTTTGCCAACATAAAACATGCAACTATGAAATGTGAAGCTAGTGATGAAGAAGTTGATATGGAAGTTATGATGTCAATGGTAAAAGCTGTTTGTAGCTTAATGGAAGATTCATTTGCTACAGACGATAATCAAGAACCTCTTGGTCAAGTTGCTAGAAGCGAAAAAGAAACTGAAGATGAAGCAGAAACAATAACCGAAGAAATGGCAGATGAAGACTTTGAATCCAAGGAAGAAGAAGTGGTAGAAGAAGAAACTGAGGATGAAGAGAAGGAAGATGCCGAAAAGGTTGAAATGTCCGCAAAACTCGAAGAAGTAACTAATAAATTTGCAGAGTTAGAAAAAGAATGTGCTGAACTTAGAACATTCAAGGAAAATATAATCGAGCAAGAAAAGGCTTCCAAAATTGAGTTTGCAATAAATGAAGTGTCTAAAACTATGCCAAAAGATGTAATTGAAAATTGGCGTAAAAAAGTAGTTGAATTTGCTTCTGTCGATGCTTGGACTAATGCTTTAAAAGCAGATGCGTTCAATTATATTAAAGATGTAGTAGAAACAAAAAATGATGGTTTTACTAGAATGGGTCTTCCTCATTCTAATGAAAATAATAAAACTTCTACAGGATTGTGGAAGAAACCTAATTAATTAAAATATATAAATGAAGAAAGGTTGGGATTTCGATATGGCAGCACACGGTATAATGATTCCTAGTAAAGTAATGGCTAAAAATATAGATTCACTTGTAAGAAGCGCAAAAGCTTCAGTGGATCTTGATAATGGTAATTTAGTACTTTTAAACGCAGGAGTATCAGCAACAGCAGACGAGAAAGAGGTATTCACAGCAGCGACACCTAATTCAGCTACACCTACTGATCTTTGGATGGTTGGCGAACCTGAAGTAGTAATGACAGATGCAAAATACAAAGGATTAGATCCAGATCCAAGAAACTTCTACACACCTGCTGGAACATTGTTTACAGCATTTAAAGTTAAGAAGTTTGACGTAGTTAGACTTACTCTTCCTAATTTTACTGGAGACAGAACTACTGAAACTTATGCAAACGTAGCATCTGGTTCAGTTAAATTGGCTTGGGCATCAGCTTCTACTACTGCAACTATGTTTAAGTTACTTGAAGTTGTAAATATTCCAATCGCAGGTGGAGCACCTGGAAGCAATAGAGTTACAGCATATAGACTTGAAGCTATAGCTGAATAATTAAATTATAATTACAAGGAGGAAGTACAAAATGGCTAGAATACCTGATAATGTATTAGCTTTCTCAGAAAAGACTAATACTTCAAATTTACTTAAGCAATTTGCTGATCTATGGAATCACTATATAGCAGTAAATGAAAAGAAAGACGTAGAATATGACAGAAGCATTTCTTTTGAAGAAAAAAGTGCACAAATGAATGAAGCAATGAAAGCGGAAATTTCCAAATTGGCAGGAGTTCAAGAATTCTCTGCTGTACCTGCTGAAATGTGGGTAACAAGCCCGATGTACAAATGGGCTACTTTCGCAGTAGTTGGATCTTTAATTGACATGGTTTTACCAGAAACAATTATTGATTCTATTGGCATGTACACAGATGTTAGAACTGGTGGATTCGGAGATAATTTTGCATTTGATGTTGAGTCAAATGATTTATTCTACGTAAGCAAATCTGCTAGAGGCGTTAGACATGCTGAAGCTCAAAAATCATTCAATGGTCAAGTAATCGTAACTCCTGTTGAACATGATATTTCTGTACAAGTTAACCTTTACAGAGTATTGTCAGGTAAAGAAAACCTTGCTAACTTTGCAATGAAAGCTGTTAGATCTATTGAAACTGAAATGGCTTACGATGCATATGCTGCATTTGCTACAGCTATGGCAGCAGTACCTTCTACTGCAAGCAAAAACCTTATTTACACTGGTTGGTCACAAGCCAATGGTATTGAATTAACTGATAAAGTTTCTACATATAACAACGGTCAAAAACCAGTTTATGTTGGTACAAGAGCAGCAGTAGCTAAGATCTTACCTTCAGATACTAATTACAGAATTCAATTAGATTCTCCTTACGTTAAAGTTGGATACGTTCAAAACTTTTTTGGTAATGATGTAGTTGTATTACCACAAAAAGCTAACTGGAAAGATCCATACCAAACAGTTCTTGATGATGATAAGATTTATGTTATGTCACCAAGTGCTCAAAAGATCGTTAAACTTTGTATCGAAGGTAGCACATTAAGTATTGGAGATGACGTTTACGGAAACGCAAACTTGACTCAACAAACTACTATGAAGAAAATGTGGGCAACTGGTATCGCTACAAACTCAACTTTCGGATGTATTACACTATAATAGATTTATAATTTTGGTAAGGGTTGAGATTCGTCTCTTCCCTTATTTTTTAAGAGAACAAGGGGGAAATTTAATGGCAACTAAAAAAACAGCAGTTAAAACAACTACTGATGTCGCTCCGAAAACTGATGAAGTGGCTGAATTAAAGAATAAATTACTAGAAATGCAAGACATGATTAATAAGTTAATGATGACACAAACTACACCAGTAGAAGTTACAAAAAACGAAACACCTGTAAACACTTCATCGTATAAAGAAGAAAGCGAAGAAATACCTTTTCGCACATTCATTAAAGTTATGTCGTTGACTAACAATAAATTGACCATATCCACTGAAGGTTATGGTAAGGGTACACTTTATAATTTTATTGACTTTGGTGAGATTCAACCTATTATGTATGAAGATGTTGCAAAGATTATACATAATAATCAACATCATGCGAGAAATGGTGCGTTTTACATTATGAATCCACAAGTTGTGAAACTACATGGATTGACTAATTATTATGAAAAATTGCTAACCAAAGACACAATTTTGAATATTCTAAATTTAAGTGGCGATGAAATGACTCATTTGTTTAAAGGCACAACTAAGCAAATACAAGAGACTATAGTTTCTTTATTAGTGGAACGCATAGTCAACGATGAATATGTTGATTTAAATAAATTGCAAATTATCAGCAACGCATATGGAAAAGACATAAATAGTATGGCACAAGAAATCAAGAAACATAATAATAAAACTGAATAGGGGTGATTTTTTATGGCAACACCCTATAGTAGTCTTTACAGCTTGTTTTTAGTAGCTAATCAAGATTATAAAATTGATCAATTAGCAGGAGTGTCCACCGCCTCTACCCCATTAATGGAAAATTACTTAGAAGGATTTTTAATGTTGGCTATTCCTGAGTTTTACAATTGTCAAAAAAACTTAGATTCCAGAGATGATGTATTAAAAACTTTTTCAGAAGATTTAACATTAGAAGAACAGAAAATATTAGTGAATTGGATGACTTATCATTGGTTTCTTCGTGAAGTTCACGATGTTACACAAATAAACAATCTTCTTTCTGATACTGATTTTAAAATGTTTTCAAATGCTAATAATCTAAGAGAAAAATCAGCTTATGCTAATTGTTTAAGAGAAACATATATGCAAAGGACAGTTGACTATGGAATTAAAAATATTCCATGGGAAAATTGGGCGAGTGGCGAATATGTTTAAAATAACATTAACTAAACAAGAAAAAATTAAATGTATTGAACAATTGATTGGTCGTGTATTTAAGATATTACCTATGACAGAAGAAATCAATGACTCAATATCAAAAACAAATCTTCAACTACATATTGAAAAACTTATTATTGACATGCATAGTGCAAATAGTCTATTTGATGGAATTTTAATAGATATAGTTGTCAAAATTAATTCAATTTATGAAAATGATTTTAAACATTCGCAAATAAGATCTATTGTATTAGATTCTGCAAGTAAACTAAATAAAGTAAAATCTAGTTTGGAAGGTGATGCTGATGGCTTATAGTTTTTATGACTCATATAGAGCGATACAACTCTCCCCTTCTGAAAAAATTAGAGATGACTTACAACAAGTCGTAAATAAAGGTTTTGAAAATGCAAGTGATTACTTTGTTATAAAGAAAAAGAATCGTACTAATGGTAAATGGGAAAACATCGGTGTTAGATTGACGTTCCCATACAAAATAAAAGAACAATCAACCATTAAAGATGATTATAGAACTATATTATTTAAAGACCCCAATATAACACTCAATATGGGTGATTTGTATAGCTTCAATAACTATTATTATTTATGTGTGGACGTTGGTAAACAGGAGAGTCCTACAGCATCATGTTTGGTTCAAAGATGTAATGTTGAGTTGAAATGGACTACTTCATCAACACCTGTTATGCCATCTACACCACTACCTATTATTACGGTATATGGAGTCGCTACACAAAAAATAGTAGATCCCAGTGAAGATAAGTTTATACTACTTCCTAATAACACATTGATGGTTACTATCCCAAATGAAGCAGATGGTAGATTGATAAAAGACAGCCCTAAAGGTACTCGATTTATTATTGGTGATAAAGCATGGAAAGTTGTAGCTGTTGATAATATATCAGGTATACGAACTACTTATGGTAGTACAACACCAACATCTGATAATGGAGTTATAAAACTAAGGATACAATCAGAACAAATAAACTCGCAACGAGATAATGTAGCTAGTGGAATTGCACAACAATTGTAAGGAAGTGAGAAAATGGCTTCAAATGTAATATATTTAGATCAATACATCAATGCACTATTAAAAAAATTATTCGCAGATAACGAACTTTGTAAACTACTATATTATGACGTAACCAATGTCTCAGATTATCCAGACTTAGTTGACAATTCTATTTTGTATACTGACTTATTTAATAGACGTATATTTCCTATGACTTATACCCTTGAAAATATGGAATCAGAGAAAACCATGCTATTTATAGATATTGTAAATGCAGAGTTAGATGATTCTAATGTGTTTTATAAAGATATAAACATAGACATAACAGTATTGTCACATTTGAGGTTATGGGAATTAGATAATGATGTAAACGGCGATATTCGCTTGAGGTTAAACGCTATAATCAATCGTTTAAATGACATTTTAAATAGACAAAGAGTTATAGGATTAGGAACAATGTTGTTTGATTATTTACAAAAAATCTATGTGGATCGTAATTATAGTGGATATAAGATTTCATTCAGAACACTTGATTTCACCCCGAATGGTTAGGTGATTACTATGGGATGGAGCGAAATTGATTTAAACTCAAGATTTCTACTTGGTAAAGAAGTTGTATTAAGTGGAATAGGCAAATTAAAGCCTTTAACTATAGATGAGATAGTTGATGTTGGATTCGAAACATATAATCAATACCTAAGTATGCTTTGTATTTCATCAATAGACATTCTGACTATGTTAAATTTACCTACAGGTACAATAATAGAACCATTTGAATTTATTAGTCAGAATAGTTATTACAACTCTGATTTTTGTAAGGATACTGAAAAAGCTTTGTCTTTATTTTTTAGGGATAATGTTAAATTCGTAAAAGAGGAAAACATTGTTGGCGAAGATGCAATTTGTAGTGGGTATTTTGAAATTGGATTTGAAGGCGTGATTCATGTGCAAAACTTTAATTTTGTTATAGAAGTTTTGAAACAACAGAATTGTATAAGCACAGATGCCAATGATTCTATAAAACCAACTAATGATGCTGAAACGTCATTTTTAAAAGAATTAGATGAAAAGCGAAGAAAGTATGCTAAAGCAAAGAGCGAAACAGATATGACAGATATTATATCTTCAGTATGTGCTAAACATCCCTCTATTAATTTACTTAATGTAGGGACTTTAACTATATATCAAATTATCGATCAATACATGCGATTAAACAGCATAGATCAATATGATCTTGGTGTTAATTCAATGCTACATGGTTGCTCGAAAGATGACGCTAATTTAACACATTGGTCATCAAAACAAAGAAGTACAGACAAGTAATTTATGATTTTAAAGGAGGAAAATTTATGTCTAAACAATATGGTATCAAGGAAGTTCTAAATTGTGCTTTCTATGACTACACAACTGGTGCGGAATTGTTTTATGCTGACTACATGTCAGACGCATCAATCGAAACAAGTGCCGAAAGACTCGATTAACCACAAAATGGTCGCTTCTAGTAGTAATACTAGTCGAAAACTCCGAATATGCTGGAACAACCTTTAGAGTCTTTAATAGTAATTTATATTAGAAATGATATAAATATCTGAAAATTTAAAGAATTGGTCAATCAGCAGAGATAGCCCTAAGTTACTTATGTGATATGGGAAGCTCTCAGAGACTATCAAGGAGCATCCTTAATGGATGATGGTATAGTCCACTCCCTTTAAATATCGGGAAACCGAGGGTATGTAGGCTAAGAGGTGGACAAGGTAACTACAAGCTTTTGTCATTTGACCACACAAAAACAATGACATTTAAAGCTGAAATGCCACTTGTTGACTTGACCGCAGTAGCGATGTTGACAGGTAAAGCTCTAAACGTAGGTAGCGTTAATATTCCTAAAAGAGAAGTATTAACTTCAGTTGGTGCAACGCCTACAATTACACTTGCAGCTACTCCAGTTGCAGGAACATTGAAAATTTATGCTATTTCAAACAGAGATGTTGGAACAGAGCAAACAGCAGGTACACCAACAAGTACACAGAATCAATATTCAATTTCTGGTACAACAGTTACACTTAATGCAACATCTGGTGTAGCAGGAAGTACATTTTCAGTTAGTTATACATATGCAAGTGCTGCAACTGCTAGTACTACTACATTTACGGCTGACAAATTCGCAGGATTGAATTACAGTCCCATATTGCAGTAATGCAATAATGAAAATTCCGAATATGCTGGAACAACCTTAGAGTCTTTAATAGTAATTTATATTAGAAATGATATAAATATCTGAAAATTTAAAGAATTGGTCAATCAGCAGAGATAGCCCTAAGTTACTTATGTAATATGGGAAGCTTCCAACGACTACCAAGGAAACGCCTTATTTTAGGTGTATTGTATAGTCTATTCCCCTAATAAATATCGGGAAACCGAGGGTATGAAAGATGTGCGAATTTTAGGAACAGGAATTGTAACCGATTAATAACATGGTCGCCTCCAATAGTAATATTGGTTGAAAACTCTGAATATGCTGGAACATCCTCTCAAGGATAATCCTTGATGTACAATGGTTATAATTGTACAAGAGCCTTTGATAGTAAACTTCATTAGAAATGATTAAGTTATCTTAAAATTCAAAGGATTGGACAATCAGCAGACATAGCTCTAAATCATACATTACGTATGACATGAGAAGGTCTCAACGACTACCAAAGAGATACCTAGTATTAGGTATATGGTATAGTCTACTCCGTATATAAATATTCCGAAAGGAACGGTATAAAGGCAAATCACAGGAGCAAACGTAATAAGTGTATTTGATATCAAGAAAGCAAAGGTAATTGATGCCTCGTATGTACAGAAATGTGCATAGGACATGACACGTATAAGCAGGTAATTCCTAAAGCTCACTGCCACAATATAAAGATGAAATAGGCTTAATATGATGGAACGAAAGTAGAAAAAAGTGTGAGATGAATATATGGTTAAATCCTAAGTATTCGTAAACAATGGATGTTCATGCTGGGAATCTTTGAATAGAAGAGCCTTCAACGACTATGGCTGAAATGCCAGTACACAGTAAGCTATTGACTGTGGAAGTGTGTCACCCTTAACGGATTATGCCGAAGGTGAAGAAGTAGTCTCCACTCATATGAAAGTATGAGGTGTCGTTAAAGACACTCTTATGAAGTAGCGTTCATAGGAAAAGATGATTTAATTCTTACGAGAATTAAATTGGCAAAGAACAATTGGAGTATCACCCAAAAGTCAACGGACGCAACGAAATTAACACTGGATTAAATTAATAGTCCCATATTACAGTAATGTAATATTGCAAATCTCTTAAACTGCTGGAAGTTCCTTAGAGCCTTATAAACTACAACGTAGATGGTAACGTCAAGCGTGAATGTTTGAAAATTATAAGGATTGGATAATCAGCAACGAAATTCCTGTTATGCAGGAAGACGCTCAACGACTACGATAGAGGTTGCCTTATTTATAGGTAAATGGTATAGTCTACTCCCCTAAGAAATATCGGGAAACCGAGGGTATAAAGGTTTGATTTATATGCAGTTGATGTTAATAATGAGAAATTGTACGTAACAATGACGGCTTTGACTTAATCTTTGTAATTAAATTATGATTTATTGACAATTTATATTTGTGATGTATAATTATTATTAGGGATAGATTTGCCTGATCCGCAAATCGATAAGAGTGTAATCCTAAATACTCTTCCCTATTTATTTTTAGGATAAAAACTAAAACAGCAAGTACAAGAGTGGACTTACACCATAGTCAGGTGTCCCATTCTTTTTTTATATATCCAACATTAACAAAACAATAACCCAAAAATACAGAGTAAAAGGAGTGTAACATCATGTTACAACAAAATAAACGAGTACTAATTGCAAATCCAATCTCAAACAGAGCATGGATTCTTCCTCATTTCTTGCAACATATATATGATTTAGATTATCCCAAACATCTGATTTCATTTTATTTCATAGTCAACAATTCGACTGACGATTCCCTAAACATGCTAAAAGAATTTAAAGAAAAATATAAATCAGAATATGATGATGTCAAAATTGAGATATTGAATAGTCCCACTAAATTTAAAGATGATCGTGTGACACAAATAAGAGAAGCACATACTTATACATGGCTATCGTTTTTGCGTAATCGTATAACAAAGCAATGCGTTAAAGGTAATCATGATTATTTGTTCTCTTGTGATAGTGATATATTGGTGAGCAAAGATTGCTTGACTAGGTTACTTTCGCACAATTTACCTTATGTAGCATCGCTTATATATAATGGATACCTTTTTACACCACCAAATTCAGCCAGCAATTATGATTCATTGAGTATGGCTTATAAATTTCCTAATATATTGAAATATGACAACAATACTTATGTACATATAGTTAATTACAAGGTTAAGAATCCAAACTTAAATCCTGTGGGAACATTGATCGAAACGGACTTTACAGGCGCTTCGTTTGTCGCTTCAAAAGATGTGTGCAAAGTAATGGAATATGATTGGCACAAACAAGGCGAGGATTTACCAGCTAGTTTATCGGCTAAAAAAGCAGGATACACATTATATTGTGATGCTTCTGTATATAGTCAACATATAATGTCCGAGGAATTATTACATAAATATTTAAATGGTGAGTTAAAATATGCAAATGGTGATGTAATTAAAATATAAATATATAATAATAACAAATAAAATAAACAGAGTAAAAGGAGAAAATGGAGATATGGGAAAAGTAATATATTGTTTGGCAGAGATGGCATATCAGTTCAATATGAATTTGGATTTGCGTGGTGGTGGAGAACGCTGGCTCGAAGATTTTGTTAGTTTATTAAAGAATAATGGATACATAGTAAAGTTATATCAATTCAGTCATAAATATGAAGTAAAAAAATTTAGAGGACATAAAATAACAGGCATCGGTAATATTAAAACAAATAATTATGAAAATGACTCATTGGAAGGCGTAAAATACTTTCAAGAACAAGCGAAGGATGCAGATGGTATATTCTTATTATCCATGAATCTTAGTAAGTTCAAATTCCATAAACCTACACTCACTGTTTCACATGGGTTATGGTTTGATAATAATACAGATTACACTAATCACGGATTTAACTTAATGGATATGATGAAGAATTGGGTGAGAAACGCTACAAAAGTAATAAGCGTAGATACGAACAGTATTCATGCTATGCAATTATTATATCCTAAGTTTTGTGGTAATATGACTTACATACCAAACTATGTTGACTTAAATATATTCAAATCAAACGAAATCGAAGATGATGGTAAATTCAGAATCATATTTGCCCGAAGGATTTCGCCTGAACGAGGATATAAGGTAATGCTCGAAGCCAGTAAAATAATTTGTCAAAAATATAATGATATAGAGATAACTTTTTGTGGCAACGGACATGAGCATGAATTGAATTATTTAAAAAATGAAATTAAAGACATTCCTAGTATTTCTCATACATATTACGAGCCAAACGATATGTACAAAGCATATGATAATCAACACGTAAGTATTGTAAGTACAATTAGGGGCGAAGGAACATCATTGAGCTGTTTAGAAAGTTTGGCGAGTGGTTGTGTACCAATAGTTACAACAATCGGTGGGTTAACTGATATCGTCAGACATGGTTGTGATGGATTAATTATACCACCTGGTGATGTTGATGAATTAGTTAAAGCTATTGAATATTTATATAATAATAGAGATAAGTTAAAAGAAATGAGAGACAATGGATTGCGTAATATAAATGCGTTTAGCAAAGATAGATGGGAAAGTCAAATACTAGAAATTGCAAATGAAACTTATAAATAGTTGTAAACGAGGGCGTTATATGACATATGTACCAATAGTTATAGCATTTAGTTCTACTTGGTCTAAATTTATTCAAGTACAGCTTTTTTCTCTATTCTCAAACAATAAATATCCAATTAAAGTTTATTTATTATCTGAGAATTTATCAGAATATGACTTGGCTCGATTTAATAATATATGTGATTATTTTGGCAACGATTATGTTTGCGAATACATTGATTGTTCATCCATTTACTCAAATTATATAACATCTGATATTAATGTAGACGCTAGATTTACTAAGTACACTTTGTTGAGATTGCTAATTCCCTACTTAATACAAGATGACAAAGTTCTATATCTTGACGGAGATACATTGGTTATTGATGATATACAAGATTTGTGTAACATGGATTTGAAAAATAACATGATGGCAGGTTGTATTGACACAGGTATAGCACCTGAGTATAAAATGTCCATTGGTTTAGACACTAAGTTACCCTATGTAAATGCAGGAGTATTGTTACTCAATCTTCGTAAAATGCGTGAAGAGCAATTACATGATGGTTGTTTAGATTTGATCAATAATAGATACTTACTTGGACATGATCAATGCACTCTTAATCTCATAGCAAATGGTAGTGTTGAAGTTATAGAACCTATTTATAATGCATGTTTGTCTACACAATATGATATACCAGTTGATGATGTTAAAATAATTCACTATGCAGGAGTTAAACCTTTAGATACATGGGTTAAAGATTTGCCGTATGCAGTCTTATGGCAAGAATGGGAGAGTAAATTTAATGAGTGTATTCCTTGAAGTAACGACAAAAATAGGATGTCCTGTAAATTGTGATTATTGTCCACAATCCCTATTTTTAAGTCAATATAAATCAGAAATAATGAACTTATCCTTGGATAATTTTAAACTTGCGATAGATAAACTACCTGAAAATAGCACAATATCTTTTGCGGGATTCAGTGAACCTATGATGAATAGTGACGCTGTAGATATGATTGAATATGTGTACTCGAAAAATCATAAGATTATGTTGTTGACCACACTCGTTGGTATGACTATTCAACAATATGATCGTATTAGACATTTGAATTGGGATCACTTCTCTATTCATTTACCTGACAATAAAGGTAAAACTAAAATTAATATTACTCAGGACTATATCAATTTGCTTACGTATGTGGTTTCAAATCCTCCAAATGGCATGTTTCTGTGCAATCATCATTTAGGTGATGTTCATGATTCTATAAAACATATAATTAGTAGTAGCAACTTATTAACTATTCATGATCGTGCTGGAGCAGTCAAGACGAGTGACGCAATAGTTAAAGATTTGGACATCAAAGGCAACATTAAATGTGGTCATAGATTCTTATTTAATTATCCTAATGGTAGTGGTGTATTGTTACCCAACATGGACGTAATATTATGTTGTTCTGACTTTGGATTACAATATAGATTAGGCAATCTAATGAACTCATCATGGAATGAAATAATGAATTCTGAGACAATGCAATATGTTATTAGTAGTTTGACTGATGAGTCAAAAGATAGTTTATGTAGAAAATGTTTTTTAGCAACTGCAATACTTTAGCTCATGTGGAGATTCAGATCTAAATATGAAATCGTTGCTACCAGAATAGCCTCAAATAAATCACAATATCACAAAATAATAACCAAGAATACAAGGAGGAAATAACAATGAACTTTGAAGAATTAAAAGTGAAATTAACCGAAACCAACAACATAGACGAGGTAATGGAAACTGTGGAAATAATGACATATCTCCCCTATTCCCTACAAAAATTATATATTGATGATGTAATGGATTTAGCCATAGAAGAAAATGATAATGGCACTACTGTTATAGATTTTTTACAACTTGAGCTTGCTAAAAACGTATACTTCTGCAAATACTTTACGAATCTTGAATTAAGTGAAGATAACATCATAGAACAATATGATTATTTAAATGAAAATGAAATATTTGAATACATATATAATTACGCACAAGGATCATCTCTTGTGAAGCTACAGGAGGCTCTACAATCAACTTTAAATCAAAGAGTGACATTGGACAACTCATTAGAATGTGTTATTGCTGTGAGCCTTAATAAACTTGTTGATAAAATTCCAAATTTAACGGAATCACAAATCACAAAATACGTTGATAAACTTGCAAAATCTATGAAGTCATTTAACCCTGACTCATATAAAAAGTTGGTTGACTTGTTTAACTTTAGCAAAGGCGAAAAATAAGTCTCTACCCTACTCTATTATGATTGTGAGGTGAATATTTTGGATTTCAATTCAATTAGTGAGTTAGAGAAGTACTTGCTTGCACAAA